ATACATGCTTCGCATACCTTTGTAACAATCCAATTAGTGCGCCCATACCCCTTGACATTCTCTCCGGGGAAGGTTCCACGAGGCAGGGCAGGCCATTTGAAAACGGCTTTCAAAAGCCGTGTGCGCCCGTGTGAGGGCATGAAAGTGCCCCTAGGTACTCAGACCTAGGGGCTACTCTCAAAGCGTCTCAGACGCCCGTGGGGCGCGTCCAGTTGGCACGTCCACGGTTGGCCTGCGGACCCTGCTTAACCTTGCCACTGTCCTTGATCAGCTTACCGTCCCACATGTGACGATTGTCATACAGGGGAACAAGCACATCGGTAAGGGCATCCTTACCCATGTCCTCGTTGCACTGCCTGCAAAGGGGAAGCATGTTCGCAGCGCAGTACGTGCCACCCGTTGCGTCTGCCTCACAGTGACCCAGGTTCAGCGTGTCCATGTTCCGGGGTGCACCCCCCACGTACGCATTCTCACCACACCCCACACACACAGCGTAGGTCTCACCGTCCGAGTGTCCCGTAAGGCTAGCCAGGTACAGGACCGTAGCGAGCAACTGACGACGGTACGCGCTACCCGCAGTGCGGTCGTTGTCCCTGCACTGGTGAGTGTTGCTGTCGTGGGCGGTAACCGGGGCGGTGGTGGTGATCATGTCGCTGTCTCCCTTGTCTCTGTCGTTGTACCTACAGACTACCCCACCACGCACGGGAAAACCCCTGAATCCGAGGTTTTTAGGTAACGGCTTGGTAAAGAATCCGCGACCGGGGCGGCCGGACAAATCGGACATACCGGTACATAGGGGTACATATAGGGCGTATGGTACATAGGGTACATACCATACCATATGGGTACACAGTGGGCATGCATCACATAGGGGGCATTCCTCTTTAAGAGGGCATTACGGAATTCCCGGACAAATCCCCCGCGCGTGTACGAAAGCGTACAAAAATTTCCCGGAGGATCTAGGTTGTGCGTAGCGTAGGGGCTGTGTATACTGGTACTACACCAAGACGGAAGGGACTGATCAACTTGACCACTCTCGAACTTCTGGAGCGGGCCGTCTCTGAGGGATGGGTCTCTGTGGACACCCTGCCCGTATCTACCGTACAGGACGACATGCGTACGGTGGACATGGACGAGACCGACTACCCGCACGTTTCCGAACTGGCGTAACTCAATATGGGGGATATCCGAAAGGGTATCCCCCATTAGGGGTAGAAAGGGAAAGCGATGTTCAGGAATAAGGCAAAAGCCGTTCGTACGCATTCGCTTACCCTCAAGCTCGAAAAGAATGGCCTGTTTTCCGAAACGGGCGTAATTTCTTCGGGAAACCTCGAAATCCTTCTGAAAAAGTACAACGAGGGCGGATTTCGCCCGGTGGAAGCAAAACATTCCGTATATTGCCATTGTGGCAAAGGAAAGGGTGAAACATATGTCTGCTGAGCGCATGCAAATCCTTCTTGAGGGAATGCGTGAACTGGCCGCAAAGGCTCAGAGGATGCCCATCAATAACGAAACTCTCGCTGCTGGAATGGCTTTGGCCGAGCAGTTCGAGGAATTCGACCTTCTGATTGCCGAAAGCGGTCACCTTCCCGGCGATTGGAAGTGATTTCGTGTCTCAACTCTCCTTGAATCAATTCATTCTCGATACCATCGCAGAATGGATGCGTGACAACAAGGGTCAGCGTTATGGGCAATTCGTATTCAATCGAGTTGCCTTGCACCGGCCCGAGATCGGAAGTGCGTTGACGGGCACAATCCATGATCCGTTCTACGCAAACGACAACAACGATCCGCGAATTCACCGATTCTGGGCCAAAGTGGACGAACTCTGGTGACCTTGAATAAATTCGCTTAGATTTTCACCCCTGTGTTTCTTAGGTATATGCACGAAAAACCTTCGAATCATAGGGGTGATTTTCTGACTAAAAAGTTAGCCGCCCCGGCTAGATGACTAAAAATCTGTGTAGACATCTAGAGACTAAAAAATCGGCTCAGGCGTTGCGCTACTGGCAATCTGACTGCTAGACTACAGACATGCAAAGAGGACAGATTCTCAAGGCGAAGAAGCCCGACCCCAACTGTCGCATCGAGATCATCGACGTGATGGAAAAGGAGGTGTATGTCGTCATTCACCTGATGAACGACCACTGCACCACCATGATGACTCCGCCGCACATGCTCGATCTGTTCTTGGAGCCGGGCGACTCCATTCGTTGCGTTTGTGGGAGGTTCGGATGATCTTCATCTCTGAGGGTGAAGTCTACGTTCAGCGAGAAAAGCAGATCGGCCACGAAGAGACTTTCCTCTATGTGGAAGTCGTAGACGAGTGGATCAAGGTGGGTCATCACAATCCTCGTGAATGCCTGCGCGCCGTCTACCCTCGTTCTACCATGCAGCGTGCATTCAAGAAGGTAGACCGAGTGCCGAACGACTGTGCATGTCAAGGTCAATTCCTCTGGCGGTAACGTCAGGCCCTTCGGGGCCGCCCCGGCTAAATTGGAGATCTGTTGCCACCGGCCCGATACTCTGCTAGACTCATCCCTATGAAGACGCCGAAGGTTCGCAAGCCCAAGCCGTTCTACGCCAACATCTACCTCGAAGATCTCGCGTGTGGTGGTCCGGAGGAGGGTGGTTGGTACTACAACTACCGTGAGCCCTGTGTGTCCGTCAAGGTTCGTTCTCGTCGTGAGGCTGAGACTGTTCTCAAGCGACTGACCAAGAAGCGTTACAGCAACAACGGACGTAAGGCCATTTGGTCCGTCAACAGCACCGGCCGCTACCTCGACCGTATCGAGCGTAAGCCTGCCGAGCGTGAGTCTGACTATTCTCCCTGGGAGTAACCGGCTAGCGCCCTTCGGGGCGCGAACCGCCCCGGCCAAAAAATCTTGAAAATCGGCCCTCAGAACAGTTGGACACAGCCCGCTAGACTCTGCTAAGCTTAGTACATCGAAGGGGGCAAGAAGTCCCCTAAGACGAAGGGAAACCTCATGGAGCGCATCGAGATCGTTCAGCAGGTCGGCAACTACTTCCCCGACACCAAGATCGCTGACGCTCTCCGCTTCGCGGGTGACATCGACCGTGGCTTCCGTCGTCAGATGGAGGACGCCAAGTACAAGGCCGAGGACGAGAAGTACGCCTACGGCCAGGAGCGCTACGACGCGGGTGTGGAGGCGGGCAAGAACTCCGTTCGTGCCGCTTTCGACCCGAAGGTGGTGGAGGCGACGGCATGGGCCATCGTGAACTTCACCGAGCGTGACCTCACCCGCAAGATCACCTGCATCAAGGTTCTGCGTGACAAGTTCCGTCCGCTGGGTCTCATCGAGGCCAAGGCGATCATGGACATGATCAAGCCGGTCGGCACCACGGACCAGCTTGACTGGCCGAAGATCGAGGATGCCGAGAAGGACAGCCCGAAGCCGGAACCCGAGCTGGCCACTCAGTCCGCCCTCACCGCGCTGCGTGAGAAGCTGACGACGAACGACGTGGCCCGCGAGTCCATCGAGTCGTCCGAAGAATCCTTCCAGGGATCTTGCCCGTGCGGATGTGGCATGAACGGCTGATCAAAACCAACGGCCCCTTCGGGGGCCGTTTGGCCGCCCCGGCTCTTTTGAGAATGTGTTGCAATCTGGCCCGGTGTCATGTAGACTCGTCTTAACGAAGGGGAGAGATCATGACGATGCCTCTCAGCTACAGGATTCGCAAGTATCTGCAAAGCAACTTCGGTAAGCTCCGTAAGGGTGACAGGGTCGTAGTCGTCAACAGTTGGGCTCAGCTCTACTTGAACGAGGGCCTTGAGATTGACGGCAAGATCGCGTACACTGGAACGGTACAGAACGTTGTGTACAACTCGGTAACGGTCCTTGTGGATCACGGGTTCTACCGCAACGCTGAGATCGTCAGCAGTCCGCACACGTTCGATGAACTGCGTGACAACGTTCACCGCATCTGATAGACTCTAGTAACACCGAACGAAAGGCAAAACAATGGCCGTTCTCATGGGCGAGGTTTCCGTCAAGCGCGCTGGTGTCGTCATCACGATGGCCACCGTCTACGGAGTCGAGTTCGAGTACCGTGTCAACGAGCGTACCGGTAAGGTCTACGTGGAGGCTGCGGGTACTGCTGAGAAGCTGTCCGCTCTCCACCGCGCCGCTCCGTTCCGGGTGACCAAGGTTCTGCCGGGCTACGAGGTCAAGGCCAAGTCCTACGACTTCGGCAAGAGCATGGGTCTCGGCAAGAAGCCTGTTCTGTGAGTCATCTGGCCCCTTCGGGGGCCATTTGGCCGCCCCGGCTAATTTGCTAGAGGGCTTGTGCTCCGTCCCTTGTATGTGTTAGACTCGTCTTACACCGAGCGAGAGGAACGTAAATGTTCTCCACGATGCACCAGATCGTTCAGGCGTCCCGCGAGTTCAACTCCACCGCCCGACACTGGTTCACGAAGGGATCGATGGAGTTCTTCAACACGGAACTCCAGCCGAACGTTTTCCCCGTAGGCCAGCGAGGAGCGATCTTCGTTACCTCCGAGTACCGCTCGGACCCGGAAGACAAGGCGTATAGCCTCCGCTACGCTTCCCGCAACGAAGATGGGGCGTTCACCGTTTCCACTCTTGACGGATTCGGTGACTACGAATCTCTGGAGAATGCCGAAGACGCTGCCGACGCTTACGTGCGGTTCTACCGTGAGGTCATGAACATCCGAGACTGATAAGGCTGCGCCCTTCGGGGCGCAAGCCGCCCCGGCGAAAAGATCTTGAAGATCTATGTTGCGCTTCCCTCCCACCTCTGTATATACTAGAGACACAACGAAGGGAACGAAATGCGAGAAGATCTTCGTAGGCTGCGGAACGAGCGGTACATGGCGCAGAACAAGCGCGTCAAGGAAATCAAGAAGCTCGGTGAGATCAAGAGGCAGCGTGCAGAGCGCTACCGCAACCACCGCGACATCTTCGACTACGATCCCCTTGAGTGGGTCTGATAAAGATCGTCGGGTGTGCAGGACTACTAGTTCTCATACCTTTCCTGATCGGCCTACTTATGCTAGGCTTGTGGACAGCAAAGACCGTGCTCTTCGCCTTTCTCTAGGAGTGACATGTACAACGTCAAGGGTGTCATCAGCGTCGAGGGTGTCTCCGGTTTCGTCGCCGCGCTGCTCATGCTGGTCAATCTCGGTCTCGGCGTGCTGGGCATCATGATCTTCGGTGCTCTGCTTCACATTGGCTGGAACTGGATCTAATCGCGCCGGGCCGCCTTCGGGCGGCCTAGCCGCCCCGGCCAAAAAATCTTGATGAGTTGAGTTGACTCCCCATCACATCATCCGTTAGACTATAACTACCAACAGGGCGAGAAACCTTGGAGTAGATATGCCCATGGTCAACGTGGAAAAGCTGTGGCACGACGCGATCTTCGGAGACGCCTCCGATTCCCGTACGGGCAACTACGGTTCCCGTTACATGGATGACAAGGAAGCGTGCATGCTCGCCAAGTTCGATGAACTTCCCCGATCTTTCATCGAGAGCATCGAGAAGGATGGCATCCAGACGCCCATCGTTTACAGCCCTGAGCGTAACCGTGTGACCAACGGTCATCACCGGCTGCTCGTTGCGTACCTGCTGGGGATCAAGGAAATCGAGTACATTCACCCCACCGAAACCAACAACGGTTGGGAGTTGGAAAGGGAGGCAGCGCGCAAGGGTCTTCCCATGGGTCGTCGGTAGAGCGGCGGGGCTTCGGCCCCGCTAGCCGCCCCGGTTCGGGGTTGTAATCCTGACTCTGTTCATGTAGACTAGAGCTATCAACGAGGCCGGGAGGCAAAGTGGAAAACACTCAGGTTATCGTTCGCTTCAAGAACCGTGAGCAGATGGTCACCTTCCGTGCCAAGGGTACTGTGCAGGAGGTGCAGGACAAGCTTCGCACTAATTTCAGCCTCATCGAAGATCTCCATGGCGGTGTTCATGTGATCAACTTCGAGAACATCGATCACATTCATCTTGTTCGGGCACTCTGACAGGCGGCGGGCGAAAGCCCGCTAGCCGCCCCGGCGAAAAGATCTTCGCGGACTGTGTTGCATCCGGTCCCCTTTCCTTGCTATAGTAGAGACATCAAAGAGGGACACTCCCTCTAAGAGAGGAAAACATGGACGCCATGGACGTTTTGAAGATCTTCCTCGACAACGGTGTGGAGATGGGCTTCACGCAGGCCATGGAGGTTGCCGACCGGATCAAGGGTTACCACGACGTGTCCATGCGGGCCAACGCCAACGACGTTTACGCGGAGGCGTACAAGAAGGGTGTGGCGGACGGCAAGATCAAGGCGCAGAACGAGGGTCTGACCCTCTCCCGTCCGGAGATCATCCGTCTGCGTGGCATCGAGGACTTCGCCTTTGACAGGGCGCGTGAGGCCGCTGAGAGGGTTGTCAGCGAGGTCGGTCGAGACTCCAAGATCCGCTGCATTCAGAAGCTCCGCACGGAATTCCCGTTCCTCAGCATCAAGGAGGGCAAGGAGATCATCGAGACGGAGTTGAACCGTCTCACCGCGCTGGAGTCCTACAACTACGACGATGACGACTACGACTACGGTTGTGGCATGGACTGTTCCATCTGCGGCTGATAGCTGCGCCCTTCGGGGCGCAAGCCGCCCCGGTCAAAAGATCATGGTCAGAACCTGTTGTACATCGTTGCTTACGTCTGTTAGACTAGAGACATCGAAAGGGAGGGAAAACCTCCCGGAGAGGTGGTTCTGATGACCGTTAAGCTGGAGAAGATCACGGACGAGCGTACCGGCGTCATCCGTAAGGGCTGGCTGGAGAACATCTGGACGATGCCCGAAACGTCTCCGGACGAGCACCTGGACGACATGGAAATTCTCGTGGACTGCGAGTAGACAAACCAAGTTCCATCCGCTAGACTAAGAACACACCACGACGAAAGGCTCCAAAATGAAGGCTCTCGCCATCGCCAAGGTCATCGCCGAGACCCCCATGACCGCCACCGTGCGTGTCGCTCTCGTCCGGAACATCACCGCTGAGATGACCGACAACATGGCCAGTGAGTTCGAGACCATCGCGCTCGGCCTGGACGACTTCGAGGTTGCCCCCAAGTGATCTAAAGCCAACGGCCCCTTCGGGGGCCGTTCGGCCGGGGCGGTCAAAAGATCTTGATCCAAGCATGTTGATTCTCCCTCTTACGTCTGCTAGGATGAATCCATGGGACTCAAGCGAACCAACGACCGTAAGACCACCGTCCGAGCGAACACTGCGGGTAAGCAGTCGCTCATCAAAAACGCATTCTCTCTGCCGTCTGGCACTGCGTTTTCCTGCCCCGGTGCTACTAAGGTCTGTGAGACTATCTGCTATGCGGGTAGGATCGAAAAGCAGTATCCGGCATTCCTCGCGGTTGCCATGCACAACTGGGAATTGCTCAAGGATGCATCCCTTGACAAGATGATCGATCTCCTGAGTGAGATGATCTCTGAATTCAAGAGTGAGTGCGAAAAGCACAATGTCCCGAAGCTTTTCCGCTGGCATGCGGATGGTGACATTTTCTCCGCTACTTATGCGGAAGCAATTGAGGCTGTCTGCCTCGAATTCCCTGACGTGCATTTCTGGATCTACACTCGTTCATTCGAGTATGTGGGATTCATCACGTCAATCCCTAACCTGTCTGTCTACCTTAGTGTAGACAAGGAAAACCTTAACGCCGGGCTCCTTTGCGCGGCTGACAATCCCGGTGTCAAAATGGCATATCTGGGAGAAACCTTCAACGAAGGTAAAGAGATCTTCGAAATGCTGACTGGTGTTCCCGGTGGGAAGTGTCCCGAGAATGCTAAGCAGATTCCTCTGATTACCGAAAAGGGTGGTGCGTGTGTAACGTGTGGCCTTTGTATCTTCGGTAAGGCCGATATCCGGTTCTCTCGCACTAAGAAATAGTGCGGGCCTTCGGGCCGGGGCGGCGAGACAAATCGGACAAATTTTATGTTGCCCTCGCGCCCTTGCTCTGTTATGCTTAAGGTACAACGAAGGACAACGGAAGGAACCAAATGCAGACTCGTCGTGAGTACGCCGCCACTCTCGGTCTTGCCAAGCTCGGTGTTCGTGGCCGTATGAGCCGTGAGGCTTACGCTGCCATCGAGGCTGCTGAGGCTGCGGGTACCGTCTTCGCTGACACGGGCGTGGTCCGTACCAAAAAGCCCGCTGCTGTCAAGGCCGGTGCCTATGACGCTAAGAAGGTTCGTGCGTGGGCTAAGGCCAACGGTATCGAGGTCAACGCGCGTGGCCGTATCTCCGGTGAGATCCTGGAGGCGTACGCAAAGGCCAATCCGGATGTCAAGGCTGAGGCCGTATCCGGTGTGAAGGTTTCCACCGGTAAGGACGTTCGCCCGGCCGCGCCCGCGACGCGCGGACCCAACACCGAATACCTCGCGGTTGACCGTAAGGGCAAGGTGTGGCGCTTCAATGAGCGTGAGGCGTGCAAGTGCGGTTACAGCCTGTCCCACTGCTCTTGCGGTAGCCCGGTGGTGCTGGGTCTTGACGTAGAGGTCAAGGTCAAGTAAGGTAGACCTATGGCCAACGTGATGCTCGAAATCGAGCCCAATGGAGATGATCAGGAAGATCAGGCGTGGAGCATGATCCAAGCTCTCGGCCCCTTCCTGGCAACGGTACTCGGTATGTCTGTCAGCGTAACTGACGGATATGGGAATACGCAAGACTTCGAACCCAAGTAAAGGCTACGGCCCCCGAAAGGGGGCCGTTCCATTGGAGGCGTAATGGCACGCAATGGTGACATCTTTCGGCAGGCAGAGGTTTCGGTAATTGCTCCTGATGTCTATCAGGGTGCTCGCACTACGTCTACACGGCGGAGCGCGGCGGAGAAGGATGCCGATAAGATTCTCTCTGTACTCGATAAGCGTACATTCAACGCCCACACCCTTGCGTATTTGATGTGTAGCCAGCATGAGGAATTGCAAAAGCCTCTGTTTGATCTGGCTATCGGAATCATTAACGCAATGGCTGCCAAGGAAGCTGCGGGCACTACGCGCAATGACGACGAATACAACCGAGCTTCTGTGTGCCGGTTCATCATCGAACAGATGATCATTCGTATGGGCACTTGACAGAGCGGCCTTCGGGCCGCCCCGGTCAAAAGATCATGGTCAGTCATGTTGCGATCTCTGCTGACACTACGTTAGACTAGGATTACCAACCAGGGAAACCTAGGAGGAAACGTGATCGTTTACCGTGTTGCCCTTCCCCCGACGCATGAGGGCAACCGTACGGGTAAGTGGGCCGGTCCGTATCGAGAGGGTTTCGACTCTTTCGACCCGCAGGTGAAGTCCGTTTCCAACCGTCTGTGCCGTGAGCACGTGGACGAGACGCACCCCACGCCGTGGACCGATGTGCCGGGTGGTATCATGCCCAATGAGTTCTGTGTGCTCACGTCTCCTGAGCAGGTGGCCGAGTGGTTCGATGACTTCGGCTATGACCTGGACGACGCGGGTTACATGGTTGTCGCCTACGACACTCAGTCTGAGGTGAGGCCCGGTACCTACCAGTCTGTGGCGGCGGTGACGGATTCCGAGATTATCGGAACGTTTGAGCCTCTGGGGATGATTCCCTAATTGGCGGTGGCCCCTTCGGGGGCCACAAGCCGCCCCGGCGAAATGATCTCCCTTGAATCATGTGGACACATCCGCCTAGACTCTGTTAGACTTGAGCTATCAGCAAGGGGGAAGGCGAAAGCCCGAAGCCTTGGATGATCTGTTCTTGATCAACTCAACAGTGTGCTCTCTGACTACTTTGACAAGTAGTCCCCGTGCAAGTAAGCTAGAAGAAACACCTACACTAGGAGCAAAAATGCACGGTCTCGAAATCGGTTCCCGTGGTCAGGTCGCGTTCGCCTCTCGTCTGGAGCCCGCGTGGCACCAGCTTGGCACCGTCTTTGACGGGGAACTCACCACCTCTGAGATGCTGCGACTCGCCCACCTCTCCGACTGGAACGTTCGGCTGGAGCTGCTGGAGCGTAAGGGTCGCACCAAGAAGAGTGCCTTCGAGGTGATCCGTACCAACCCGTTCGATGGTGAGGCTGACAGCCTTGGTATCGTCGCGGAGCGGTATAAGGTCGTCCAGAATGAGGAACTGTTCGCCTTCGGTGACGGCATCCTCGCGGGTGGTGGAACGTGGGAGACTGCCGGTTCTATCAAGGACGGTACGCAGGTCTTCGGATCTCTGCGCATCGGTCGTGAGGTGCTGGTGGGCGACGACGATGTCACGAACATGTATCTGCTCGTGAACACCTCCCATGACGGTTCTCTCGCGGTGCAGGCGAGCGTCACTCCGGTCCGTGTCGTGTGTCAGAACACCCTGAACTTCGCACTCCGTAACGGTGTGAAGCAGAGTTTCAAGATGCGCCACACTCAGACCATCGAGGGTCGCATGGCTGCCGCGCGTGAGGCACTGAACATCACCTTCGCTTACGCCGACGAGTTCGAGCGTGAGATGAACGAGCTGTTCCGCGTGCAGTGCACGAAGGACAAGTTCGATGAGATGTTCGCTGCGATCTACGGTGAGCGTCCGAAGGAGAACGTCAAGGGGTCCCAGGTCAAGTGGGACAACAAGCGCGATCTTCACATGGGCATCTTCACTGACACGGGCGACGGTCCCAAGACCACTCAGTCTCTGGCCGGTACCATGGCCGGTGCGCTGAATGCCTTCACCGAGTTCAAGGACTGGTACCGTATGCCGCGTAAGGGTGAGGTGGACAACCTGTTCGCCGCCGCTTCCGGATTCGACCCGGTCACCAACACCGAGAAGAACAAGATCCGTAAGGTTGTCCTGGGTTACTCCCTGGCTGCCTGAGTCAACGGCCCCCGCTTCGGCGGGGGCTTTTGGCCGCCCCGGTTATTTTGGCCCGGTGGTAGACATGTCCCTTGTACTCTGTTAGACTAGTATCAACGAAGGGACAGAACATGACTGTGACTGTAACCGTGATCGTTCTCGAAGAAGGTGTCCGAAGGGAGCTGGAGTTCACAGGCATCATGTCCAATGGGGTTGAGTTCAATCCCAAGACTGGCACTCTCACTCTGTGGGAGGAGAAGGGAAAGCTTCTCAATTCTCGCTGGGTCGTGCCGTTCGTCTCGCACTACAACGTCACTGACGAATTGCAGTGGTGATTGACACTGAGCGATGACCTTGTTACACTATTGTAGTGAGGTCATAAGGTGTGTTCCTGGGTCCCCTATCAGTCCATTCGGGCGAGGGGTTAAATAGCAGATGGTCGGCTGCAACCCAGGGACCTTTCAATTCAATCTGGAGGAATTGTGGAATACACCGGATACTGCAAGCACTGTGGCACCACCGTTATTTGGCTGGGATTCTGGGTGCACGTTCTCGACGGAGAGAACACGGCTTCTTCTGTCTGCATGAAGCCCGAAAAGGCGTGAGCCGCCCCGGTTCATTGCTTAGCCTAACTAACACGATGACTATACATCTAGATTTTGATTTGTCCCACATGTCCGAGTTTTCGCCCTTTACGAATGGGCCTAAAATTCCCGGAAGATCTGACAAAGATCATCGGAGCGCATTTATGAATGGCTCTAAAATCTGCGGAAGATTCTGATTGTTAGTTCGGTCTGTCTTATATAAGACATGCAACAAAGCCTGCCGTCTTTATTGGCAGGCTTCTTCTGTTTTCCGATATAAGACATAGGACAAGGAGAGATTGTTGGCCGGTGGCATTGGGTGTCCTTGTACTATATAAGACATAGAACAACAACCAATACTCCACCGGGTCAATTCTACATATAAGACACAGCACAATCAATCTGTCTTGGCTGAGTATCCAGGCTGCATAGCCATGGCTGCATACTTTGGCTGTCATAGTAGGCTGCTTTACGAATGGCTGCTAAATTCCTGGGAATCTAAGGCTAAATAGTCAGTCTGACCTATGATTCTAAGGTCTATCTGGCATGCCCTTTACGAATGAGTGCAAAAACTCCCGGAAATACTGTGTTTTCAAAGGATTTGGGCCAATTATTGGCAGATTTTGCAGGTTTTGGGGCTATTTTTGCTGGTTTTTAGAGGCCGTCTGAGCCCTTGAATCGATACTTTATTAGGCTGGCTGGCTATGTTGGCTGTGATTCTAAGGCCGGAACCCCCTTCTGACTTTAGAATCTAATGTGTGGCTTACGATTCGCCTTCGATTTCCTGCACCATTACACACTACATTTCAACAAGTATCTCTATATCAAGATAATCAACAATCTGAGAAAGTTATCCACAACCTGTGCACCTACCTGTGGATAGTCGGCTTGCCGACAATAACTATTGTCTCGACATCAAGATATCCTGCTGATTCACCACTCCAACCAGCACTCTCAACAAGACCAGCAGCATAGCTGCATTGGCTTCTCACAATGCTTTAATCAACTGACGTGTCTGACTACGCCTTCTTTATTACAAAGGCGTATGAAGCTTTCTGTCTAGTCTTTATTGACTAGTCTGTCTTATACGATGTCTTATGAGTCTTATATGTGTGGAAGGGACTCTAGCCACCGGGCTTTTTGTGACTAAAAATCTGGTCAATCAGTTCGTGACTAAAAAATCGGCCGCTGACTAAAAATCCAGGAAAATGGGAAAGGACTACCAAAACGGTAGTCCTCATCCTCATCCCAGTATTCGTCAGTCCAGTCCACTTCTCCGAACCACATCTCTAAACCGGGCGGCATTACTAGTAGCACTTCCATACAGTTCCTTGTCTTCGTCCATATTAAAGGACGGATCAAACCGTGATGCCCATGCAAGCCAGTCTGTATTCTCCATTATGCAGCAGAGGGCGCATTGCTTCTGTGGTCTAGTAGCAAGGGCTGCTCTGATGTGGTCTGCATCATGATGTCTACCTGCTTTACGATGGGCCTCCATGCGCCGGGCCAGATATCGCCAGGCCATTTTCTCCAGCATTTATTCCCCTTGAAATGCTGAATCATCTAGATCTTCAATGCTCTCGTTGCCTGGCAATTCGTATTCGAACCGGCTACTGACGTTTGCCTCATTGAAAGAGTCCTTGATGAACTCAGCTTTGAATTCGGATGAATGGCGGAAGACTACCTTGTCTACCTTGGTATCAAGGATACAGTAATTGTAGCCCTCCACCACTCTGCCTCTTTTAAGAGACTCCTTTACAATTGTATATCTCATAATGTTCTTATGCTAGACGAGAACCTATGAGTTTGTCAATCGGCTTCGTAGGTCGTTGCGTATTCGATTGCGCTAGAAGGAATGGCAATCTGCTTTCCCCCTACCTTGATGCCGATTCCTGAACCAGAAGCAACACCATCTAGAACATCTTCGATAATGTTGACAACCTTTTCTCGCTCATCATCCGTCTTGCCAGACAAGTCTAGCAAGTCTGAGAAGAACGTGTTCTTGTTGAGCGTCTTGACCTCAATCCCGATCTTCATTTGTTTCCTCCGGACCACCATTCAGACGTTCAAGATCCTTACGAATGGCCTCGTTGCACTCGTCTGAATTGCAGAAGTAGCCATGATAATCAATGTCTACTCTATTGGTGAATTCTCCACACATGAAACAATTCTCTTCGTGGTCACCATGGAAACCACTTGGGTCATACCAATAAGTTCCGTAACCATCACGCATGGGGTATTCACTGTGTCGAATGTCCACTGCCATGTCCTGTGCCTCTCTGAATGCATTGAGAGAAATAGAGGCGGCCTCTGCCACCGGGCCTATTTCTCGCATTCGATCTCGTAGCGTTACGAACTCCTCCGCTACCCTTTCCCATTGTGCCTGAGCTAGCTGAAAATCCTCAGCAGACAGATATCCAGCTAGCTCCCAATCATTCTCCCGCCAGTTTGGCACGATTACCTGCATCCTCCAGAATCTTTAGGATCTCTGCAAGTGTACGGCGAGGATCGTTGTTCCAGTAAATGAAATTGTACTTCTGCGCATCGCCATTCTTCCTGCGAACTTCATCGTGAAGCCACTGTGCAGCAATGTCGCCGTCTTCCTGGTGGAAATAGCCCTTACGATAGAGCCATACCATTGCGCCCCGAAGGCACAGCCTTCCCTCTTCATCTTGAAGAACACCTTGTGCCCATCCCATCTTCCAGATGGCTGCACGCATTGCAAGAAGGATCTGTGAGGGGATTAGCTGCCCCTTCTTTCTCTTTACCTTACCGACTCGCACAGAGGCGATAGAAGCTGTCCCAGGATCACCCTTACTCTTGTTGCTCTTAGCAAGATCCTTGGCATAGCCCTCGACAAGGCCCTTGAACTTTCTTGACATCTCAGCCTCGCTCATTCGAGCGAGATCATTCATCAGTGCCATTAGCACCTCTCAGAAGTTAACTGAATCCATCTCTGACCAGTAGTAGAAGCCTCTTAGTTCCATTAGTATGGAGCCAAGGACATTACCACCCTTACCATTGCACCGGCCCCAGAATGTATCTCCCCAGTCATTACCTTCAACCAGTAGAGCTGCACCTGTTGCCATGAGCTTAGTCTTTAGATCTTGGTTCTGATCGAACTTCGCTCGTACAATGTCTCTCATACAACGTACCTTGATTTGCTCCCACTTGTCAAGGTCTATTGCTACTTGCTTGCCAAGCTTCTTAGTCTCACCAGGCTTTTCACAATCAAGAATTGCAGCAATATATGCGTACTGCTCTTGCTGTGTGCCAGTCATCGCCCGATACTTAGACGCCTGAAAGGCAGCCTCATTAGTCTTGAATGTGAGATTGCCTAGCTTTACTGGAGCTGAATAGAAATTGGAGAGGTAGTAATCCTCACCAACGAACTTCACGATCGGACTTACCCTCACGCTCTCGCCTCTCACTGATTACGTAGAACCACCTGCAAATAAAAAGAATTAGAAGGAGCCATACTACGACCCCTCCTATTACAATAATTCTCATACCATCCATCCGAAGAACCAGGCGGCACGATGTGAAATGCTACAGAAGAATAGTCTTCTGATCTTGTCGCCAAATGTTTCGAAACAAATAGTTTCGTCGCATTCACCACCACACGCAGCACACGTCATATGATCATCCCCTTCGAATCAGTTATACGGCTTGCCAACTCATATGAGTAGTGACCTATGATCACTCCGACAACGCCCAGAATCAAACCAATTGCCTGTGCTATGTAAACGTTCATGGTTAAACCATACTCTTGTGCCGATTATCTGTCAAGGTACGGCAAAGGCCGCTGATTACTCAGCGGCCAGTTCCGTTCGTAGAGCTAGAATCGTACGGCCCTTTAGTTCGCGTGTAGGTTCGCCGTTGACGAATTCATAAATACGCGGTACTGACATGACATCGTACATTACTCTAATTGCCTCAGCCTCGTCAATGTCCACATAAACGATGGGATAATCAACCTCTTCGCTTAGGGCAATGACATGTGGCGCAAGTGCACGACAAGGCGCACACCACGCCGGGGCAGAAAAGACAACCAGTGCTCTTTCCTTTACCTGCTCCTCCAATGCAGAAGGAGAGGCAACATTCACTATAATGTCTTACCTCCTCATAGCTCGGAATGACGGAGCAAGGCGCTCAACGGCCTTTGCAATGTCTTCCGGATTACCATTGACGTAAATGTTAACAGTCACATTCACATCGCCGGACTTCTCTTCGACAGTGTTGAACTCAGGATGCATCTCAAGAGGCTTCTTCTCTGCCAGCTTGTAGAACTTTACCCTGTCGCCCCAACCCTGTGAGCTGTACTGACCCTTGATGTATCGATTGTAATAAACACCAACACTGAGAGCAGAGTGAAGACGACTGAATTCATCCTCGCTTACTCCACTGTAGACCTGAACATCACCACGATTGAAAAGGACAGCAAGCTTCTGCTCATCCTTATTGAAGTAGACTCCATCAATAACGCTGCTGTTTGCGGTGAAGTGATCGGTGTAAGGGAACTCGTACTGATTCATTTGATTCCTTCGTAGATGACTTTGCGAAGCTTATTGATCAGCGTTCGCATCTTCTTCTTCAATTGTCCCGTGGTGAACATAAACGTCTAGCTTGCCCTCCACATCTTTCACGACAATCAGACGACCAACATAAACCCAAGAACCGAGCGGTTCATCCTTGAGTCTATCCTTGATCTTTTCAAGAGCGTCTGTCAAGTCGCGGAGTGTCGGCTTCTTAAGCCTTCCGTTTACTCTCCAACGATATTGCTTCTCATCGAAAAGCTTCTTGATTTCCTGAGCTAGTTCTGTCACCATTCACCATGTCTCTCAAGGTACATAGCGACGGCGTCATGCAATTGAGCTGACACAATCAATGCTTGTTGAGTGTAATGGTCTGGATCTTCGATCTGCTCTGTCAAAATGGAAAGAAGCAGTCCGAAACCCTTATTAAGACTTGCAATTGCAGCCTTGTCTGAGTCTAGAACCGCTCCTTCCACAGTCAATCTGTATTCGTCCATGTCTTCCTTTCAACTACCTCTATAGTAGTTGATTATCCGACCACCGTCAACCTGTCCAGTGGCCATACGAACTTGTTCATGCCGTTTCCATCGGGCCTAGGAGCTAATGGAGAAAGCCAGACGAGGTTTTCCCCGCGCCTATTTAATACTTTTGCCTGGAAGCCATGCCATGGCCCATCATGGTACAGCTCTACTGTGCTGTTGCCATACAGTGTGTTGCCAGCCATGTCTTTCAAATCAAGTCCTCTTCTGGTCAAGATGTAGGTACTGAGTCGGAATGTAAACAATCCGCTGATCGTAGTCCCTCGGCTTATTCTTCTCAATGGAGAGAAGGACTGTGCCGTCAGGAAGCGGAACGCTCATGACCATTCCCACCACACCATTCCACTTACGCAGTCGAATGGGTGCACCCTTAATCTTTACGAAGTCAACCTTGTTGACAGGCTTACCCTTTGGATCATTAAAGCTGAATACAGCAACCATCAGTTCCTCTTTGCTCGCTTGGCCTGCTTGCGAGACTTTACTAGATCGGAAATGAAATTGTCACAATCAACATCGTCAATTGTGAACTGATTGATTACCTTTCCACTGGCAAGAAGTTCTACGGTAACGTGGCCTTCGTTGCCCCAGGAAAATCTGTACCTATCCCACCTCATTTGCCCTCCAAATAGAAAGCTCCCCAGGTAGGATTCGAACCTACGTCGCTAATCCTGATTCAAAGTCAGGCGGCCCCTGCCAAACAGAGCAACTGGGGAATAGCCCCGAAGGGCACTGGATCAGTCAGTCATCAGACCACTGAGATTCCAGAAGAAATCATTTGAATCGATGTTGATTCCGTCAGGTCGAGGACCATCAAGCTTCATTCGGACCTTACCATTGAACGGCCTTGCTGTTGTTCGGCCAACAAGACCTTGCCACTTCTCAAGGAACGGCTTTGCGTGAATCTCCTCGTAAGAGTTCACGATCATCACGCGAGTACCGATTGGCATTGATTCATTACCCTCTTGGGGAAGAGTGTCAGAATCAATCTTCATGAATCGTGTCTTCCAGAAGAATCGAGAGTTTCCGAATCCATCAGGGCGATCAGACAGAGGCTGAACCCACATGTATCCAGGCTTCGCGTCATTCTCGATTACCTCACAGCGCAAGTCTTCCCAGCCTACGCCCGCTTCGGGGTCATTCTTGAGAACAACAATGGTTCCGATCTCAAACTTACTCATTCGCCGGGTCCCTTCTCCAGCCAAAGGTCTGTGCCAAAGTAGGCAATGTAAATCATCTGACCTGGCTTAGTCCAACCGTCATCTATCTGCTCAAACTGAAAGACCAGGCCGCTGGCGCGCATTTCCCTACACCAGGCTTCCGCATCAGCTTGTGCGATTGCTCGCGCTCTGGTGTTCTGACCAGACTCGCCCTCTACCTTGATCTCAAATGAGAACCTGACCGGTCCAACACTGCCATTGGGCCGCTTACTTTGCGTTCGTGTGACCTTCATGTTTTGCCCTTCATCAAGTGGCTTCGTTACAAGGATACTCACGACAACGTTCGATTGTCAAGGTGCCCTGCGGGTGAAGCATCTCATGGAACTTTTGAGCTATGGAGAAGTCGAGGCCGATTGCCTCTGCCCTCTGCCTTACATGTTCATCATACTCGCCGTCACGCAGTGCGTCAAGGAACCCTTCTTCGAATTCCTCTTCATCTACCCATACTTCGATGTAACCCATTGATCATCCGATCTCGTCTGTGAAGTCTAGTAGACTCCATCCCTTTACTTCAAGTGATTGCTTGTATTGCTTGCCATGATGCCCGCAGAAGAGAAGGGCCAGATCTCCCTTTTCTGCAATTACGAATGCCTGAGCGTTGCACTTGTCGCAACGATCTTCTGTCTTCTTTAGCGGACGTTCCGCAACTGTTTGCATAGTGCTCCTTACTTAGCACAACACCCCTAGCTTAAGGGCCAGGGGGTTGATTGTTTTGTAGCTGCCTCATGGCTGCTTCTAGCTCACTCTTTACCTTGATGAAGTTGTCCATCAATTCGTAATACTTTCCGCGCCACTTGTCTAGGTCGGCTTCAACATTGTTCAGCTCTTGCTTGAGGCCCTGAATTTCAGTCCTTAGCTCATTTCTAAGCTGAGCGGCAGTATCATCCCGAACCTTGCTACGACTGAGCCAGTGTTCGACAAACTTTAGTCCAACCCCACCCAGCACTGTTCCCAAAAGGGCAATCCAAGCCGTAGTCATCTCGGGCATCATCTCAGCAACCTTATCCTAAAGTATAGGAATGCCACGATGAGCATAAGAGTAAGGCTGAATACCCATGTCAAAGGTACGAACCCAATTGTTAGCCATCTGAGCAATGTCATGAACCCATAGCTCAGTGATGCCATAAATAGACCTGTTGCCTCTAGTGTTCGCTTGTCTCTTTTAGCACCGGCCATAATCGCTAGTGCGGAGGAAGCATAGAAAGCACCAATGGTCATTCTCACGTAAGTTGAATCAATTGCCACGCCCAAAGGTGTAGTGGAACTAGGCTGATACAACCAACTCATCGTATACAATCCGGAGACCAAAAGACCAACAGCTATGATCACCTCGATAATCACGAGGGGATGCGCGTAAGCCTTGACTAGAACTGCTGATATCTTGGACATATGCAAATTGTAATCACTGATGAGTTAAAAGTCAATCAATCAGATCTTCAACAGCTTCGGCCACTTCCTGTGCAAGCCAGATCTCGGTATCAGTCAATGCTGTCATTCTCTTATTGTGATACCTCGTTATATAGAGCCGCAGAAATTTGGCCCTTTCAGCAGCACCGGAAATTTCTTCCGGAGTTGCTTCTGATCTCAACACAAGCTTGATGGTAATCCAGATGCTCTTTGTGAGATCCTTTATGCATTCTGCTGTTGAATACTCGTCATCAAAGTACATTATCCTCCCGTCAAGGGGATTTTATTGCGGCCGGTAGGGATTCGAACCCCATAGTTCCCTAGTCTTGGCTAGTATACCCGGCCTGATGGCTTAATTCAAATGTTCATCGGTGATGTCTCCACCAACGTAGAGTCTATCGTTTCGCCATCTGTCTACGTTGGTGCCTGAACGAGCCATCAGAATTATAAGCCATCTAGGCTCACGTTCGTTTGCCGCGCATTCGGAGCAAACCACGAAATCCATGGATGGATTGAGCCGTGACTTGTAATTCACCAGTGAATTTCTTTGCTTGTCACAAATCTGACAAACCAGTTCGCTCACTCCTCTTCATATCCAATCTCTCCAATGACCTCAAGGTCATCGTTATCGAAATACTCGTTGAATTCGATTCCTCCTACGGAATACTGCACCTTGCACATATAGCTATGAACTTCGGTGATAATTCCGTAGACACCTTCACTGACTACCAGAACCACTTGGCTTTCCCGGTGCATCATGGACCTCCAAAATACAGTTTACACCAAGAGAACGGATCTTTTTAATCAGGTCGCTGATCTGCTCGGTGATCAACATCCTGTTGTGTTCAGAGAGGTGATCAAAGGTGCTGCTGTAGGCTCGCAGAGCGAAGTTAGGAACGTCGTGCTGCGTTGCAGGGTATTGAACAAGGTCACATGTGAATCCTGTACCCGGCTCAAACCTGAATTCCCTGAACGCCTTCCTAGCGTTATCTACGGCCATGAGCGCAAAAGCATTCTCTACGCTCATTCACTCAGCCTTTCCTTGATTCTCTCCCATGTTTCCGGAGTCTTATGAGCATTGCGATACTTGTCTACTCTAGCAGCGTTCCAGTAAACGCCGCCCCAGACTCCGAAGCCTGAGTTCTCCTTGGCTGCCATTGCACATTGCTTCATGACTGGACAGCGAAGGCACATTTCATCTACGTATCGGGCAGAGATTTTATCCTCTTCGTAAGTCTCGAAGAAGAAGGAAGTGGGAAGACCACGACACAGAGCCAAGTCTTCCCACTGTACTTCATCCGGACTTATGCCCCTCTGTTCAAGAATTCCGGACATTGCGAGAAGGTACCCTCCACTTCCCATCATTGTCCACCGCTACGCGAGTCTCAAAGCCCCAGTTGCCATTTCGGTAAGCGCCTTCACGCTTGTTCCAACCGAGATTCTTGCGACTCTTGCGGAAGAATACTAGTGTCCAGCCTTCCCATCGAACATCATTGTTTAGCTTGCGCTGCTCAGTGACGAACTTATCGGCTGAATTGTAATCCAGAACAACAGACATGTTTTTCCTTAGATAGTGCTTATTTGTTTGTAAGATACAAAAGAACAGAGAGGAAAGATCCTCCCTGTTCAATTGTACTACAAAGTCTGATTACTTGCTTGACTTACGAGCTGGTGAGGAATTCGCATCAGTCTTAGCGTCTTCCTTAGTAGCTGTCTTTCCGGTTGCATTGTCAGTGGTTACTACACCACCACCGGTTAGCTCGTCATCCTCTACAGAACGACGGAATGCAGCATCTTCAAACTTCCAACCTGCCTCACGTGCACGACGAGCCGCTAGGGTCTCAACGTCTGGACGAGACTGGTAATTGTCTAGAGCTACCTCGTAGTCAACGTATGCGGAATCCTTTACACCGGCCTCCTCAGCACGCTTTGCATCCTCGCCCGCTAGCGGGTCAAGATGTGGTGCAACAACGTCCTGTGAAGACTTGTACTGGTAATCCTTGTTATCTGCCATCTTTTACTTTCACCTCCTTGTCTTCAAGTCTGCGCATTCTTGAAGAATTCTCTAAAAGAATAACACAGACTTGTTTATGAGGCGGATCAAGCAAGCAGATGGTTGACCTTTCCAGTAGCAGTCTGGACAGACAGGTTGTTCGTGTCAAGAACACAGTAGTTGTAGAACATCCCGTTCATCTCAAGGCCGTAAACGCTGGCCTCACCAAGCTGATGAGCGAATGGATAATTCTCCATCCACGTGTGATAGTGACCGTGAAACCACAATGTAGGCCGAACAACTCGACCCACCCTGTCCATGAGCTGACGATGAGCCGTTGAATCAGGATCATCCTTCAACCGGAAACCAAATGGTGCATGAGTCGGACAGTCATGAGTAAGAAGAATGTCAGACTGGTTGCCCTGGATCTCAAGAGTCTTGACGACCCTCTCCGGAACAGCCTCCTGCGCCCACCAAGTCTTACCAAGCTTACGATGATTCTTGTCAATTGACACCGCGCCGCCTACAGCCTGGAACCAACGATCATCGAAACGCCACCGGTTCACTCGTCCAGTGTAACGGATATGGCTTCGGATGATTGTCAAACCATTGTAAGTCTTGGGGTTGTTCTTCTCAAGCCAGTCGAGTCGATCCCAATTCTCATGGTTACCAGCAACGAAATAGACCTTGATTCCGTACTTCCGGCACTCCTCATTCAGAGCGTCAAGGTACGTAACGCCATCCTCATCATGCTCCCAGTAACCGAAGTCACCAACCTGCATGATCTTACGAACACCCATGGCATCCGCACGTCGGACAGTCTTACGGGCATGAACTGTATCGCCATGCCAGTCACCAGCGATCATGATCTTTGCCATGTCGTTCCTTTCGTTCGTTGTTAGTACAACATTAACACAGTGCTGATCACTTCGTCAAGACGTATACACAACGCGCTTGATGCCAGCAAGCCTGATCGCCTTGTCACAGGCGTCGCAGGGCTTTGAGAAAACAGGCTGCCCATCCTTGCTCCGGGCGATATAAATAATTGCTCCAGCGGCCTTCTTGCACCGGGCAATGGCCATTGCTTCGGCATGCACAGAGCAGAAGCGCTCAATGTGCTCATCACTGACATTGCTAGGATCGTTCTTCAACGTGTTCCAGCCTCGGGACAGAACCCTACCAGACCTAACAATGACAGCTCCGTGCTTCTGCTTCATGTTAGAGTTGGCAGACAACTCCATCGCAAGAGACAGGAATGACCGGTCCTTCTTAGAAAGACCGGTCGATTCTCCGTTAGCCATTGCGCTCCCACTCACCAGCGTAATATCTGTCAAGCGTTTCAGTGTGACCCTTGCTGTCTACGATCTGGAACTTACCGTTCTTGACCTTAGCAATTACTGCTGTTCTGCCGGTCTCCCTGTGCTTGATCGGCATATCTTCGCGCATATCACTGTATCTCATTTATTTCCTTTACGAATTGCTGCTCTGCCTCATTTAGTGCTATCATCAGCGCCAGATTTCCCAGCGCTCCGATTGCTATCAAGATGGTCAGCAGGAGTGCGACCCGTGATTTCATAAATGATTCTTTCAGCATTGCACTGCGGACAGAGATTCTTGTCGTATCCATTGTAAGTGCGAAGGTGGCCAGTTAGCTTATCCCGACCACACTTACACTTGCCCACATTTCTTTGCTTAGTCCTCAAGTTCATATGCAGTCTCAATGATAGCATCTGCATACTTCTTGTCAAGCTGCTGAACCTCTTCGGTCAGCTCCTCGAATGGAATAATTGAGTGATGATCTGGACGAATCCGATTCTTCCAAATTGCCCAAGCATCGTGCACGTCCTTGAGGGTAGTCTCTTCACCCTTCACAAGAACAAGCAGGGTATACAGATCCATCAGCTCATTGGGAAGACTCAGCCTTTCACTAAGAGTCTCAATGGCACGCTGAACGTAGGTCATTTTATACTTTCCGTAGCCGTCAATGTCGTATTCGACAAGCAAATCCCAGTATGCGGATTCGTCAACTGTATCCCAGTCTCCGTCACGCACGTGGTTGTAAAGAGCCTCAACCACTTCCTTGCGCTTGTCTTCTGGGACATACTCTAGCATGAGATCTAGAGGCACGTCAAAGTAGCTTGTTCCTGATCCCCAACCCATTACCAGCACACCTCCACGAGATACTTACCAGAAGGAAGAATCTCTCGCTTCACAAGTTCACCAATGATGGTTCGAGCCGGAACGTACTGAATCTCGTCGTCTTCACTAAGACCACTTGAATCAGGATGAATCACATGGGCACTGTCATTGCTGCACTCTTCCGCAGCAACGAAATCCCAAGCAAATCCGAACTCACCTTCGACAAGCTCATTCAGATCGAATGCGTCAATGGTGTAATACACTTCGCGCTTCGGATGAAACATTGTCACCACCAAACAATAATGCGGTACTTGCCCGCAGGAATGTGACCTTCATGGCAAAGCCAATTGAGCATCAGTTCAGCACCAGGATTAGCATATTCTTCCCTGGGCATTCCCTCAACCTTAAACTGTTCAATCACAGCCTTGGCCTGATCGTAGGTATGCCCCTCATCCATCCAAAGAGCATTGACCTCGTTGCCTTCGTCATTGATTCCATCATACACACTTCCACCATCGACGTCAAAGTCATGATAGGTGTCCTGAGCAGGGAAGCCTAGAGCGGCCCCGCCTTCCCACTTCTGACCGTAAAGCTTCTGAATGAACTCTTCCATGTCGATGTAATGCCACTCAAGACGGGTAACCTCTACGGGAAGTTCGCTCTGAATCACTTCTTGTCCTTTGGTAGATTCGGGTCCTTCATAATCTTGCTTACTTCTAGAAGCTCCTTCTCGCCGCGCCGAGTCTTTCCCTTGGCATGCAGGAGTAGCGCTAGCAATAGAGCTTCACCAGTGTGGACATTGCCACTCTTGTCATACATGTAAGCCCGGTCCATCACACGATTGCCAGGCTTAATCCACTTCGTCTTTCTCATATAGTCCCAACTCCTCAGTAATCTCTACAAGGATGCACGGGGCGCATACTCCGTCTTCCATGTAGTCGTCGTCGCTATAGTGGGGACCACAGCGACTACAGTTCAAATAAAACATTAATCCTCGCTCTCTGGGCTACCCTGTTCATAAAACCATTTAGCAAAGAGAACCAGCACGAGTGCGCCATATGTGTCAGCTACTAGGCTGACTGCCATTTCATAGATCCAATGTATCAGGTAACCGGGCCAGATGTCAACAGGTTGGTTGTGAACCATCTGATCACCGGCCCAGTCTTCATAACCTGAGAACCATACGATAATAGACTGCAAAACGAAAACAAAGAGGAGAGCTAGTGAAAGACTGTGACGCCTAACAAAGCTCCCCTCTTTTCTATGACGATTAATCTCCATGTGAAGATTATATCATTGCGGAAGTGACAGGATTCGAACCTGCGGAGCTACTTAATTCACTCACATCATTAGCAGTGATGCGCCTTAAACCGGACTCAGCCACACTTCCAATGTCTCACTTAAGAGACTGACGAAGGCTTTCTTCCATTGCGGTGATAAAGGACTGTGTGTCCTTCTCGCTCTCCGCTGGAACAAATACCCCTCGACGTTCTACAAACTTGCCATTCTTGGTCACAATGATTCCGTAAGTTGTTCCTTTGCGACCAGTGAATAGCGGATCTCCATCTGCATGCTCAAGAGACCACTCGTAACCCTTCGGTGCCTTACCTAGTGTATATTCCATGTAGCCCTGATGGGACTCGAACCCACATTGACGCGGTGTTTGAGACCGCCGCATATGCCATTCTGCTACAGGGCCATCGGCCTTGCGGCCTTTGATCAGTCATTATCAATATACTTGAGATCTTCTACGTTGTCAACACAGGAGCCCTCGCCCCAGACCTTGTCAGAAGCAATACACTTCTGGATGGTCTGATTCTTTAGGTAATCATTGTAGTTGACAGCAATTCCAATTGTCGCAAACAGTGCGATGAACACAGACGCAACAATCATGGCAACTCTTACTTCATGTTTATCCATTGGCTACCCAATCGACTTGCTTGCGGTGAACGGCACAAACAAGGATTCTACCTCGTGCCGGTCGTCGGTAACGTGTTCCAGCGGTATGTCCATCAGGACAAACAGCCTTCCACTTTGGCGTAGCAGGAGTGTAGTTTTCACAGGTATTTCCTGTACAACCAATCTCGATTGCCTTTGCCCGCCAAATTGCATTGTGACCATGCCCCGGCCCAACCAGAGCGTGTGCAATTTCATGTCGAATGACGTTGTCAACCTGATCTTCTGTAAGATTCGGAGTGCAGGTCTTTGACAGCTTAATCATCTTCTGCATGTGATAAGTTGTTCCGTATGTCTTTACCATACGATTCCAACCGAAATCCCAACCTCTAGTGAAAAGGTCGAATTCCCACATAAGATCGCGCGCAAGGCGCTCGGCTCGAATGAGATTCATTGAAACCCTTCGGTCGATGGAGTACCCACTGGGAGAATCGAACTCCCGTCCCCTGCGTGTCGAGCAGGCGCTCTACCATTGAACTAAGCGGGTTGGTGGAGTGTTGCCACTCCCATTGTTCAAACCGTCAGACGCTTCTTTACGCCGTTGTAGAAGACGGTCCAGTCTTCCTTGCTCTTGACCTTACCCTTTTGCTCTTCGTAAGCGCTCATGTACGCCTCAGCCGCCTTACGCTGCGCGGTGTCAGCCTTTCGAGCAAGAAGAACAAGCTCGGCAACATCAAGAACCATCGTGCCGAGAATCTTTCCAGCCTCTACGAACTTCTTGAAATCAGTGCTCATTTTATCCTTTCAGAGTCCCCAGTTACCAGGAGACTTAGCCACACGGATCATTGCCCATACAAACAAACCAAACCCGACTGATGCTACACAGCCAAGAGTAATGAGAACGATTGCCCACCAGCTCATTTGATTCCTTAAGCTTTTCGGATGTTGTTTTCCCTGACATCGATAGTGCATTCAGGGACTTTGATCCCATTGTACTCTGTTTCATAAAGGAGGACCGTATATCGTCCTCGGCTCTCTACAATCTCAACAAAGCCTCGGCGTCCGGCATACTCAACGCCCTTCTGAACAAATTGTGTTACAACAATTTGCTGGCCTACTCTGTATTTTGCCATGTACGCCCACCGAGAATCGAACTCGGACGCTCATTCGAGCCTAGGGTCTCAGCCTAGTGTGTCTGCCATTCCACCATGGGCGCGGGGCCTGCTTACGCAGGCTTAACATCTTCTGGGTTACAGTATACATCTCCGCCCTCATTCAAGTCAACAAGCAACTTGCCATGAGCGGTGACGAACTTGACCTTACCCCTTTTACCATCTAGGCGACCTCGGATAAATTCAACCTTATCGCCCTTTGTGTACTCTGCCATCAGTCGAAGGTGAAACCTTCCTGACACTCCTTCATGATGCGAGCCTCAAGCTCCCGGAGCTGCTTCTTTGTCAGATAGTTCTTCGGACGCCTATCGGTGATTTCACCATTGTAGTAGTAGTAAATCTGATTTGCACGAGTTCCATAATCAGTCATTGGAATCTTGTGAACCAGACTCTTCTTGGTGAAGACATACTCCATGTAAACATATCCGTCAGGATTGGTGCCAGCATAAGTAGCCTTATGCTTATCAGCAATCTCAGCTCGGACGTAATACGGAGTATTTAGCTTGCATCGATTACACGCCCACCGAAGCGCTTCATTCTCTAGCTTCCGTCCAGCGCGTGAAGTCGCACTTAGAGGATTGCCAACTCCGGTGAGGAAATCCATTAGTCCCATTGATCAGCTTTCGTTAGTAGTTGATCTTACTCGTCCTCTTCGAACAGCACTTCGCCGTTCTTCACACAGAGGAAGTCGTTGTCGTCCTTCTTGGACTTCTTGTTCTTCTTCGGCTTTGTGGTGCCACCAAAGGCCAGGTCGTTTCCGTTCGGAGCCTGTGTCTTAGGAGCCGCAGGCTTAGCAGGCTTCGGGGCGCTATTCTTCGGAAGCTTGTCAACCTTCGGTGCCTTCGGCGCAGCAGGCTTTGTAGCAGGCGGAGGCTTGGGAACGCTCACAGCCATTGGAGCCATACCGAGGTATTCGCCTTCAAAGTCATCCTCACGGACAACCTTGCCACCGCGCTGCTTGCAGTCCTGCTTAAACTCATTGCTGGCTTCCTTGCAGCCAGTCAGAATCACAGCACTGACAACCGCACCAGCGATGACTGACGGGATAAGCTTAGTGTTCATTTCGACCCTTCGTCGTTGTTGTTGGTACTACTCTATCGTGCTGGAGTGTTGCTGTCAAGACAGTTCGTACTCTTCGTCGCCGCGCAACATGTTTTGCCTGACGTAGTTCTCAAGATACACTGTCTTCCAAGCTTCTGCAAGCTCTTGACTCTTGAAGCCAGACTTAATAATCTCGGGACGATAACCATCTGTCCCAAGGACAGACCAACTTCTGGTCTGATATGTATAGACCTTAACGTACTTCTCAGGGTTTGGCAACATCAGTTGAAGCTCACCTCAATTCTAAGACCAACAAATATCCACCAGAGATAGATCCATCCGAGACTCCATGCCAATGCTAGCAGCCTTTGATACATCTTCATTTCTGCTGGAATCATGTTGATGGCGATTCCCATCACTGCCAGCCATCCAAAAAGAATAGTGACTGTGATTATTCCTATGATTTCCATTTGTTCTCCCAACAACAAAAGGGAGCCGAAGCTCCCTTTTGTCAGAAGTTTCCGGGTGCTACCTGGAAACAGTCTATGCCCATCGCACGCCACATGTCAACAACCTGCTGACGATCATCGTAGACAGCCACAACATCGTAGATGTCTCGAATGTGCTCATCGAACAACTCTTGCTTGACGATGGAGTCCTTACGCATATCCCCCTCAGCACGCATGTGCAATTCTGAGAAAGGAATGTCGTACAGATCCAGCCAAGCGATTGTTCCATTGCGACATGAGCCGTCTCGTCCACTCATAACGATGATCTTGTATCCCGCCTTGGCGTGAGCCTGAGCAGTAAGGATCACCTGTCGTCGTGGATCATCCGTCCCAACTTCCCTCCAATTGAAGGGATCACGATTGTTCATCTCAGCAAGAGTTCCGTCGATGTCAAAGAGGTAAACCTTCTCTGCACCTTCGGGACGCTCGTAAGGACGAACGGCCGTAACGTCTGTGTGGAAATCAGTGAAGACTCCACTAGACTTAAGGGACTGATGCATTCTACGAATCACAGACTCAGGAACATCTCGACCACCGGACTCGGCACGAGCCTTGTTTCGAGCAATTGCCGTCTCAAGAGGAACGTCGAACTGCTTTACAGCAACGCTAGCGCCGTGACGCTGACCGATCTTTACGAATTCCTTGATGTACTTGTGTCGGATGTTCGTGTCATCGACAATGACTGAGTAGCCCTTTGCCAGAGCCCCATCAACCATTCCGTGCTCAATTCGAGTGACAAGCTCCTCGTCTACTCCGGTCTCCCGGCCAAAGAGCTGCATACGAATGTCATCACGATTGACTCGAACACCATTCGGGTTTTCCCTCAGCCACACGTCATGTGCCCAGGTGCTCTTACCACAACCGGGAACGCCCCGGAGGATGAGAAGCTGCATCTTCACTCCTTCGTTCGATCTGTAACTACAGTATCGCGTCTGCCTCGGTCTGTCAACCCATCTATGAGTCCGTAAACAAAGACGCAGGTCCCGATAACGAGACCTGCTGTCAGTGCAATCAACGCTTGCCTATGTTGTCAGGGTGCCAAGGGCACGTCGGCGCATGATTCGGAAACGGAGTTCCGCAATCCATGCAGACAAAGTCCTTCTCACTCATCAAACATCGCCTCAAATCTGTCTTGACAAGACTGGCAGAGACCAGAAATCTTGTATTCTCTCCTGGAAAGATCGTCTCGGAAATCGTTTTCTGAGACTATCGCTCCGCAACCTATTGGAAGACCAGCAAGACTTACACACTTACCCTTGGCAACTGCTGCTTGAGCCTTCCTACGAGCCTCGTTCACCCGATAATCCATCCCATCACGAAGAACGCGGCAGCGAATGCTACAGGATGCTTGGCAATAAACTCGTTCATTATGCTCCTTCCCCAAAGGCAGCCATGTTGCCGATTAGGGTTTCTGTAGGATTGTTGTAGTGGTTATACTTACGCCGGGCCTCTTCGATATCGGCATAGAAGCTCATTGCACGATATCCATTATTGGCGTTTGGTATTTCTTCTTTTGTCTCTCGAATCATTTGGAGACATCTGTCGGCGCGCTCAAGATCCTCGATCAGCATTAGGTACAGCCGAGCACGCTTCTTACAAAGGTGCTCGGCCAAATACCTACGGTGAGGATCTTTGCGCCACTCCTCGTTAGCCTGCATTGGTAGGGTGTACGTCCTCTCGCTTGGCCTCCGGCCTGATCTGCTTCCAGATTAGCTCATTGATGCTCTTCCCGTCAAGCAGGTTGAACATGTGAGACCTGTAGAGATCGATTCGGTTTGCGGCCATTGCGAAGTCACGTCGCGTGAAACCCTCGCCCAAAGAAGTCAGAAGGTTCTGGTAGATACCGTAAACCTCGACCTCGATGCGCTCGTAGTCAGTGAGAAGCTTGCCACCAACGTCCTTGACAAACCCGTGAAACTCGTCAGGCAGTGCCTCACAAATCTCAAGAATCGTCTTGCCCTCGGTGAGCTGGCTCCATACAGAACGCTCTGAAAGCATGGAGATCATGCGGTGCAGCTCAACGTAATCTGCCTGCTTGATCTTGACCATCTTGTTGCCAGAGCGGACTACGAAACCCTCTGCGTTCTTCCTGTACTGCGCTCCAGCCGCCTCACGCAATGAGTTGTAATTGAAGACCTCCGTCACCGGCCCGTCCCAATTAACAATTGCCTGAGCCTCCAGAGGGCCGCAGACGTAACCGTACTCCTTGTGAACCGCACCCAGAAGAATCAGGTCGTCCATTGAACCGTAGTCCAGAACAATCCTGTTCTCAGGGTAAACGATCTCGAAGATGAAAGTGTAGTCTGAGACAAACTGGATGTGGCTGTAACGCTCATTTAGCACACGAGTTCCGTGAATCGCCTGGTCTGACATGAATGAGCCGCGAGTCGCAATTGCCCAATCACCGCCGTATGAGTACAGAACCCCCATTGAGCCGTCCTTCTTGTCCGTAACCTCAACCGGAGCATCCCAGTCAAGTTGTGCAGACTGAGAGTCACCCAAGTTGAAGAACTTCATGAAAGGACGAGCAATCAAGTTGCCGTCAAGGTCAACGATCAATCCACGACAGTTAAGCGTGCAGTCATTCCACTTTCCAGCGAACTGAGTCTTCTCGGAGTAGTTGAGAATCTTGAGAGGCAGAACCGGATGAAATTGCGCCCGGACATAGCCCTCTGAGATCATCTCGTCAAGCAGCTCCTGTGAGAAGATCTTGGTGAACTTCATCGGTCCTCCAGATTAGTAGTTTTCCGGATGCTGCCATTCATGATCAGCAGCATCCAAGCAATGTCTGATGGAGCAACTTGATCCATCTTCTAGAGATACTGTATCACCATCGGGCCAGATCTTCAAGACCTTTAGGTGAAGGTAGCGACAGTCACAGACTATATCGCCAACATTAACACGCAGCGGCTGCATCTTTGGCGTCCTTGATCGTGAAGAAGTCTCGGCCGCTGATGTAGATCTTGCCGTCAGACTCCTTGATCAGACGAGAATAACCGTAGGCGTCTCGCCAGACCTCAATGTCACCAACGTCGGCAACATGTGCAGCCTTCTTCTTTTTGTAGTATTCGACAGCTTCTGGCGCTGCCTCAACCCAATTCCACACCATTACAATCCCAATCGATTAGCAAGGCGCTGGCTCTTGACGCCGCCTCGCGGTCCGTTAATCCATACAGAAGCAAAATCGGCCGGAACAAGACGCCTGCCGATGCGCTTCTCAACGTGCTCTACACAGAGCATACCCTTGTGTCCAAGTCCTGTCAAGGACCAGACATCGTTGATCAGAAAGAAGTGTTCGCCAATCTTGCCAGTGTCAACACCACAGTCAAGACAAAGCCACTTCTTACGGCTGTTCTTGTTACCGGCCAATTTTATCCACTCACCTTAATGACAAAGATCTTTAGTGGAAGGTCAGGGTTTTCCTCCCTGGCCCTTTGCAGATATGGTACCAGAGTCTTATGCTCTGGCCAGAATGGTTGATTTGTGTACTTGCCTGTGTAGCAGTTTTTGATAGCTTCTGCTTGGTCACAGGCAATAGCGTACATCTTAAGCTGCATCAGTTGCCCCAGTTGTAGTCATCTTCCCACTTGCGCTCAACGAAGTCAAAGTCCTCGCGGTTGATGGGGAAGTAGAATTCCTTGCTGCACTTGAAGCACTTGTATCCGTGACGCCAGGTGTACTTGTTGTAAAGAGCGAGAGTGTGCTTACGCCCTTCCTTACCCTTGCACCACTTGCGAGTGTTCTTCTTCTTAGCCTTGCCAACCTTCTCACGCTCGACAAAGTTGCGGGCACTGCGACGAGTCGCCTTGCTCATGTTCCACTTGTCGGTTCCGCGTTCCTTGATGGTAGCCATACATCACATCCTAGTTGTTGTAGTGTAGCTTGTCAAGCTACTTAACCAGGGTCATAGTTTATAATCATAGTGGACCCCAGAGGGATTCGAACCCTCCCCTTTGCTTATGTTCTCAACCCGTCGGTTGCACAAGCCTGGTGCCGCATGGAGTCTAACGGGCGGCAGCGCTACCGTAGACCGCTAGTGGCTCTTTGGGGCCATGCTTATGACAGCTAGTCTACTAGAGACCTATAGGGGCTGTCAACTCCTTTTTTATCAACCTTCTACTACTGGACCAGATGGCTGCTCTGGCTCTGGAGTAGGCTCCTCGGCTGGCTTTGCAACCTCGTTAAGACGTGCAGTTTCTGCACTGATCTCGTCGGCTGCTGTCTGAGCGTTTGCAAGTGCGGCATCTGTTGCAGCCTGCGCATCTGCAAGAGCCTGGTTCTGCGCTACGTCCTCTGCGTCTTCGGCTGCTGCAAGATCTGCTGCTGCCTGACGCTCGGCTGCTAGTGCATCCTGGGCCTCTCTAACGGCGTCCGTTAGTGGACCAACAAGAGCATCTACACGTGCGCTAACACCGCTTACTGCCTCACGGAGGTTTGCAACCTCAGTTGTTAGGTCTGCCATTCGTTCCTCCAATCCCTGCTGGCCTACGCGGATTTCCGTCAGAAGGTCAGTGAGGTATTGGTAGCCCAAATGTTCTACAAAATCCATATAATCAATCCTCCTGCCTCTGATGAATTAGGCATCTATAGTATAACAGGAGAGTGATTATGAAGTCTAATTGATATTGCTGCTACGATGGGGTTCGAACCACATGACACTCTGGCCAAGAGTTGCTTTGCCATATTAAGCTACGTAGCATTAGGGCCTTTCAGCCCATTACGATTTCAAGGTACAGGCGATTGAACATTTGCTTGAACTGCTCATTGCTACATGTGCCGTCTAGACCGTCAATTGCTTCCATCACCGCCGCGCGTTTTGTGTCCTCCAGAACGAGCCTGGCGACACCGTGACGAAGTCGGAAATAGAATGGCTCCCCAGACTTAAGGAAGCCATCTACAATTACCGGACAAGCGTAGCAGGAGTAGTCGTAACTCTTGACAACCCTGTCAAACATCATTACCTCACTTGGAGAAGCGCTCCTTGGCGAAAGCCTCAAAGTCCTTCTTGGTGCCAGTGAAGTCCTCGAAGTTACGCTTTGCACCGTGGATACGGAAGTTGGTCTTACGGCCGACCTTGCTGGTCTCAACGAGACCCTTCCAAGAACCAGAAACGTACAGGTTGAAGAAGTTGTCACGGTCGGTGGAACGAAGCTCAAGAGCCTTGACACGCTTAGCCATTTTGGGCCTTTCAGTAGAGAGAGTGAGAAGCACGGACAGTGATCTTGTCTTCGTGCTTACGGAAAAACGCACGACTATTTGGATCGTGCGGCATTACTACAGGGCTTGGAGCGAACTTTCTGACATGGTAAATCAGACGGCTTCCATAACCCATGTTGCGGAACTTCACTCTAGTGTAATACTGAGTGATGAAGTTGTCACCCGCATTGTTCGGATATGCGAGACACCAAGCGATAAGCATATCAGTCTCAGCGTCTTTGATCATAACCACTCTGGCCTGCTTTGGAAAAGCCTTCTTTGACCAGGGGAGATCATACATCATACAGCCGTCATAGCGGAAGTTCAGAGACTTGCACTGACTGTATTCTTTTTGCGTGAGATTACGCACCAGTTTAGTAACTGTTTTGGTACGCATGTCAGCCTTTCTGATTCATCTTTCGGATGGTGTCCATCCACTTCTTCATCAGGCTATCATAGTCCAGAGCCATTCGGCAAGCCTCCAGAGTCCATACGCAGCACCACCAAAGATGCCAAGAGTAACTATGAGAGGGAGGAAAACACATCCTCCAATGACGATTCCCTTGGCCAAAGGGCCTTCATCGCCATAACCATTTTCGAAGGCAGAGCCAACCCTATCACTAAGGCTGGCTTCCTTATCCGTTCCCGGAAGTCGCATCCATTTCGGCATGTTTACATCCTAGTACCAGTTGGGAGCGTTGTCAACAACCATCTGCTCAAGCCAGTCTGGCAGGTCAGGGTTAAGATAGCTGTGCTGAACAACAGTATCACGTTGCTTCATGCCAGCCTTCATTCGATATCCTGATACTCTCACCTTGTAGTGAGGGCCAGGGTTACGATCAAGGCCAACAAGCACCGCGCCGTATGTGTAGCTGATCTGAATCCTAGTAACCTTGAGAGTCACAGGACCAGTTCGCATGCTCTTCTGAATCGTTCGAGCGTCTTGCTCGCTCAGATCGAAGTCTACCATAGTGGAGCGACCTGTCAAGTTCATGATGATCCTTAAGTGGAGATGGCGGGAGTCGAACCCGCGTCCTGATGCTTCAAACAGTAGTCTATACACAGCCATGTGTCAAGCAGATACTACGATGTGTTTATCCCCACCGGGCCAAACATTCGCAACTTTCTGTTCCTAGGCAGTCGCCGCCCGGCCATCACGCCGCTAGGGCGTAGGCAGATGCAACGTTAGAGTTGGCATTTATAGGTTTGAGGCTTTTTAATGACATCTCCTCAATGTCAGGCTGCAAACTAAAGTCATCCACCCCAGTCGAAACCAAGGCATCCCCTAGAGCCCCGAAGGGCCTACGTCACTTAAGATACTTAGTGACGAAGTTCTGAAATGATGTTGCCACAAGAGGCTCGGGTGTGTCAAGACCACCGCTGTACTCAGGGAAGAGATACATCGTTTGGTCGTAGAAGTCAGCCACCCAAAGCTTGTGCTCATTGTCAGCGATGAAGTTAAAGCTTAGTCCACCGCCTAGCTCAGAGCTACCTTCCATGCCACCGGCCTCCATGATGGACTGAACGAAGATTCGCTGTCCATACATATCATCATCCCATCGACCCTTGGCGTTGTCAAGAGCCTTCGCAATGGAAGCCGTAATGCCAGGTAGACCCCAGTGTGAATAAACCCACAGGATACCAAGCTTCTCTTGTCCATTGCTGCCACGCATGACTACGCCAACATTGGTGCGATCACCCATTTAATTACCTTTCGCCGTAAGCGTCTAGATAGTCTGATACTATCTTGTTCCACAAGGCATCGTCAAGGGCGTTGTGCTCTCCACCGTCTTGCTTTGGTAGCGGAGGTCTTCCCTCGTTGTGCCAACGCTGCTTTAGATCCATTGTATACATCGGCATGCCATCTGGCAAGTCAATCATACGCCCAAAGAGCTGGCTGACAACCACATGGTCATAGGCTCCATAGTAGGCCCACAGCTCGGGCTTGTCAAACTCATGTGCCTCGTCGTAGTCCAGGACGAAATCTCTCCACAATCCAGCAATCGCCTCGTTGGGCAGAACCCTTGCGTAGTCGGGATGCTGAGTGTCCCATGCGAGGCTTCCAGTGTCCGTCTGCTTTACTGGCAAATGGGCGATGACGTTCTCCCTCATCCACTCATTCTCATTTGCTCTGTTGAGCACGTAGAGGTTGTTGGTGATCAGGTACAGTCGTTCGCCATCCTCGCGCACCGCGCCTAGACTGATGAACCTAACAGGCTCCTCCGGTCCAGTCTCATAAAATTCGGTGTCGTAAAAAATCTTCAATCTTGCTCATCCTTCCAGACTCCACACCTACGGCATTGATCACCATAGTAGAAGTCATGTTCTTTATATTCTTTTCCATGAAAGATGCAAGGAAGCTTAGTTGTCTTACCTCCCTCGTTCTCCCACCGGTTCATTTCACACATGTTAAATCACCTTAAACATGAAGTAAGGCCCCGATCAAATGATCGGGGCCAGCCTCTCCGCCCAGACTCGAACTGAGAATTAGAGGTTCGTAGCCTCTCGGTTTATCCATTAGCCTACGGAGAGAAAGGGCTGTTACACCCTGGTCTTACGCTTTCGTGCACTCCACCAAGCAAGGGCTGCTGGTAGATATGGCTTAAGCTTTGCCACTAGAGACTTTAGCCTGTACATGAAATCACATCCTTCCAGATCCCCCAGTCAGAATCGAACTGACGATAGTATCTTACCAAGATACCGTGTTACCACTAGCACTATGGGGGCATAAAGGCCGTTCCCCTGCAACTAGGTACTAGACCGTCCTGAATTCCCATTGCCCAGTTCGGTTGCATTCTCCCTGGGTTGGTCCTCCATTGAGCCGGATATCGGTTTCGAACCGATCACCTGCTGTTTACAAGACAGCCGCTCTACACCAAATGAGCTAATCCGGCAGAGGCAACGGAGGGAGTCGCACCCTCTAATCGAGTAGTTTTGCAGACTACCGGTAGAAACTCTCTACGACGCCGCCATTAACTACATTACAGGAGTTAGTCCCCATTGTCAAGTTGATGGACTAGGTTAAAGATAAGCTGACCAGTTTCTCCAGCATTGAGAACGCCAATGCCTCTGTTGTATTCTCCAGTGGCACGAACTACATAGTCATCGGTGATGACAATCAGTTCTGCGAATCCATCATGATAGTGAAGCTCGAAAGGCTGTTTCAAGGGATTGAAGCTGTCTCCGATATATCCAACTACAGTGAATGGACCGTTGCCCTCAATGTATTCAAAACCAATCTGCATCTTATGCTCCAGGAATGATGTTTTTGTTTTCAGGGCAGTAAGCAGCAATTGATGCGCCTACGTAATAGCTAGTATCACTTGGGGTGAATCCTAGCGCCGGGCGTGTTCTGTCAACAACGTCAAGGAAGTTGTCTTCCTCTTCTGCGATGTTGCAGACAGCCTTTGCAGACTCAATCAATTGACCATCAGACATGTCTCTACTTGCTGTGATCTCTTGTCTCACAGTCTTGACAAATGCTTTGTCCTTAGTAGAGAAGTCTGACTCCCCACGACTACATGCTACTACACTCAGTAGCATGATCGCAAGACTACTTGCTACCCTTCTTCTTCCCATTCTTCTTGGCTTCCTTCTTGATGCTCTTTAGGGCATCCTCGTATTTGTCGTAAATAGCGAGGGTTTCTTCTGCCCATTCTGCTACAGCATCACGAAGTTCCTTGACCTTCTTGCGCCGGGCGTTTATTTCCTTCTGGCGCTCAGAGATCTCGTCCAGAGAAGTTGTACCGAAGTAAAGATATCGGACATCAAACTCAAGATAAGCCTTGTTTGAACAGTCTGAAATTGTGAACTGAGTGTTCACACAGATCTTACGATCATCCTTGGTGAACTCAGTAGCGAACTTGTACCAGCCGTCATCACGACTGTCTACGGGATTGAGAAAACCCTGCTTGCCCCACTTGTCTTCCATGTTTGTTCCAATGTTAGAGGGACTTGTAGAGGGTGACGTACGGGAGTCGAACCCGCCAAACCTTGGGTCACAACCAAGTGCCTTAACCGCTCGGCTTACGTCACAGTGGTTGCAGTTGGATTCGAACCAACGAGGTAGGGCTTTACAGGCCCGCCTAGCTTATCCCTGGCTTGCAACCAGTGTAGTTTTCCTGTACCCCAACTTAATGGATGCTGCGCTCTTGCCGTACAGAGGGCGAACTACAAACCTCGCGTGCGTAAGGTCAGATTCGAACTGACTCACCCGAAGGAACGGTTTTACAGACCGCCACGACTCTCCAACTTCGTCGCTTACGCATAGGCCCGAAGGCCGTTTGTCATGTTTTCTGGAACAGACAGGCATGCCATCTGCTCTTAATCTTGTGAGCCTTGAAGACGTAATTCTTACGCTTGAATTCTGCAACTGCGCCCTTTGACATCTTCTGCCGAAGTTCTACACAGATTGCCCAAGCATGTTCTTCACTATCGGCCTCGCCAAGATCCTTGACGAAGCGTTCAGCCATGAACACCTCACTTCTTCGCAGTCTTGCCTGTCTTAACAGGCTTACCGGCAATAATCTTTCGCCCGCGCTCCTTGCGCTGTTCGGCATTCTCTCGAACACCATCAGGGCGACTCATTGGTCCTGGCATTTGCACCTCCTTCTACTTTTTACGGTAGAAGGAGTTTAATCGTATCGCATCGGTATGATGCTTCCTTTCACTATCACGTGGGGGCGGACCCTGATTCGAACAGGAATACGAGATTATGAGCCTCGCGTGATACCGTTTCACTAATCCGCTTTGTAGCTCAGCCGGGACTCGAACCCGAAATACTTCGTTATGAGCGAAGCGTGATAGCCGTTTCACTACCGAGCCATTGTGTGGGTACGTTCACTCTACCACACTACCCAGCTTCCCTGAACGCCACCGGGCCTTTCGGCCAAGCATGAGCTGGTTTGTAGTAACTACTCTACAGGATCAAGCAGACCTTGTCAAATCAGGCGACTAGACCGACCTGACGCATTGCGTCAATCGCAGACGGAACTTCCTCCGTCATCGCCTTGTTGAAATCGTCATCGCTCACACGAGAGGCGTCACGGATGTGCTGAGTGTCTACATTGTCGAAGAGACGACGACCAGGCTCGTGCTTCTCAAGGTCATCCAGGTACTCAACGAAACGCTTACCCATCGGGTCATTACCAACAAGAACAATCTTGATGAAGATCGGGTACTCGCTCATCTGAGAAACTAGATCAATCACAGCCTTTTGATCGTTCGGAGCACCATCGGTGACAATGAACAGATAGACAGGGTTGTCGGCATCCTTGGCAACCTCGAAAGCCTCTCGAAGACCAGCCGCAAGGTCAGTGCCTCCCCAGCAACCCCAGCTTGATGCACAACCCATGACGTTAGTCAGGTCAATTTCACCATGCCACTGGAATCCGCTAGCAAAGCCACCAACCGGTGCCATGCCGTCAGCATCTACACCAGCAGTCCATGCAAGCACTCGCTCAGTGATCGTCTGAACCGTGCCATCGGCGAACATGTAATCCATTGAGTAGGATTCATCCACCATGCCAATTACATCGAATCGGTTTGTAACGCCAGCGTCCTTTTGTAGCTTGACAGCGCTTTCAACCTTCTTCTCGAAGCTGACACCATTCTGCTTAATCAGGCTGACATTCGCAGCAGGCTGACCGGACACAATTGGAGTAAGCGTCACAGTCTTCTTCGCTGAAAGGTTCTGAGCCGGAACGAAGGTCGGCTTAATCTTGCGGGAAAGGAATCCCATGTTGCTCCTTGAATAGGAATTGATATTATAAAAGCGGGGAACTTGTTAGTCGTCGTTCCTCTATGAGGTTAGCATACTCAACGTTCCCCGCTTGTGTCAACAGGACTGGTCAGCCACTCGCATCCCACCGGCTTATTTCATCCGCCTAAGCCTTGTCCGCTGTGTCCTGTTGACAGTATGACATGCCAGTCTGGCTATGTCAAAGCCCCTCTGGAGGGATTCGAACCCCCAACCAACGACTTCGAAGACCGCTGCGCTATCCGTTGCGCCACAGAGGGATGAGGCTTATGCCTCTTTCAAATGATTCTCGTGCACGTAGAACGTCCCTGAGTTGGTTCTCACAATGTAAGTCTTGCCAGCCTTGCCTTGAACTATACCCGACTTCCCCTTGTGCGGACCTTCTATTATCTTCACTATATCATTCGTTTTGTAAGCCACGTGATTCCTCTCGGACTCGAACCGAGGACCACAACAGATTAAAAGTCTGGTGCTCTACCAACTGAGCTAAGGAATCATAGAGCCTCAGCCCCTGAATTGGCGCTTTAGCTCCCTGTTACGAAATTGCATATCTCCATGACCAGTGACGTTGACATTGACATGTCCTTCGTCGATGATCTTGTTGACAGTTCCACTATACTTGTTGTCGTTGGACTTTACCTTGTCCCCGACCTTCCATACCTTGTTATTAGCCACGTGATCCAGGTGAGACTCGAACTCACATTCACAAGGGTTAAGAGCCCATTGCACGGCCAATTGTGCGACTGGATCATAAGAGAGAGGCTAGACAGCACGGCTCATTCCGCCGTCGCCTTTTCCTACTCAATTACACCATGTTGTTTCACCAGAGGGAATCGAACCCCAACATGATTGAGCAAGTTTGCAACCTTGCTTTGTACTCCGACACGGACTCGAACCGTGGACCTGATGATTAAGAGTCAACTGCTCTACCAACTGAGCTACCGGAGCTGGTCGCTGCAAGGTACCTTACAGCGAATAGAGGCTTAGCGCATAGCGCGTCAGTTCCTCGGGAAATAATCGATGGCTTCAAGTTACCAGCTCGTTGCCATCTACAGACCATGCTAGCACATGTGGTGCGTCTGCTGCAAGGGGTGTATACGGGCTATTACCTTGCACCCAATATCAGCCTGCTAGAGCTGACCCGCATGGTTACTATCACCTCTGTGAAGAACCATTAAAAGAGTGGAGAAGATGGGACTCGAACCCACAACCTTCTGCATGCCATGCAGATGCTCTTCCAATTGAGCTACAACCCCAGGGCCTTTCGGCCTTACTTCACTTCCCACTCGTTGATATCAGCGTACTTGAACTTCTCTCCGCTGTCAACAAACTCCTTGGCCTTCTCTTCTGTTGAAAAGACTTCCAAGATTTCTTCGCCGCAGCAGCAGATGTCCGTCGTTACGATGTATACCTTCATTTGACCTCCAGTGTAGTGTACTCCAGACGCTCACTGTCGATCTGTTAACTACTCTACCCTCACCGGGCCGATCTGTCAACGTGTCCCCACCCGGATTCGAACCGGAATCTGTTGCTTAGGAGGCAACCGTTCTGTCCATTAAACTATGGAGACTAGGCCCGAAGGCCGACGATCAACGAATGCTTCGACGCTCGAATACGCCGAACTTCTTGTTGCCAGGCACGCTCTCAACCTTAACCCCAGTTGAGGAAATGAATGAGATCTGGTAGTTATTCTTCTGAATCGGGTCTCGCTTAGCCTCTGAGACCTGACCAAGAACAGTCATGTCACCAGGGCGAAGGGCTGATGCCTTCTTCTCACCGGGCTTCATGGGCTTGTTCTTGAGATCCTTGCCCTGTGCGTAAAGATACTTTACACCAGCGCGGAAAGCAGGGTAGCCCTTTTCCTTAGAAAACTTCCATGCTGCCTCAGCGGCAACGCGCTTCCAAGACTTACCAGCAGCGACCTCAGCCTCAGCCTCGCCCGCAATTTCCTTGGCAATGTCGTCTTCGATGCTCAATTTTTATCCTTTGTTAGTCCGAACGATCTTATACTTTTTTAGGTAAACGTTCTCGCTCTGTTCGGCAATTGTTAGCTGAACAGTCTTGTTAGTCCATAGTAGCTGATTCGCAACGATCCGTCCATACGGTGTTACGTCTCCAGGCTGTAGACTCTTAGCGAACTTATACATATGCGGCTCCTTTAATTGTGTATTAAAGGATACCACACTTTTGCCTTGCTCGCTTAGTTACTACTCTACTAGAGGCAAGGAGTGCTGTCAACATCTTCTGCACCGGGCCTCTAACCGCCAAAAGCCGGTCCCGAAGGACCGGCATGACGAGAGCAGATTGAAGTCATCTCACTGCGAGAATTGTTACTTGTTAGTGACGGTGAACGGAACGCTACCATTGCAGCTAAAGCCAGCAGGCAGGTTACCGTTCTTCTTGACATCCCACTTGTCCATGACAGTCAGGCACTTGTCACGAAGACCACCCTCAGTCAGGTTACCAGCCTTCTCCTTGATCTTCAAGGTCTCAGCATCGATCTTTGCACGCTCCTGCTCAGCACGAGCACGCTCAATATCGTTGTTGGCCTGAACGATCTTGTCTAGAGAAGCCTGAGTACGGTCGTCAAGCTTGATGTCCTTAATGCTAATGGAGTCGATCTTAATACCATCATCAGTAAGGGTCTTGGCTAGATCCCTCTCAACAGCTCCGGTGATCTCACGAACATTCTCACGAGCCTCATTCGGAGTGTAGTCGGTAAGCACAGCTCGGAATGAATCCTTCACTGAGGAACGCACAAGCTGCTCCTGAACATTGTCAAAAGTCTTGTACTTGTTCCAAAGCTTACCAGCGGAAGCCTCATCGATCTTCCAACGAGGGGTTGCGAAGACTACACCACGACCGCCGCCCTTAAAAGTAACAGGTGCTCCATCGGACCACTTCTCACCGTCAAGGTCGAGGTACTGAATGCGGGTAGTAAAGTCTTCGTGCTCTGTCCAAGGAGCCGTAAGCTGGAAGCCACTGTCAAGTGTTCCCTGGTATCGGTTAAATGAGGTCTGGATACCGACGCTACGACTATCGACGCTAGTGATGGACCAGATTAGTGATACAGCACCTAGCACCGCTACGCCACCAACAGCTACTAGTACACCCAGCTTATCCTTAGTGAACAGATAACCTGCTGCGCCGCCAAGGATAATTACCACCATGATGATGGCGAATACCAGATATGCCATTTGATTCCTTTGTTAGCCATTGTTGGAGCTGACCTAGCAGGACTCGAACCTGCACCAGATTGGGTAACAACCAACCGCTCTGCCAATTAAGCTATAGGCCATAGTCGGATGCAGCACTCCCCGTTTGAGCCGGGTCTCTTGCTCTAAGCTGTCCGTCAGCTTCTTTCACTCTAGCACGATTGTACTCAACGTCTTCCTCTTGTACAAGTACAGCCGCTAAACTGTTCTTCATCTTCGACGCCGGAATTTGAAAAGACGTAAAACCCCTTCGATCTTAGAATCTACGTGCTGTGAGTCAAGCTTGTCAGTCAGTGTCAACTACAATTTGGTTAGGGCACTGGAGAGCCCATTCCTTGCCATTTTCATGCTTGAACCAGACCCACAGACGACCCTGCTTCATTACTACCTCATCCTTATAGAGACCCTTAAAGAGCCCGCGTGAGGTAACCAGGTATCCTTCGTTTTCTGTCATGTGTCCATCCTAGTAGTTGATAGCTACTGTGTCAAGTGGTTGGCCGTGCCCCGGTTTGCCTCCGGGTTTCCACCTTGTCCTCAGTCATAGCTTATCTAGAAAACTATGACCTACCATCCGGTTTATCCTTGCCCGAGGTAGCTATCTCCTCAAGCTTTGGCGGCCAGCTCCGGAGGCAGGAATCGAACCTACAGGGAAACGAGTTAACAGCTCGTCGCTACTGCCAATAGTAGCCCCACCGGAATAACCCTTTCGGGCATTGTACTTAGTCTAGCATCAAGCTCTGGACTTTTCAAGCTTGACATCTACAGCGTAAACGCTATACATAACAACACTTATAGCAAGTGATGTTGCAAGACAGATTGTGACTGCCAGACTCATTCCTGCTGCATTGAACACAAAGGCCGCAACAAGAACAAGCATTTTTATTAGAAGAAGGCTGGCAAGATGCTTTGTCGCCCTGCGCGCCCCCTTGTAATCATAACGCCATCGAGTGATGGTAGCAAGCACGTCACCTTGAACTTCAACAATCTTATCACGTAGGTACATTTTTCTCCTAGTTAAGACTTGTCAGTCCTTTGAGTGCCTGAATAAAGGCATTTGTTTCTGTAAGCTCAACAGCATATGCACGAGTTTCAATTCGGTCATCACGCTGATTGGCTTCTGACATCTTTCGCTTAGCAAGCTTGGCCTTCCTGTCCAAGATAGCAAGCAACTTGGTTCTTGTCAAGAGAACAGATCACCGATCCCGTCGAACAAGTCACCAATGGCATCAACAAGGCCCTTGCCACCGGACTTCTTCCCACTGGAAACTACTCTACCAGATCGGCAGCTCTTGCACAACGCCTTCTGCATGCCAGACGTTCCAAAATCACTGACAGGCTTGTCCTTCTTACAGCCCAGGCAGTTCTTCTTCATATCGCTGGTCCATTCCAACGTAGGTAAGATCACCAGGCGTGACCTTCTGAGGTAGTCTACCATCTTCGAACAGATGAACGCCAGCACGCTTGTATACTTCATCAGCTAGCTGAGAGCAGATCATATGCTTGGTAGATGTGACATAGTTCTCTAGCCACTTCCAATTGAAACCAAATCGTTCCAGGGCTAGAGCAATGTAGTCAAGGAAGCTGTACGGCGTTCCTACGAGCTGTCTAGCTTCTTCTACGATACGTGCTCGCTGCTCTGCTGTCAACTTGATGTCGAGGTAGGCAGCTAGAGGGCTACCATACTTGGTAGTTCCTTCATACTTAGACAGAGGACTGATGATCGCTCCGCCAGGCATAGCTTCGATGACTTCGTTGTTGTCCAATACGACAAACACGTGGGTGTATCGGCTTGCGTCTCTAATGATGAATTGCCCTAGACCTACTAGGACGCCTGTGAGACCACCAATACGAGTGAGCCCAATGTCACCGGGCTTTGGTGTGTACTTCTTTGGTGTAGTCATAATTTCATTGTCTACGATTGTGCGTTCTAATGCAATGACAGTTAGCACATACTGGCTCGCACTTCGCAATCTCCTTCTCAATAGTTTGAATAGAGTTGCCGCTTTGAACCATTCTGCTAACGTCCATCTTCTTGTCTCCAAGATGATCCCATTGCATTACATAGTGAGGGAAATGATTTCCGCAATCAGTACATGGTGAAGCTTCCTTAAGCTTCTGTACATGTGCTCTCGCTATCTCCCTGTGAAGCTTAGCTCGTTTAGCAGTGTTCGCAGCATGCTTCTCTTTGTTCTTTTCATACCACCGCTTTTGAGCGGCAGCCTTTGCAAGCTTCTTCTCTTCTTCTGTCATATCTTAATTGTATCACAGAAATTAAGAAACCCAGTCCACAAGGGACTGGGTGTTTTATGTGATCCGAGTGAGATTCGAACTCACGTCCAAGGGTTAAGAGCCCTCCGCTCGGCCAGACTGAGCTACCGGATCAGATGCTGGTCCCTAACCCTCGGGCAAAGGATACGATGGGGTTCGTATCGGCCAGCCAATTCTTTTAGAGCAGTGTGACAGCTAGCCACACAACTAGAATCACTAGGATTACAATCACTAGCACACGTTCTAGACTCATGTTACCACCTCCTGCGCAGGAAGTTGTGGACAATGGGGGACTCGAACCCCCTCTATCTGCTTGCAAAACAGACGTGCTACCATTAACACTAATCGCCCATTGGCCTTCCGGCCTCATTGTGCCTCTGCAATCTTGCATGATTCGCAGCTTGGCATTGGTACTACTGTATCAGGTCCAACCTCTACTGTCAACTCTGTAGTTGCTGGTTCTGGACAGAATGTACACTTAAGTAGGAACTCTACATCTTGAACCATGTTAGAGATCGTATTGAAATCAAGACTCAAGGATCTCGACCTCTACGTCTTTAACATCTAGTCCGCAAAACTCGCCAACATCAAATGCATCGCGGACCGCTTCTCTTGCATCTGACTCATCGGGTGCTTCCACTGTAACCAATAGGCTTACAGCTACTTCGTATGTATTCATGGCTCCATTGTATCACCATCTAGGTCGGCGTCAATCTCCGCCGCCTTCATGTGAACATAGAGATCATAGTTGTATTCACGAAGGATGTCCCAATTGATCTTTATGAGAGCTTCGCCGTTATCTTCTACTCCGTGATGCTCGATCACACCGGCCAGAAAAAGCTCTGTCATCGTTACAGGCATGATGCCTCCATTGTAGAAAGTACCCCGGACAGGAATCGAACCTGCCTATAACTGTTTAGAAGACAGTCGCGTTATCCACTACGCTACCGAGGCATAAACCGTTGACGGACTCGCACCGCGCTTTCGTTATTTATCTGGCCTTCCCCAGAGTCTATCATCTTCCGGCAAAGTCCCGCAGACGAGAATCGAACTCGCGCCACAACCTTGGCAAGGTCGCATGATACCATTTCACCACTGCGGATTGCTGAATAAGCCTATGCGCCATACACCAACCTAGGTAACACGGAATCGAACCGTTCCTGGCTTATTCATTGTGGTCCCCCTCAGAATCGAACTGAGATATCTCGGGCTTCAACCGAGTGCATTACCATCTCTGCCAAAGGACCAAACACGGTTTAATTATGAGGAAAACCGTGAAAAACTCTCACCTTGTTGGTAGACGGACCTAGCTAGGCACCTTTCCCGAATGCCCTTCGGGCCTGCGCAAGCCCTAGGGGACCTACATCGGATCGTCATCTCAGGCTAGCGGAGTGACGGGACTCGAACCCGCAACTGCTACTTTGATATCTACTAACCGTGGGCTCACGCCACAGACGCTTTCGACATTGCATTTCGCGGTTTTGCCAATTAAACTACACTCCTCATATCAGGAGCGACCTGATATGCATTTGATATGCCGTACGTTACATATCAAAGTAGGCCCGGTGAGACTCGAACTCACAATCCTTTCGGCACTAGTTCCTAAGACTAGCGTGTATACCATTCCACCACGAGCCCATCAATTCTTGCGTACTCCCAGTCAGATTCGAACTGACACTACCAAGGGTCTAAGCCTTGTGCCTCCTACCAGTTGGGCTATGGGAGCATAGGTGAATTATCACCAAGTGGATCTGGTGGGAGTCGAACCCACTATCCGTTACCGGTCCATTGTCGGCTTTCAGTAACGTCACACCTGTCAGACCCATTGAGTGGTTTTGTGTGACGACTAAGGTCACTTCGCCCCCACTCTACTAGCTGCTAGCTAGAGGACATCATTCACGAGAGTGTCAGCTCTCCAATGACTGTAGCACGTTAACTTGGCTCTGACAAGCCCTGCTACCTCAGTGTACGGGTGAGAGGACTCGAACCTCCGATTACCTGCTTGTAAGGCAGGAGCCTTTGCCGCTAGACGACACCCGCATAAGCCGTGTTCCTGCATGTACACTACAGGATTTTCTCTTAAAGAGTTTGTTGCGTCACGGCCCACGTACCCCGTGTCGGATTCGAACCGACGTTCACACGGATTGAAAGTCCGGTATCCTAAACCACTAGACCAACGGGGCATTGCCCTTCCGGGCTGTCAGATATCCTGACCAGATTCATAACGTTCACCATCACACATGAAGTAATCAGAGTGATCGCCGTGAATCTCTTCTGCGAATGGATCAGGACCCCAGGTAGGAATCCCATCACAGACCATGCTGTAATCATATCGAGTAATTGAGCGATCCTTATATACGTGTGGTGGACAAGCATACTTCTCACACCGCTCGCACTTCGGGAACTGCTTGATGTACTCGATGTATTCCATCGTATCCATTGTGCCTCCTCTTGTCAACTTCTTATGTGACTTCGTGAGGATTTACTCTGGCTTACTTGTACTACTGTAGCTTGGTTCTGGTAGTCTGTCAAGTGGCTTCCTGCACTCCGGGCCACCGGGCGCGTTTACCCACTCCATGTTCTTAGAAACACAAGCTTTCATCTTGCTTGTTTCATTGCTTTCAGCGATACATCCCATTAAGAGGAAGCTTAGTAGTAGTGCGCCGATGATTCCACTTAAAATGGCCACTACTATTCTTGCTTCTATTTGGGTTGGTATCTTTGCTGGCACGTACCCCGAACGGGATTTGAACCCGTGTTCTCCAGATTGAGAGTCTGGCGGATTGGACCGGACTATCCTACCGGGGCATGAACGGATTAAAGCGCTCCGTCCTGCGCTGTATAGCTAGTCTATCGTAGTCCTCAAGCTCTGTCAACTCAAGGTAGTGGGTTCTCAGGAATCTCCGCAGGAGATTGACCGATGTCACGCCCAAGAGTCTGCGGAAGAATTGTTCCATCAGCAGATCCAGGAATGTACTGTCCCACCTTGTTCTGCCCTGCGTCTAGGAAGATTTCAGCTTCGTAAACGTCGTAAGGTAGGTCACCAGCGTTTGTTTCATACTCTGGTGGCTCACCAACTAGGGAGAACTGAACAACGATGTTGTTCGTCTCTGAGTTGTAGTAGAACTGAGAAATCTGGTAGTAAGCCATGCTTCACCTCTCTTTCATTAGCCATTATATATGACTAATGATTATGAAAGAGGATCAGTCACTTTCGAGTGTGAGATAGAAAACCTTCTTCTTCTCATCATCGTCAGTAACGGTAACCTTCAAGGTCTCGCCGTCGTGACTTGCTGATACATAACACTCTAGACCATCGTTCCAGTCTCCGTCAACATGACTGGTCAGAACGTCTAGGATGCGCTCAGCATCGATCTTGTCAATAGACATTTAACTCCTCAGTAACCGCACTCGTAGTATTCTACCTCGAAGCCCTCTGGTGTAGCAACAACTTCCGCAGGATCACCAAAGTTGGTATTCATCCATACGTCGTGTGCACCAGAAGTTACACAGCCTTCGAAGTCTCCAAGTAGCTTAGAGATTTCAGTAGTGTCGAGTCCACCTACTTCATAGACTCTCTTACCATTACGGTAATCTCTCTCACCGGCCTCGTTACGATACTCATAGAGATCGTACTCAGATAGCCAAACTCCATCTTCTGAGTCATTGAGGTAGTCTCCGGACTCCAGCTCAACATCCTCTTCTGGATTTGGGAAGCCTACAACCTTGACCTCTGGAGAATGACCATCAAAGGTACATGGCTCTCCGTCGTTAAATCCCGGTGTGTACTGAGTCCACTTTACAGCAACTACATTAGGATGCGCAAGTACAGCATCCATAGCCTCTACGAACTCTCTTGGATCACGCTGCTCAACCATATGGCTTGAGGCGTACTGACGATCACCCGTAATTGGGCGTCCGGTTACTTCTTCTAGTTCACTCACTTTGCATCCTTAACAATGTTGTTTAGAACGTCCTCGCGTCCCAAGAACTTCTTGATCTTTCCACCCATCCAGGTCTTCAAGGTCATGCACTCCAGCCAGTCAGCGAGACTAGGAATGCGCCCTAGATCCTCGAAAACGTGCTGCTCTGCAATTTCCCTAACAGGAACCTGATGGGAGCCCATACCGTTTTTCTTCATTACCGTGATAGTTGGTCCAAAGACTCTCTCAGCCTCCCAACACCCTTCGGTGTGGTGGCGCAGAGCACGGTGACGAGCGTCACCAAAATGTGCCTTTGATCCATCAATCCATTCATGGATAGCTAGGTAGTCTTCTGGCTTTCCGCCCCACTTACGAGAGCTGCTTACAGCATGAAACCAGCTATTAGACATTGGTCCTCCCAAGGAAGCCAATGAGACGCTTGAGAGAAGCCGCCACGAGCTTTGGAATATCGCTACGAATTCTATAGCGCCTGAGTTCGTCTTCTACTGTATCGGTTGAAAGATATGTTGTGTATGTTCCGCTCTTGGTCTTTACCAGCACCAGGCCGTTTTCATCATCAACATATGCTTCTGCGATCTTTCTCACTGGTCCTCCAGCTTATAGAACTTTCTTTCGTGCCACGGAGTGGCTACTGTCCTTTTACCATACTTGGACTTAGGACCGTTGTCAACACGGATGGAAATCACGCCTGAATCACTATTGATCTTGACAATAGTGCCAGCGTCCAGTATTCCACCATTTGAATTGCCACCTCGTGGCCTAGCGAAAATGACTTTATCGCCCACATTCAGCAGGCGACCAGTCATGTCAGTAAACGTTTGCATAGCCTCTGTTTACGACCTTTGAAATTGTAGTTACAGACACACCATATTGACTAGCGATCTCTGAATAAGGAGTATCCCACTCGGCAAGAAGCTTGACCTCTGTCACTTGTGAATCGGTCAGCTTACGAAGCTGAATGGTCTTTGACCGAAGCTCTCGGCCTTCATCGAAATTGTTTCGCTTCTTGCGATTCAGGGCGAGGCGGCAGTCACGACACCACTTGTAAAACTTGGCAGGATTAGTGATCTGCCTGCCAAACTCATCAAGTTCCTTTTCGTTACCGCAGACCGGGCATTCCTTCATTGGGCACCTTTACCACGATTGCTGACCACTGACTTCCGTCCCACTCTACATCAAGACCAAGAGACTTGGCAACCTCTGCGAACTTCTCGCCGCCGCCGTTTCCGTGATAGACGTAGATGTGAGGAACAGGGTTACGGGTGTCAGCATACACAACTGAATCACCCGCGAACCGAAGCCTTGAACCCTGACCAGCATATGTGTAAACATACGGATCGGAGTCAGAATCCATGCCAAGCTTTTCCTTATTGATGCAGCCTCGACAACACTCCTGAACCTGCATCTTAGCAGTAACGTTCGCCTTGCGAGTATTCTTGAAAGCCTGCTTGAACTTCTGTTCAAATGTCACTTAAGCCTCCGCTTAGTGCTTTCCATTGCTGACTCAAATCGGGCAAAGGCAGGGGTGTCACCGAAGATCTCAAAGAAGTGAGACTTCTTGATGATGCCTGTGTTCGTGCGGGTGCTCACTCGAAGCTGATACTTAATTGCAAGCATAGCAATCTCGTCGGCAAGCTTCATTGATCCAGAGAATCGATACGTTCGAGTCTCGTAATTCATTGCTCCCCCAGTTTGGAGTAGAGTTCTCTGATGTAGGGACACATGTGTCCTACGTTGACATTGTACTTAGTCTTACAATGACCACAAGTAGACTCTTCTATCGCCGGGCGTTCCTTGGCAGACCTGCGAAAGATCATATGGAACAGACTGGAGAGTGTTACTCCTGGCTCGTCCTCTTTCATGTCTCTAAGCTATCGCATCTCGATCAGCTTGTCAACGTAGGAAGTTGACGTACACCAGGATGATGAGAGTGGCAGAAGCAATAATCATCTGAAAGATGCTTGTCACAGTTCTTACAAGTTCTGCCTTTGATCTTGCAAGCTTGAGTTCTTTTCGTTCTTCTTTACTTATCATCTATCTAGTATAGCAAAAACCCCTTCCGAAGAAGGGGTTTTGCTCAGATGCGACCTGCGGAGAAGTCAGCAAGAACACGTGGAGCGTTGCTATCAAAGCCAACGAAGTCCATCATGCCGCTATCGCTAGGATCAGCGATAGTAAATGGAGTTGAAGCGACTCCTAGAACAGCGAGCCTTGCGTCAATTCCCATTTCCTTGCGGTACTTCTTAAGAGCCTGGAATGGGTGAATCTTTCCAGCCCACGTCTCGTTATCAGTGATAACGACGAAGGTGTCAACCTCTACGCCATTCTCAAGCGCCCACGTCATTGGAAGTGAGCAGTCTGTGCCTCCCCAGTTCACCGCACGCATTGCACTCATTGCCTGAGCAAGAGAGCTACGGCTGGTGATCTTTAGTTCGGCCATACCGCTATCACGCCAGTTGTATCCCTTGGAAGAGAAACCACGGATGATGTGAGCTGGCTCAGTACGAGCAATGGTCATTGCCATAGCGCCAGCAACCTGCGCACAGCTTAGGTCGAGACCCATAGCCTGTGTGCTCATTGAACCGGAACAGTCGATGGCTAGCATCGTCCTCTTACCGGCTGGCTCAATGGTCTTGAATGACTTGTGGAACGCCTCATCGATTGCATCGACAATAACACCCTCAGTCTCCCAGTTCTTTACACGTCCACCCCAGATGTTCTTTCGATCCACCTGGCCATCGGCATAAACAACGGCAGCGTTAAGGAAGTTAATTGGGTGCAGTCGAGATTGACGAATCATTTCCTCATTCGCTAGCTGGCTAGCAAAGTTCGCAGCGAACCGCATGTCCTTGAAAGCACCAATACGCGCGAGGCGAGTAATGTTTCGAACAGCAGCCTGACCACGAAGCTGACCATTAGCAAAGAGTCGCTTCCAAACGCTAGCATCCGTGAGGAACTGCGTTGGAATGGTCTCCCAGCTAAGCATCTCGTAATCCCGCAGAACTGCGTGCACAGCCTCTACAGACTCCGCCTTCTGCATAAGCTTGAAGCCCTCGATAACCCGAAGGTCATCTACAGCCGCGTGCTCCTTGCCTAGGACGAAATCAGCAACAGACGTGTTAACGTTCTGTGGGTGAGCCTTTCGCATTACGTCTCGTAGCGTCCAGGTGTTTCCACCGAACGTGCGGGAACGATACTTGACAGCCTGATAAGCAAGCTTATCAGCGTCCTTGTCGAACCAGCCAGCTACGATTTCTCGCTTTGCGCGACCCCATCCACCAAGCTCGTTAAGATAGTTAACTACCTCGTAGAGGTGAGTAGCAGTCCTTACGACCTTGTTGAATACCGCCTTGACCGCCTGCTTATCCTTGCCGTTGACAATGACAGAGGCTAGAGCGAACAGGGCAGGAGACTGCTTGTACGCACGACCATTGACAGATACATCAACGATTGTGTTCAGTACAGAGGCTTCGTCTCGGGCAATCATCTCGTTGAGGAAGGTCACGTTTGACTGAGTGTGGTTAACCTCAGAAACGTAATACGTTCCTCCATCAGTTCCAAGAATCAGAAATCGCTCAAGGCGAGACTGATCAGAAACCTGGAAGACGAATCCACCAGCGTTGTTCTTGACCTGTCCTGCCTTTGCTGGCAGATTCTGAGAAGTCTTGTTGGTTGCCTTTGCGGCATTAGTTAGTGCGTTGGACATTTCTTTCCTTTCCGGCCCTTGTAGGGCATTTAGTTTTAGAGAGTCTTTACGTCATTCCACTCAACAGTGGTGACGACCTTCTCTACTCGTTCAAGCAGATAGACATCATCGTCTTCATACATGTTTTCTTGCATCTCTGTCTTACCGCTTTCCCAGCGTACTCCGACAAAGACACCTTCATCAATCTCAACGATATCTAGCATGTGATCCATCCAGCGAGAAGTAGCCTCTTCGACTGTCTCTACATGCTTTAGCTTGAACTCATCTTCACCGAGTTCTTCGTTGATTTCGTCAACGATATCTTCTGCCCAATAGCTCTGGCCTGATGACCATAGCTCCTTGAAACGCGCAATGCGTGCTTCGGTGTCCAACCTTTGATCCTTCCGTAGAAATGAAAAGATCGGGCAAGTTGGTAGGAATCGACCTTATATTTGCAGTGTAAGATAACCGATTCCATTCGGCCCGAATTAAGTTGTATGGGTAAGTTGTTGACATCGACCGTAAACCTAGCATCCAAAGCAATCCACGGATTCGAACCGTGTTTCAGTCTGTTTCATAGACAGATAACCGATAGTCATTCGACCCAAAAGTCCCGACGAAGGGAATCGAACCCTCGATAATACGCTGACAACGTATCGTGTTTCCATTACACTACGCCGGGTTAGCCCCGAAGGGCAAGTCTTACTTGATTGGCGTTGCCACAAGGTCGCGGAGATTGGAGTAAACTAATCCATTAACCTTGGAGTTTGCCCTGAAATCGTTCTTCGCCTGACTCAAAGCATCGGACTTGCTCTTTGCCTCGAATGACAGATGGTATGCTTCTGTCACCGGCTTCTTTGCGTCAGGGTACTTTACGTCATACTTTCCTTTGACATCCCAGTTAGCCCTACCCATCAGAAGCCCTTACTCTTGGCAAAGGCGCGAGCCCTCTCCTTGGTCCACTCTTCGACCTTGGTAATAGAAAGCTTGCCGTAGCTTACCTTCTTCTCGTAACCAGCTCGAACATGAGTGTTGTAGTCCTTCATCGCCGCGCTCTTTGCAGCATCAGCGTTCTTGCCAGAGTAAACGTTGTTGAACTCTCGCTTGGCACCATTTCGAACGAATGTGCCGCTGACTTCCCACAGCTTATCAGCCATAATATCCCTTGTTGGTTACTCTACAACGATTTCCATAAAGTCTGGCCGGGCTAGTTCCTTAAGCTCAGCAGCAAACTCTTCTGACGCTAGCTCATGTGTCCATACAGGACGGCCAGCCAGTTCTTCAATGTACTCGTGCATATCGGCAAAGTCACCGATGAGTATTCCAGTAAATACTGCCACAACGGCAGCTTCTCGCTTGGTCATTGAACCTCGCTTGTTGTTTTCTTATTGAAGCGACCCCTACGGGAATCGAACCCGCCTGATGTCTGCCTTGACAGGGCAGTGACCACAACCTAGCAGTCCCAGAGGCCAAAGGGTGGCGGGCCGATTCGGATTTTGTAACCCTTACGACTGACCACCTACTAACTACAGTAGCATCAAGGTGAGGGCTTGTCAAACGGGCCGTACTCTCGTACTTCACCGTCATCAAACTCAACAGTAACACCCTCAGCAAATGCTTCTCGGATCTTTTCTTGTTCTGCTTCCCACTGTGTCATATTCCTGTCTACCATGTCAAGGAAGTCACCGAAGCCGTTGAACATCTGAGTCCTTAAGATCCAACTGGTGCTGACTGATAGCCTGCCCAGTAATCGTCATCATCTTCTAGCCATACTACACGAGTGTTGCCATTGTGTCCATGAATCGCCTCCAGAGTCTCAATGTCTGGATACAAGGCGACTGAGGTCCACTGAGACAACCATGACATAGCACACTGCCCGTTGTCAAACTCTACGCCCTGAGCAACGATGCCCGTGCCGCTGACTCCTGATGAGTCGATGTCTCTATGTAGCTCGAACAGTCTCATATATATTATCCTAATATACTATCTTGTATCGATACCCGTATCGATTTCTTGTACTCTATTTCTTTTCTCTTCCCAGTATAATTTACCTTAACAGGTCTCTGTCGTTCTGTCAACTCCTTCCTTGTATCCTTTAGATATATGGAGAACCGCAAAGACGTAACCCCTCCGCACCGGCCCGCCGCGCCCGTGACAAATCAGAAAAGTGTCACGTGACAGAGTGACACCGTGACATTCTTCAATGCGTGACAGCGTGACAGAGGCCGTGACAGAAGTGTCACTGTCACCGTGACATGTCACCCCGATGTCATGACAGTTGTGACATGACAAAAGCCACCCTCATAGGTAGAGGATGGCTAGTGTATTGATAGCAATATGAATAGTGTTGTCAGCGATGATCATAAGCCATGTGGTAAGCCACACAGGTGCATCGTCTCTGTATCCCGTCTTGCTACCTTCGGCCCAGGAGTATCTAAACTCGCGCGGAGCCAATTGGTTTTTCGCCCAGACTACATGACGAGCCAGGCGATAATGGTCAATTATGATGTGCGTTCCAATGATGACTAGTAGAGCTAGCCATGACTGCGTGACAAAAAGAAATGGAGCACCATAGGTCACTCCGTGAAGAATGGCCGGTGTCCATCTCTTTGTCTTCAATTGGGCCATCCAATCCGTCTGGATTAGATAGTCACCAACGAAATGCAGTAGAACGCCAATGAGCACAGCGTTCACAGCTTGTGCTTCTTCTTTAGAGCCTTGATGGTTTCCTTCATTCCACCAATCTCCATGCCATAAGGAAGGGCTTTCCTTGAAGCCTTATCCTTTTCTGCACCCTTAAGACCACGGATGTTCTTAAGCATCTCCTTGTAGGCCCTTTCCTTTTCAGGAAGTTCACGCACAAGCCTGTAGTAAAAGCGAACTTCTTCCTGATCGCTCATTGCCATTATTTAGTCCTTTCGGGCGGAAGTGTTGGCAAAAACCTCTTGCAATCATAGCAATAGGCTCTGTTGAATCCGGCTGCGATAATCTCGTCTCCGTAGATCTTTCTCACGTTGACGTGATAGCAGTCCTTTTGTTTCTTTCCTTTTCTTAGCATAGTGCTCCTATGAAAAAGTCCGGCACAATAATGTACCGGACTAAGCGGAGGCGGAGAGATTCGAACTCTCGCGGCATATCACTATACCGTGGGCTTTTCAAGAGCCCTCCACACTGCCAACGTTAACGCCTCCATAAAGCTGTCAGCACTTACCGCCAACAACTTCTAGATCTTCCTCAAGGAATCCTCCCATTACACCCATGATAGGATGATTGAGATCCCTTTCGAAGAACATAATTTCGTACTCACCGGCACCGAGCCTCTTGAGAAATCGAGTACGCTTGTGAACCCGACCACGCTTACCGTAATAAGCAGGATCAACATTCTCACGGTTGTGCTTTACTTGAACCATGTCGCCACAGATAATCATAGCACCTCCAGCGGAAGGCCAGGGAATTGAACCCTGCCGGGCTTTGACACCCTTAGCGCCTTTCCAAGACGCCTGCTAACCAATCGCTTACCTTCCATGTGCCCTGTTAGGGGCGGTAAAGCTCTATGTCACTTTCTTTGAAAGTCGCAGCTTCCAAACTACCATGCATGATCACAAGATAGTCTGTCCGAAATATCTTCCGAACAAGAAAGGTCTCCCTTGAAGCGATGACTCCAGTCAACCTCCAATACTTCTTGGGCATCTTCGGATTGTCTGGCTTCACTCTGATTATATCACCTGACTTGAACTCAGGCAATCTTCACCTGCTTAAGAACGACAAGCATAACCTGTCCCTCCCAGGGTCCTTCCTTCATGAGAACTTTAACGAGAGTTGGATTGGTTCCAAGCTCCCAGATCTCACCCTTCTTCTTGTCTGAACCAACAATGACCTTTGTCCCGACTTCAAGACCCTTCTTGCTGTCCATTAGACCTCCACGTTTGAGAGATAGACGTTCATCTTGTTGTACTGACGGATTTCGCCATCGACTAGCACATGATGGCACTGCAATCCTTCCGTGAAGAAGTATCCGTGATCTCCAGTTTCAAGATCCCAGACAAGATCTCCTTCGACAAACTCATGAACTTCATAAGCAAGAAACGCAAGAATCTTGCAATCATCATCCATGATCTTGTCTGCCAGATGTGCGCATTCAGTGCAAAATGTTCCCAAAGCATGGGACCACAAAGGCTCATGTCGATGGCAACGCCTGCACTTCATTAGCTCATTCAGATTCATCATGCCTTCTGAACCATCTCGTCACTCACACCATACAGCGGAGTGCCTTCCCTTTCAAGGATGACGATCTTATGATCGCCGCCCACAAGTGTAACCTTGCCGTACTTGTTCTTGTAAGAACCACGAGTAACCTTCACCCGAGTTCCCACCGGAAATAGCTTTGACAGAGCCATTTCTGTCCCTTCGGTTGATTACAAAGTACGCCTGGCGGGATTTGAACCCGCTTTCTCCAGTTTATAAGACTGGCGCATCAACCACATATGCTACAGGCGCTCGGTCCGAAGACCTTTAGCTACAGCTTACAACGTGTCAGCTTGTCTGTCAAGCACTGACGCTGTTGAAGAGGCTGACGATAGTGTCCCAGGCACCGCTAAACAGGTTGAACACGCTGTCTACGGTTTGCGGAAATAGCTTGGCGAGAATGAGTCCGCCGAGAATTCCCCAAATGAGGTCTGGCCACTGCCTACCCTTCTTCTTTACAAGAAAGAGACTGACCAGACCCCACAGGAACACCGGACCAACCATCAACATTTCCATTACTGCTCCAGTTGCTTCTCGATGTTCTTTCTAAAGTAACCGGCAACCTTGTACTTAGAGCCTTCCCATACTCGGCTCTCCCGACCGGTGTTACCTAGAATCTCATGAAGCTGACGAGCTGTCAAGATGTGTCCGTAGCCTCGTAGTTCCTTGGTCAAGATGCTAGCAGGTAGCCAGTCATGCTCGTCAAAGTTCTCAAAGATGTCCATGATGTCTTCGAGCAGTCTTCTGTCTGTTACATCTGTGACTGTTACGTCTAGATAAGTATCCTTATCTAGCTGGACAATTCCTTCACCGGCTCGTTCATCACCAATCTCAATTGCTTCGTCTGGATCAATTGGAAATGCCTTGTAGAGATATGGCTCTCTTGAGCCACCGCCCATAATGTAGCACTTACCTGCGTCCTCTGGATCTTCTCCAGATGCAGGATGTAGCTTATCTGGCCTCCAGCCCTGACTGATGGCTCCCTCTCCAAATACCAAAGGAACATCGGCGTGACGTGAGGCGAACATTACCTTAATTGATACAGCGTCTGCAATGGCCGCTCCAAGCTGATCCTTGGTTGCCTGCTGTGCAGCTAGAATGACTGTGATTGCTGACTTACGTCCATTACGAATGATGTCTACAGCGAGATCCTTGCACTTCTTGTTGAGCTGGATAAACTCATCAATGAAGATGACCAATGCAGGGTGTTCCCTCGTTGGCTGCCAGTTATCTCCCATGCGAAGCTTTGTCAGCTTCTTTGCACGAATCTTGGTGTATTCAAGAGCCTCAGTGAGCATTTCCTCAATTTCAGCTTCTGTTCTACCTCTACGTGCAATAGCATCTCCGAATACTTCAAGACCATTTCCACCGGGGTCAATGTCCCAGGTTACACAATCACGACAGCTAGTCGTAATGTCTGCTAGTGTTCGCATGAACATAGACTTACCACCACCAGGCGCGGCGATGATGACTGCGTGATTCCTTAGAAGAGACATCTCAAGGAACTGTCCGTCCATACGCTGGGCGACCTTGTACTTGTTTTTGATTGAACGAGATAGAGGCTCTGCTCTGCCCTGTCCAGTCATATCAGCAAATGGGTCGGACTGCATAAGACGAATAATCACTTCGGCTCGGAATCTGGTAGCTGCAACAAGCATTCCATCAGCGGGAAGTCTCATCAGAGTTTCCATATCCTTGGTCTTAGCCATTACATCATCAGGTGTTCCCTTACGTAGAATGACTGGGAATTCCCAGCCCCAATTGTATCGAGTTGGTTCAAGGATATTCCGAGGAGTGATTCCTTCTGCAAGCAATGCTCTGCGTAGGCACTCAATCGCTTCTTCTCTGTTACGAGCATCTGCAATTGGGAAAGGTGCCATAGCATCCTCTTCTTGATCTTCTTCTTCCTCACCAAAGATGTAAGTCTTGTTAGTCACTCCTACTATGGCAAAGGCGATCAAGAGGCTGACTGCCACCGCGCCAAATGTGACAGCACCGAAGGCGCTTGTAAGCCATGCTGTGATGGCCAGAGACGCCGCCACGCAAATGTAGAATCTCTTCCTGCGTGGTTGTGCGTGCTTCTGTTGTTCCATTCGCAGCTTGCGAGCCTTCTCATGATTGCCTTCGTGTCTAGCCTTAGCAATCTCAATCTTGTAGTCTGCGACAGTCAACCAGTCAATCAGATTCTTCATGCTTAGGCGTGCCCCTCCTGAGACATGCTTAAGCGCACCCTGACTGGAAAGCCTAAAAGACCTAGAGCTAAGCTCTAGGTCTGAGTCAGGGAGTTTCACAAGTTCTTTTGAATGCTTCTTGTCGAAATCTACCATGATTTAGTTTTTCTGCTATTGTCTCACCAAGGAGACCAGTTGGGACGGTGGGAGTTGAACCCACATGTGACCACTTAACCTTTCAACTGTTTATCAGACAGAGGGTATACGCCCCAGTGGCGTGAGCCATCTTTCAGACCCACTTTTGTACTTCGTCAAGGACGCCTAGAAAGACATCCTCATATGCTCCAGTCTCGCCCATGGAAGATTCAAGAATGAACTTGTCCATGTTGGAAAGCTGGGGATTAAACTTACCGTATTCCAAAGCTGCACCGAGATTCAGAAGCAGGCGGATAGCGTGACGCCTCTGCTTTACTCCATCACTCTTAGCGAAGTTCAGAGCGGTTCGAATGTATACTTCCTTCATCTTGGCGCGATTCACTCGATATTGAGTCCGGAATTCGTGGATCTTATCGATCTCAGCGACCGGCGTCCATAGCGCTTCAAGTGCTTGAGGTACGCATTCGTCAACCATATTCATAAATGTTGACATATCTACCGTCGTCTTGTCAACACCATTCACAATGGTTTGCTTGATGTTTCGCTTACGCTTGGTTCGACTGGTTGCAATTACTTCGTAAATGTCTTTGTCAGAACCCTTGTGAGCGAGCCCATACAGATGGGAACCATGAATTGTTCTCAATAGTACAGTCATAGTAAGTCCTTTAGGTATATGGCGGGAACGGATAGTGTGTAGTCCTTAACGTCATCCTACCACACACAATCTCGGATGACTTGTATCTACCGAGCGAACCCAGCGATAGGAATCGAACCTATTATCCATTGAGTGATAACCGTGTCCCATTCGACCCAAATTGTCGGGATGACAGGATTCGAACCTGCGACTTCACCGCCCCAAACGGCGCGCTCTGACCAAGCTGAGCTACATCCCGATAGACTGCTTTTGCAGTCCGAGTCTGGCACCCCGGAATCGAACCGGGTTTCTTACGCTTCCAAAGCGAATGGATTACCATCTTCCCCGTGCCAGATAGCAGCGTTGTCGCTGCGTTGTACTTAATACTAACAGACCCGCTAGCGTCTGTCAAGCTGAATCTTTTGGCCTTCTGCGACTAGGCGCACAACCAGCTCCATCGAGATTCTTGTGCTTGTTGCAAACCATTACGGTCTTGTTGTAGTACCTAATTCGATGGATTGGCTTGTTGCCACATCGCTGAAACCAGCATGTATTGCCGTTTCCAACTAGTGCCATCTCAATCCTTAGATAGACCCTTAAGCTCCTGTAGCCTGTTCTCAAGATCCTTGATCGTGGCTTGAAGCTCTGCCTTCTTCTGTGCCTTGTACTTCTCTTCTACAGTATCGTTGATCGGAAGCACCTTGTCAAGGTCTGGCACATCGTAGACGATTCTACCTTCTACCTTGACAACCTTGCCGTTTCTTACCCAAGCCTTCCAGAGATCACCGGGCTCCTCTCCTTCACCACTCAGGGCAAAGAGGACATTCGGCCAATCTCTAGAGAGGCTAGCCATGTCGTCTTCCCAGTCGTACCACTTCATCGTATCATAGTTGCCGTTGAGCAGTCTAGATAGATTCAGTTCGTAGCTTCCAGGAATGGTGACACTATCAGCGTTGTCAATGAGATCCTTAGCTCTCTCGCTGTCTCTGACAATCTCAACTTGGTATCGAAGTGTAGTATCCCATGTTGCCTCACTTATATAGCTGGTCAGGAGTCCAGTTAGACTTCTTCGCCGTTCGAATTCTGTGACAGTTTGCGCAGACAACATCGCACTTGGCGACCTCTGCGTAAAGTTTATTCCATGATCCATTGTTTACAATTTGACCAATGTTCCCTTCCTTTTCAGAAGGATCTCTGTGATCGAAATCCATGCAATAGAATGGGTATGAATTTCCACAGTCCATACACGGAACCCTCTTAAGCTCAATGAGATAGTTTCTCATCTCCAGCTTTCTCTGAGTGTTCCTAAGCTTGTACTGTTCCTTGTTCTTGTGATAGTGGGCGCGCTTCGCTGCCCGACTCTTCTCAATATCTGCGTATGCCATGAGGCAATTATAAAGGGTTCCAAATCTTATTGCAAGTTTGGAACCCTTATAGAGCATGTCCTGAAGGAGTTGAACCCTCGCTTGTGGTTTTGGAGACCACCGTGCTACCGTAACACTTAGGACATATAGTTGCTTGGGCGTGACCCCTTCGCATTCAAACAATAGACGGCGTAAGCGCCTAACCCAGGGAGATCTATTGTTCTATGCTGGCCTGCAACTGGCCTTAAATTGTCGATCCGAGGAGGTTTTACCCATCGCTTCCCGCATATTTCCCTTCGCCATTCCTCACTTTTACCATGGTTATTATGTGAGTTCCGGTTCCGTTATTTCCGCCGATATCGTAAAGTCGGACCAGCTCCCCACCCTAGATTCGAACTAGGAATAACAGGGTCAGAGCCTGTTGTGTTGCCGATTACACCAATGGGGAATGGTGAGAGCGCCGAGCGGGAATCGAACCCGCGCTGAAAGATTGGAAGTCTCTCGTTCTACCATTAAACTACCGACGCATAATGTGGATAAGTGTTGGGAGTCGGGTGCCAATTTAATGGCTTTCTATTTCCAATGTAAGATAACCGACCGAGCCCTTCGACCCACATTTACTACTTTAGCAGCTTAGTCTTCGTCTGTCAAGCCAGAAGCTGTTGCCCTGTCCTGATCAGTGAATTCTGCTGACTTACCCTCACGATAGTTGGTGACGTACATGTCCATGGTCATTCCCATGCCACGCACACCAGCCGGACTAGCCGCAAAGGTCAAACTTGAAGCTGTTGGAATACCCATTTGAGCGCCAGTCGCAATTGCATCCTGGTTAGCGGCAAGGAAGATGAACTCATAGCCCAACTCCCTTGACTCGCTAATCAGCTTGTTAACTGCTTCTAGATTCCACTCCTGAGAAACATTCTCTAGACCATCTGTCATGATAACGACGAGTCGCTTATCCACAGGCATGTGGTCCATCGTCTCTCTGAATTCTGTCACAGACTTGCCGATTGCGTCAAGTAGTGCTGTCATTCCACGAGGGACGATCTTGATCTCAGGTGCGTTAGCTAGAGAAACTGGACCAAATAGATCTTCTACTTCGCTGTCGAACTGAACAACCTTGACTCCACATCGACCGTCAACGGCCTTCTGCTTAGTCAGGAAGTCATTCAGCGCTTGCTCTGCCTCCATCTGGATACTAGACATGCTACCAGACCGGTCGAGGATGAGCAACATTGCTGTAGTAGTAGACATTTAATCCTTTCACGCCGGATCTATGCCCGGCTCACCGCCATTAAAGACGTACTTACTTGCTGGTTGTCTTTGTATGATACCAGACATGCAGCACCAGCACCACCAGATGCCTTCGTGCGTACACTCGTTTGGCTTCATCTTAGACCATTGAGGGTATGTTGGCGGCATAGGACCGCTTCCACACTGCTCGCACTCTTCGTCTGGACCGAGCAGCCTACCAGACTGACAACGTTCACAAACTACTGGACGAGCCGCACGCTTCACAGCGCGATCAACCCTCTGCTTCTTTTGTACCACAGGAAGTGTGCCGTCGTCAAGAGGGATCTTGTCGCCCTTAGCGGCATTACACTTCTGGTGCATGAGAACTAGGTTAGTTAGTTCCCAAGTTCCACCAGCACTCAACGGTATCCAGTGGTCGATAGTAGCAGGCTTCTCCTTGGTGAATGGCAACCCACAATCGGGGTGACGACATAGGTTACCATCACGCACTAGGAGAGTCTTGACAATTTCCTTACGGTTCTGCTTTAAAGCAGGCATGGCATGACCTTCCTTAGATAATTTCTAGCCTTGTGAGATATTCCTGAATGTCATCAGGCATCTCACGCCTCTCACGAGGAGCTATAATTACATTATCACGTTCTCGCTGGCTGTCAACCTCTTCCTGACGAGCCTGAATCTCAGCACGTCGAAGAGTCTGATAAGTCTGAACTTCAATGACAGCGCTCTCTTCACGAGGAGTGTATGTAATTGCATTGTGAACTGCTCCACACACCGCGTCCGCCAAGTCCTTTGATCCCGTTCTTGGGTGATCAATCTTGTCGTTCGGCATGATTCTCAACTGTAGCAGCTCTCTGCGAAGAACACCAGCATCCGGACCAACAAGCCTCTGGTCATAGACGACCCAGCTCAGATCTTCGTAATGCTTCTTTGCCACAGACAAAACCTCTGAATTGATTCCAACTCCTCGCAAATACTTCATTTGGTCATTAGAGTTCCATCGGTCAAAGGTCACAAGTCTGAGGTCGAATCCTCTTCGCTTCAATCCTGTAATATACTCTCGAACGTCGGCAAAGTCAATGTCCTGACCTGGCTTCGGCGTCCACCATCTTACAGCATCAACTACAACAAAAGGCAAGACTTCGTTTAGCTGTCCACCGATTTTCTTCTGGACAAACTTCTCCACATGTGCTAGCGCTACGGCACAACGGTCATGCTTCTGCGCAAGGTCAACGTGAACATAGTAGCGCACGCCTTCCTTTGGCACAAAGTCAGGGCTGTATGTTCCATCTTCGTCAATTGGATTTTGACGACAGAACGCCGCTTCTACCTTCTCCTTATCCTTGAAGAAGGCGTCAATTGCATCAGGTGGCATACATGCAAATCGAGACAATGCATCAACAGGATCAGTGAAGAATGCAGTGGTAAAGTCTTCAATCTTACGAGTAGGATTAACCTCCCACGTAGGACGCTTCAATGCGTATACACGTGGAATGTTGTAGGAAATGATATGGTCCTCTTCCCACTTGATTGTGAACTTGTTCTCTTCAATCTCATCGGGAAGATCTGGATCAAGCTTAAACGTATGTGTACGTTCGATTACCTGCTTATCAGCAACAACAGCTTCGTATCTCTGAGAGATAAAGTCGTTCTTGAAGCGAGGGAATGATAGAAGAACTACCTTTCCTTCTGCTGGGAATCGAGAGTCTACAGATGCTCGATACATCTTATAGACAGCATCGGCCGTCTTAGCCTGCTCGTTACCTGATGTAGAGTCTAGTGCAAAACCGGAGATCTCGTCAAGCACGCAGTAGATCAGGTTGTAACCCTCCCAGGCTTCACGTTCGGAGTGGCCTGAGTACACGTTCACGTTTTTATCAAATGCGATGTGGCCCGCCTTAGTCGTGAACTTTCCTACAAACCATGGTGACCCCTCGATGCGGCTCTTGAAGCCCTTGAAGAAGACGTTGTTGGCCTGGGCTGCGTTGATAGCAATGTTCAGAATGTCAATGGAGTCTCCAGCAGGCTTACCAAAATACTTAGCTGGATTGCGTAGACATAGCAAGAGGTATACGATATACGCACAGGCGATGGTGGATGTGAAGTCCTTACCGCTACCCTTACCTAGACAGGCAATGACTTCGTTACATGTCTCCGCCCATCTCTGCCGGGCCTTTTGTACCTCGTAGATGTTGTAAAGAGTGCTCTCCTTGTAAATCTGACTGGAAGCACGAATAAGTTGATACTGATATTCGGACAGATGAGGCATTCCCAAGTAGTCTTGGCTCTGCACGAATGTTTCAATATCTACTGGAATCTCTTCAAAGTCCTCGTCAGAGAGAGCATTAAAGAACTCGGTAAAGTCTGTTGACATCAAAAAATCCTATATCCTTTCATATTGAATAGTATATCATGAAAGGATATAGGATTATTGATCAGGGGACGACAATGGTTTCTGTCTTGCCCGTTACGCTGGAAAGCCTTCTGGCAACTTCGACCTTGCAGTGAGGACAGTCGGAGGTTACTTCTCGCAGAATTCCGATAAGGATTTCGTGCTTCTTCTCCATCTCGATGACTTCATCACCAATTTGCTGGTTATCGAGAAGTCCTGCCTTCTGTAGCAGATCGACCCTCTTGCCTTCAACATCTGCAAGAGACTTTAGAACAGTTGCCTTTAGCTTGAAGTCGTTATTGAGGTCAGCCTGTTCCATGGTTTCCCACAGTTCACGGATGATCATATTGTAATGCTCATCCATTGAGGTCAATGCCTCAGTGGCTCGTGCCTGAATAGTCTTGTTGTTCTGAGCGACTACGCGCCACTCTTCAATATATTCAAGCACCTCTGCGCGCTTAAGCCCAGTGATCTTGGCAATCTGAGTAGGATTGTCGCCCTTAAGGTATGCAGTTACGACTTCATTCATTCGCTCAATTCTGTCGATTTCTGCTAGTTCTTTAGGCAACCTTTCTCCTTCTACGTGAACGCTTAGGCTTCACCAGTCCCTTTAGACGTTCTACGTAGAAAGACTTCCATTCCCCTGTATCTGCATTAATGCAATCGATCCAGGTCTTTCCAGTCCTCACATTCGTAGCAACGCATCGAAACTTGTAAGTGCCTCGCGTGTTCTTAAACTTGATGAGTGCCTTTGGCAAGATCACTTCTCCATCAAGCTCGAATTCAAACGCGGGAACGATGTAATCAATCCCAAGGTAGGCTTGCTGCCACCACGCATCCGGGTTCTTTACCTTGGAACGTCTTCTAGTAGGTGTTCCCATATCTCCTCGCTTTCAAGATTATTATAGCAGACCATTGCCGTATCGGCGCAGGTACTGCTTCTCTGCTTCGGCGTATAGCTCCTGCACTTCACCAATGAACCATTCTACTCGTTCTTCTGGTGAAACATCTGGAACTGTCAGATAGGGAACGTTGAGCATTTCTAGAGACTGAATGACATAGTCATCAATACGATTTCTATATGATTCGTCTGCGTCTCTCACACCGTCTTCTTCTGCCTCCCAGTACACCGGGAAATATAGAACGAAGTGGTATGACTGCATGTGCATTTCTGTCAGTCGCCTGGTCACATTCTCAATAAGCGCACCGTTCTCCCAGACGTATTCATTCTGGTAATAGGTGTATGCTAGTGAATCGATCAGTGTTCTGTCAGAAATGATTCCCTGCTTATACAGAGTGTTCTGTGGACTGGTCATGGTTTCCCACTCGTCCACCATTCTAAGAACTGGAACAAGGATCTGACTTAGCTCGGTTGCTTCCCTGTTGATAGGATAACCGTAATCCTTGATCTGTCTAGCTGTTGATGGAACAAGGACGAAATCCTTGAACGCCGGGCTTTGTGCCATGGCCTGAGCCATGGATGTTTTTCCAGTGCCTTGGGCACCGGTCATTCCGATCTTAATCACTTGTCGTTTTCCACCACAATCATTCGTAGTTCCTTTAGGCTCAATAGGCCATCAAGATCCAGCTCCCTGGCTGTACCATCGTACTCTATCAGGCTTACCTTGCCACTGTCAAGAAGCTTCTCACCAAATGAAGAATCGTAACGGCTGATATCCCACTCCATGAATAGAACCATTGGCTTTTGCTTCCAGCACCACTTCATGCCAGAAAAGATCTCTGGCTCCGCGCCTTCTGCATCAATCTTTACATAGATCGTGCCATCGTAGTCTCGTGGAATTGGAACGCCGCTGTCAAAGCTCTGCACATACATGTGCTGCATTGTGTAAGATCCACTAGCTCCGTACATATTTGCTCCGCCAGAATGACCCTCTGGAATATAGAGAACTCTTTCAGTGGGCTCCCAGCTATCGCCAAGCGCTACAGACCCCTGATAAATCTTCACATTATTCAGAAGCTTTGAATTGAATAGCTTCATAAACAGATCTCTGTTTGGTTCATATGCCATGACATTGCATCCATGCTTTGCCGCCCACAAGGAGTAGTAGCCTAGATTAGCACCAACGTCTACAAATACTGATCCTGGCTCTACTCTTTGAGAAATGTAGGCAGTAACCCATGATTCCCAATAGCACCGGCCCGCTGCAAAATGCGGAGTCATTGCATAGTCATTGTCTTCGGCATACATCCAAAAGCTGTCTAGCATCCAGTATCTAGTACCGAAGTCATCCGTTTCACTCTTTGCGCCGCGCTCTCCAGCACGCTCGACTTCTTGACGAGAATTGTATCTCATCGGCTCCTCCTGATTGGAATGTTATGTTTTGCGAGCCATCGAGTGATCGTCATTTCAGAGACGCCACAGATCTTAGCAATCTGAGCCGCAGTCTTTCTGCGATATCTTTCCTGCAACCACGCCTTGCTCTCATATAGCTTAGCCAAGCTTTGTCACCTCCCTCATCAGAGGATCGATGATTATGCCTGACTTGCCCTTGCGGGATGCGTACTTAACGCAATTGTAAGTGCCGCCAGTCCTACCGGCTTCCAATACTGCCAGATAGGCATCAGCGTTGTCAACCATGAACCGGTTTCGCTCGTCGTACACCCATGCTCCAGGGTAGCTGTCATAGTTAGTAACGTTGACAACCTCTTCTGCGTAGTGAAGCGCTCGGCCATAGTCATACTCATCGGCCTGGCGAGGCTTGTGGCCCCTCCATGGCTTTGCAGCAATGAATGGAATACCTAGACCCCAAGAGATTTTCGCCATTAGGAGATCAGCTCCAGAGGCCATGCCGACGTAAACAAGAGAGGCCCCCATATCAATGAGGGCCTTCTCGATTTGGCCAGCAATCCAGTCACGGTCCCTCAGATCTCGATGTCCAGTTCCCGCTACTATCATGTTAGCTCCTTCTAGTTTTGTTCTGTACTGCCCACCAGCCAATTCCCAGTGAGTCAGCCACGTTATCGCTTTCTAGCTCAATGCCAAATTTTTCCTTGGCAAAGGTGATGGTTCGCTGCTTCCTGATCTGTCTGCCCTTATTCTGATACCAGCTTGCAGACTTCCCAGGGAACTCAGCCTTAATTGCATCCTTCTCAGCCTTAGTCAAAATCTTGTTTCCAATAAATGACTGCCAGCTCATAGGAGGTACTTCAATTACCTTCGCTCCATTCTTGAGCAATGCAGCAATTACTGCGCCAAACACATAAGCCATCTTAATAGCTACTGATGTGCTTCGAACCATAATTGCTGCTTCGATTGCTACAAAGTCAGGAGTGAACTCTTCGAATAGTGCCAAAGTCTTTACGTGAGCGTCATAAGTTCTGTCAAAAACTGTTTCACCGTTGAAATTAACCTCTCCACATCTGTAGAAGTTCTCTCCATCGAAGATGGTAAATGCAATAGACTTAGTTGAGCAGTCGATACCCATTACCTTCTGAGCCTTCGTCTTGTGAAGGTCAGAAAGAGGCACTACCAATCAACTCCAAAAGTTCGGCTCTCTCGTCCCGCCGCGTCTTTCCCTGACAACCCTCGCACTTTTCTGAGCTGTTATATCGGGAAAGAACAGTCGGGCACTCAGAACATGTTCGCACTTTACCTCTCTTGCGATCACGTCTGGCGTAATACTTTTCCATGATACGTGCGTTGGTCGCCTTACGGCAACATGCTGAGCTGCAAAACTTCTGATTATGAGTCTTGGGCTCGAACATGTTGCCGCACTCTCCATAGGCGCAAATCAATTACTTCTTCACCTCCAATGGTGCTTTAGTAACGTCGCCTTCTGGAGATTCGTTCCAACACAGATTGAATAGCGCGCATGACTTGCATGCCTTATTCTTCTGACTGAATGGCCGCGTAGGAAGCTTCTCTTCCTCCCACAGCTTTCGAACTTCATTCATCCAGTTGAAGATGTAGTCCGTATATTCAGCATTTGCCTCGTCCATGATTACAGGTACAAGGAAAAGCTCCTGCGTATTCTTGTTCTCGTAAAGAACAAAGCCCTCGTCTAGACCGAGGACACGCATATAAATAAGGACCTGAACCTTGTGGTAATCGATAGCCGTTCCAGTTGCCTCACGATGAATGTAGGACTCCTGTCGAGTTGTCTTAAACTCTCCGACTACACGCTTTCCCTCAAAATTCACGATAACATCAACAAACCCCCTGATTGGGGGATTCTGATGTGTGATTTCACGCTCTGCTTCTTCAAGTACGCCCGCGTCAGCAAATAGCTTTTCGATTCTATCGTGAGCTGCCGTACCATTAGCCATATTGGCGACACTTAGTCCGTCGAATGTGTTCTCGAATTCTCCACCTGTAAAGGCTAGGTACCAGTACCTTGGACAAGTACCAGCACCATAGCCTACAGAAGATGGAGAAAAGGAAACCTTCTTGGAATACTTACTCTTCGGCCGTGAGTTGACATAAGCCTGCTCAACGATAGAAAGAAACTTCTTAGTGTCGAAAGACAGCTTCTTCCCTAGCCGTACTGTTTTGATTAGTCCTGTAGACATAGTATCCATTTCTCTTAACGAATATCATTGTATCATACTTGAGTCTTGAATGAATACTTCAAGGACTGAACAACCTTATCCAGTTCGGCTGCGGCTGTATAGTAGATGTTCTTCTTCATTCCATTTACTGTTCCACCACGATCCTTCTTGATTGTAGAATAAATCGTAGCCATCATGGCAAACTTGGCTGCATATGCTTGTAGCTGAATGATAAGCTGCTGTGCTGCCACCGGGTTTTTTACGTCCGGCTTCATCATCAACTTAATCACATAGTGCAGAGCCCTGTCAAGATCTTCGTCTTCCATGAACTCATGAACTTCCTGGAACTCAGAAATCCTTGAAATGAGGACGAGAGGGTTTTCCTCAGTCGTCATCAACTACCTCCAAATATGTTTCGGGCCATGTATCAGATGTCCAAGTATCCCAGAAGTCTTGCTCCTCCCACTCTTCGTGAGGTTCGGCCATCATTTCACGATAGCGCTCAGCAACATAGTCTGGAATCTCGTACTCGAATACTTGCTCAGGAACCGTGATTACTAGCTTCATCTGATTCCTTAACTAGATCCATATTGAATGGTTCGGTATTGGTTTCACCGAAGGCGTTTGCAAGGACGTGGCGGGCTTCTTCATATCCCACCGGGCCGCCCTGCTCAGCTCCATCTTCAAACTTCTCGTAAACCATCCATCCGCCATTGTCACGACGGATAAACTCAACTCTCATTAGCTTCGCCATACTTCTCCTCCCATGCTTCTAGCATCTCGTGAAACATATTGTCTCCGATGACCCATACTCGGGTCTTCTCATTGCCAGCTCCAAGAACTAGCTTGAGTGCCGGTACCATCCTACCAGATCGGAAGGCATCTGTGCAAACCTTTCCCCAGACATCCTTGGAGACACTAAAGGAATTAGCATACTCCTTGATGTCGTAGCAGAACGGACCTAGCTTGGCATCGCCCTTTTGAATCTTTCCACGGCCGGAATTCTTCTGAGCCTTTCCGCCGTCTCTCTTAATCTCGTTTAGTTCTGTCATTACGCTCCCAGGTTAAAGTTTTCAATCAAGGACTTGTGTCCTTCTGAGCAAAGCCAGCCGAGAATCTTATCGACTGGCAAATACTCCGCTTCGTCAACTACTTCGCCGCAGGTCATGCAAGAGAAGCTTCCATCAATCAGGATGCCTGGCTGAATTGGCTTCTCTTGCGCCGGGACTTCTTCGAAAGGATTATGCACTTTCCACCTCCCCAATTAGCTTGGCAGAAAGCTCCTCGCTTGCCCTCAAAACAGCAGTGAATCCGGCCTTGCCGTTTTCCTTAATGTCTTGGTAGTAAAGCCAGTTGCCCTTCTTTTCAACAATTCCCAGAGCGATTGCCAGATCAATGGCTTCGCCAAGATTGTCAATTCCGATGAATGAACCATCGTAGAATAGGTTGTAACTACCTGTCTTGTTTGGTGGACCTAGCTTGTTCTTGTCAATGCTCCAGGTTACCTCACGTCCGATAGGCTCCTTAAGGATCATGTCTCCATTGTAGACTTCTCCCTGAATCTGATCGGCCTCACGTGCAGATGACCAAAGCTTGATAACCGTGCTGCTAAAGAAGTCTACAGCATGTCCACCAGTAGCCTGGTGCATTGCACCATAAGTTGTGATCTTGTTTCTCACCTGTGAGATTAGCAGAAGTGCCGTATTCTTGTTTGCGTAGTTAAGCATCTTTACACCATTTGCAAGCTCACGGGCCTCTGAACCAATCTGCTTAGTTCCGCTAAGTTCCTTTAGTTCGTCACCCTTCTTGTCCTTCTCAAAGTATGCAGATGACAGTAGGGCTGAGATTGAGTCTACAGTTACAACATCGATGCCAGCCTTCATAAACTCGACACCGGCCCCAACCATATCTTCAATCGTCTTTACGTCTGTATAGATCAGCTTTCTTGTATCGACTCCCAGTCTTTCAGCCCATGATGGATCAAAGGACTGCTCTGAGTCGATGAACGCTACCTTCTTGCCCGCTGCTTGCGCTAGACCTAGTGTTCCTAGGCAGAAGGTTGACTTACCGGCTGACTTGCTACCCCAGATTAGTGTCTGACGGCCATAGCCGATGCCTCCACGCAATGCAGCATTAAGTCCGGTGCTTGGAGTCGGCTGCTTTTGAAGAATTACTTCTGAGCCCATCTTCGCCCGCGCCAGCACCTTGGGACTTAGCTTTGCTAGGATCTCCTCTTCGATTTCCATATTCTCTCTGGTTCCATTCCTCTTCAAGTTTTTCTGCCATTGCCTTTATTTTCTTATCGCGGCAGGCGGCCAACCGCTTAATGATAAACAAAATTTCCTCCGGGTCATCGCCTCGGAATACCAATAGGTGTTCTTCTTCGACTCCCCGGAGGAAATATGCTTCTGTGCTCATGGAGCAAGTATATCAGTTATCGGTTGTCTCCGCTACCTGAAATCACTCCACGGGCGGCCCGAGACTTTAGCTTCTGTAGATTCTGCTTGGCGATTAGCTCAAGCGGATATCCAAGCTCGCTGGCAAGATTGGCAACATACCAAAGCACATCTCCTAGCTCAGCGGCCAGCGCCTGTGCCTTTTCGGCAGTTACTACGCCATCCTCATCTCGGATTGACTTCTTGAATCCATTGGCGATTTCACCAGCTTCTCCCACAAGGCCAAGAACAGTGTATCCAATTGCCTCGGTGGTAGCTTCGCCATGACCAGGATAGATGCCAGTCTCAGCGGCAGCCATCTGGTAATCAGTCATTGACAGGTCGTTCATCGTTTCCAATCAGGTGAAAGGTGAATTCCTTCTTAAGCGGATCATGACTCAGACCCACTGAATAACGTGTGCGATCATTGACCGCTCTTTCTAGCTCCTCTGCGGTGATTACGATATCACCCTTTGCGAGGAGCAGAAGGCGAAGAAGATCCTCCGCCTTTACTGCCTCTTCCATTGTACTCCTAGAGAATGTTGTCGTAGAAGAATGAGCCCTCTTGGGTCTGCTTCAATACAGGATCGATCACTGCACCAGGCTTGCACTTTCCATAAGCCTTGTGGAATGTAGTCGGAAAGGCCATCACAGGAAGCAGAGCCTTTTCAGAATCTGCAAGGATAGTGTAGGCCATCATCTTTCCTGCCTTTGTCTTGTATGGCATGAAGCTCAAGACCTTGTACATGCCCGGAGGAATGTCACTGTAGTCCTTCGCATACAGATACTCGACAAACGGAGTGTCGATCTTTCCGATCAACTCATCCATCGTAGCATACCTGTGGACTCGGTTGTCAGATACCAGGATAGCATACATCTGGCCTGCTTCGATAGGAGTTTCCTTATCGGTGAACACACCAGCCGTACCTGTTTCGTCAACCATTTCCACCCGCGCCCATCCTTCACCCCTACGAACATCCTTGACCATTGCAAGGACAGGGAAGGCTCCAGTGCCAGAATATTCGTCCAAAGTCCTGAACTGATTCTGAACACGCGGAGGAACCCTCTGAGTACCGAAAGCAGGAATCATCAGATACTCGTAGAAGTTCTCACGCTCGTTACCCCTTCGTGGATTGTCCTCAAAGGCTGCACCACCAACGGCATTAAGCGCTGTAAGCACTCGGACAGTCATTCCACTGCCCTTCTCCATCACCTTCGCCTCAAGCTCGGCGTAGTTGGCGTACGGAGCATGCTCCAGAAGCCTCTTACCCGTGTTTCCACGAATGTACTTTACGTTGGTGATACCAAACCTGATGGAGTTTTCTTCAATGCTGAATTCCTCCTTGGAGGCGTTCACGTGAGGAAGAAGGATCTTAATCCCCAAACGCTTTGCCTCGATCAGATAGTCAGTCAGCTTTGAAGTCTTCTTGCTTGTGTCCTTTTCGTTCTTGAGCAGAGCGCACATGAACTCCAGAGGATAATGCTTCTTCAACCAAGCAGTCCAGTACGTGATCATAGAGTATACAACCGCGTGAGACTTGTTGAATGAGTAACCAGCGTGCTGCTCGAAGTCGTGCCACAGCTTTTCGGCTACAGCTCGATGAACCTTCGTGCTGGCTCCCTCAATGAACTTGTCCTTGTACTGTTCGAATTCCTTTGCGTCACGCTTCTTACCGATGATCTTACGGACCTTGTTTGCCTCTGTCATAGACATTCCGGCAAGCTCAGTCATCGCAAGCATGACCTGCTCCTGATAAATGATGAGACCAAGAGTTTCCTCTGTGTGTCTCTTCATGATGAAGTGGTCATACTCAACCTTTTCCTTACCCTTCTTCCTAGCCTTGTAGCTAACACCAACGGTGTTGAGAGGACCAGGACGGGCGATTGATGTACCAATGACTAGATCGTTGAACTCACTAGCACCGGCCTCAAGAATCCACTTGGTAAAGGTATTTCCTTCTGCCTGGAATACACCGAGTGTGTAACCATCTGCAAGCATCTGATATACACTTCGGTCTTCCAGATTGATCTTATGCAGATCAATGTCCTTACCAGTACGATCCTTGATCATCGCAAGGGTGTCATCGATAACAGTCAGAGTCTTTAGACCAAGGGCGTCAAGCTTAATCAGCCCAATGTCCGCCGCCTCATTCATGTCATACGCAACGATAGGAAGTCGTGGTGCATTTGCGTCGTTGGGGTCCTTTGCCGTCTCGATTGGAGCGTAGCGAGCAATTTCTTCCTTCGCTACTACGATACCAGCAGGGTGCTTACCCATTGACTGAATGCGACCACTGAGGTGATGAGCAAGCTCAAGAACCTCTGGATACTTCTCGGTGAACTTCCGACCCTTATCTGACTTGCTAAACAGATCAAAGAATAGGTCTGGCTTATCCGCAGGTGCGTCTACGTCCTTAGTAGCAGAGTTGACCTCTCCCACCGGGACTCGGAATACACGAGCAGCAGCCTTTACGGCAGCCTTACCCTGGAACTTGTTGATTGTAGCAATCTCAGCCACGTGCTTGTACTGACGACGAAGATACTGCTTGACCTTATCACGATCACGGTCAGCGAAGTCAACGTCGATGTCAGGCCAGTCATCACGGCCGATGTCGATAAATCGGAAAAACAGCAGGCCCCACTTGATCGGATCTACTTCTGTAATTCCCAGTGTGTAGCACACAAGGCTTCCAGCGGCAGAACCACGGCCAGGACCGACACGGATGCCCTGATCCTTAGCCCACTTGATCATGTTGCCTACAATGATGAAGTAGACAGAGAAGTCCTTCTGCTTGATGATGCTCAGTTCCTCTTCGAGACGAGCGACGTACTTCTCATCTCCATCAAGCCCAAGATTCTTTAGACCAGCACGGGCCTTCTTTTCAAGCAAAGCCTGTGGGTCTTCGTTCTTCGGCTTAGGAAGAAGATCAAGACCAGCGTGGTAAGGATAGTCACCGATCATGTCCGCCACGAGATTCGTATTGGTGATGATATCGGTTCGATCAATACCCTGCTCAAGGAATGCGTTGCGCTGCTCCTCGGCAGATCGCAGATAGATCTCAATTTCCTGGAACGTCATCGTTCGGTTAGGATAGAGGTAATTAAACCTCTCCATGATTTCCATCTTCTGAGACTTGGCCATGTTGAACTCGCCGTCTTTAATGCTCTTAGGATTCGTAGAGAGAATCAGCATTGCCTCTTCAATCCACAGGTCTTCCTTACGAGCATAGTGACAGTCACTCGTCACCACCGGGCGAATATCGAGAGAGTCTGCAATGTGCAGAAGACCCTGATTCATTTCCAGTGGATTGTGAGCCTGCACCTCAATGAAGAATCTCTCACCGAAGATGCTCTTGAATCGCTGAGCGATCTTGATTGCCTTTTCGGCATTGCCAGCTTCAAGAGCCTTACAGATGAGCCCATTGAGACATCCAGACAGAACGATCAGCCCGTCATTGTGCTCCTCAAGAACCTCCATGTCGATACGTGGCTTGTAGTAGTAGCCTTCGCGCCACGCAATTTCGTTAATGGTCTGTAGGGTCTTGAGTCCAGTCTCATTCTGAGAAAGGATGATGAGGTGATTGTAGACGCTGGTACCGTCTGTCCGCTTGTTCTTGGCAGTCTTATCGAAACGACCAGTCTCGGAGATATAAGCCTCAACGCCGAGAATAGGCACAATGCCTGCATCCTTGGCCGCTCGCTGAAAGTCTCGATGCCCTGCCAGTGTTCCGTGGTTAGTCTGAGAAAGATGTGTCATCCCCAGCTCCTTGGCCCGAGCCATATACTCATCGGGGGAATTCAATCCATCAAGAGCTGAGTAGTAATCATGAAGGTGAAGCTCAGTAATGTTCATGGTTACCTTTCTTGTTGTGTAGGTCTACACTATCAGCCCTGATCAGAGCTGTCAAGCAAGAAGGCCCCCTTTCGGGGGCCACTCGCAAATCTATTACCAACCAACCTCAATTGAGGTAGCGGCATCGTCAGCCTTCTGCGTTGAAGCAGTTGCAGGTTGAGCATCATCGTCGTCGTTAGCGAAGATTCGCTTCCAGTCACCAGGAGACTGAGTGTAGAACTGCTCCTGACTGAATACTCTCTTTTCATAGTCGGTCTCGTAAGGAATGTTACGAAGAACCTGAGACTCGATATCGAATAGCTCTAGGCTATCGAAGTCGAAATTGTCAAAGGTCGTATCGTTCTTTACCTCACGAAGAGAATAGGTTGAGTCAGTACCAGAACCACGACGGGTTAGCTTGTACGTCTTCTCAGTGATGGAGCCCTCTTCGTCGGTCTCCTCCATCAGGTCAGCTACGAATGAAGAGTTTAGACCACGGCTTAGAACGTAAACCTCTGGCTCATTGCCGTCACCACGATCAACGAGAACGTTGATGTAGTAGTTACGACGCTGACCGTAACCCTTCTCCTTGCTTCCCTGCTTTGCTACACGAGCCTTCTCACAAGGCCAGCAGCGATTATCCCTGTCGGTTTCAATCGTGCAGTTTGCACGGAACTTGAAGTTTCCATCTAGGCCCTGGTGCTCAACTGCACCAACACCGACACCCTTGTTGGGATCGTAATTCCTTGCCTCAGTGTCCATCTCCTGTAGGAAACGAACCTTTACAGACTCGTCAACTCCTAGACGAAGATACTTAGGCTTTGGACGATCAGCATTCTTTGCTCGCTCCTCGCGCTCAGCCGCCTGTTCGGCCATCTTCTTCTTGTAAGCGCGGATTGCATCGAGACCCTTTAGTTCTGACATTTAGTTTATTTGCTCCTAGTGTGATTTATTGAGGCTTCTAACGAACCTACTATAAAGAGTATAGCAGAGGTCGCTGATCAGGTCAATCTCCACTGCTGATACTCAAAGTTGGACACGCTGTTCTTGATGCAATGAACAATTTCACTGTCCGTCATGTCGCCCGCGTCCTTAGCTCCATGAGGATACACAAGCTTGTAATCTGTTGCAGCCCATCGAATTCGCTTTCCACGAACTCGACTGGCAATTAGATTTCCAAGCTCACGACCAGGATTGTGACCCTGGCAGTCATTAGGGTCTTCGCACTTTCGGCAATTCTTCTGAACGTACTTTGACTTGTCATCGAAGTCCGTCATGATCACGATACCTGAGAAGTACCGTTCAAGCAAGTCGATGTGCAGATTGCTTAGGTTTCCACCTAGCAATGCTACTACATTTGGATAACCGGCTTGATGGATTCTCATGGCATCAAAGCTAGCTTCACAGATGATTACTGTGTCACCGGCCTTTTTTGCTCTGTGCAAATTCCACATTGTCCGGCTAACCGGAAGTGCTGTGGAATTCTTAAAACGCTTAGACTCAAGCGCACGACCGATCAGACCAATGTAATTCCCCTCCGGGTCATGCATCGGAACAGTGATCATGTCGTTTCTAGCAGAGTATCCAATGTAGAATTCACGGAGAACATCTTCATCGAATCCTCGTTCTTCAACCATGTAGCGAACTGCATCCGGATAAGACCAGAATGATTCGTACATGCGATCAAACGGCGCAGCAGGCATGATATCGAAATCAACTCGCTGCTTCTTGATCTTCTCAATCTTCTGCTGAGCTGTCAACTTCGCGCCGGTCTTCCTCTTGAGAATGAAGCGCATTGCTTCAAACTCCTTGAGAGGAAAAGCTGACTTTCTCTTGACTAGTTCAACTAGGTTACCACGCTCGGAACACATGGCGTTAAAGCACAGGAAGACTCCTGTCGCCTTTGAAACTGAAAAGCTTGGAGTCTCCGTGTTGTTGTGAAAAGGACAAAAGCAAATGAAATCCCTACTGGTTTCAGAGTCGATCTCAAGACCGAGGTCATTCAAGACCGCTTCGATCTGTTCCTCTGAGTAGACATTGGTATTGCCTGTCCATTGCATATCCCTGAGATCTCCCAAGCCTTTCGCCTCCCTAGAAATATCCCATATGCTGTGATCAGAAAGTTATATGATCCGTCTTCTCTATATTCAGTTGAAAAGTAAGGCCCCAAATCGAGGATTGGAGCCCATCCACGGTCGCGCATTTCAGTCAGCAGCATGTCTTCAAATTGTGCTCTCAGCCGTGGAAAGTCGGAATCATCTCTGATGATTCCGTCCACCTGAAACCTTTTGACATGACTATGCATCATTTACACGCCGTAACTTTCCTTCCAGATACCGCGATCAAGATCAGCCTCAAGGAAGAACCCGAAGTCTGAACCATGACGGTTCTTTCTGGAAATAACTTCAATCAGGCCGCTGTCGTTGTCACGGTGGACCGCGAAGGCCATATCAGCATCATACTCGATCTGCTTGGACCATGCAACCTGGCTCAGCATCGGAGGGTTGTCCTGACCTGAGATACCATCGTTGTTAGTAGCAGCAGTGATGTCGATCAGAGGAATGTTGTTCGTCATGGCTAGACGCTTGAATTCCTTTGAAAGCATCATGTTTCGCTGAGTAGGGTTAGCTGACTTTGCATTGTCGGTAAAGAGCTGGTGATAGTCACAGATCACAATGTCTGGCCTGTGCTGCTCAATCTTGCCCTGTACGACGTTAGGAGTTACGTCACCAACACCCTCGTTAGAAACGATAGTGAATGCTGGCTTGTCAGTAAGAGACTTCTTTCCCCATTCGCGGAAGTTGTCGATATTGATTTGCCCACGAGCAAAGTCAGTGGCAGAGAACAGACCAGAGGCCATCATCGTATAGATTCGGTCTCGCATGTTCTCAGGACTCATCTCAAGAGAGACGATCATGGGCTTGTAGCCCTGTAGCCACGCCTGAATAGCTAGATAGGCAGTGAACCATGTCTTACCACGGCCAGGCCAACCAATAGCTACGATGAAGTGACCACCAGCCATGCCCGTAGGATAGGCTGCATCAATTGCTTTAACGTTCGTCTTGATACCGACTGCACCCGTTACCGCCGCCTTTTCCTTGACGGTTAGAAGGTGTCTTTCGGCCTGCTCGTAGTCAGTGATATCAAGGTCGCGGACGTTGTTTGTGAATCGACCAAGATTGCCTAGCTCCTGCATCAGCTTATCAAGAACCTGAGCAGGTGCGTACTTGTCTAGCGCTCCCATACCCTTCTGCATGATCTCATCCATGCGAGAGTACAGGAATTCTGACTTTAGCTCCTCCAGATAGAAGGCAGGTTCGGCGTCAGCCTGCACTGCCTCTAGCTGCTTGAACTTATCAGTCAGAACGGTGATGTCCGGGATGGACTTGTACTGCATGTAATACTGACGCATTGAGATCCACACGTCCCGGAAAGGACCGAATAGATCATCAACGTTGTCCGCCATTAGTGGAGCAATCTGCTTTGTCGCGCAGACTGAATTAATTAGCTTCTCCGCTGTTGTTGGCACGTTCCTCCATCCTTCGAACTCGCTCGGCTGTCTCAGCCATAATTTGCTTGCGCTTCTCTGCGTCTCTGATCAAATCCAGACGCATTCTGTTAAGCTCCATGTACTTGTTGAAAAATGTATCGATACTGTGCCCGTTTGCATCACAGGTGAAATAGTATTCGATAACATCTCTCAATTGCTGATAAGAAAGATCTTTCAGCTTTAGAATGGCCTGAAAATTCCATTGGGCTGAGTATGAATTCATTGTTGAATCAATTCCATACCTCTTCTTATACAGCCTCTTGTATAGAGTGATCAGCGCCCATGACTGCTCTCTCTGATTCACTTATCCTCCAGAGTATCAACAATCTCTGTTAGCCTTGAGAAGAAGCTTCCAAGAACATCGTCTGAAACTCGCTTGAGACCTTCGTCCACCGTTTCTCCCGGTAGAAGATCAGTTTCTGCGCCAGCCGTAATGTCAACGTTCTGGAAATTGCCAAGGTTGTGCTTATACGTAATTCCCCAGCTTACCTTTTCACTCATTTTGTTCGTCGTCCTCCTCTCCGATGTCGCTCGTCGTTGAAAACCCAAATGGACGACGTTCGCCTTCTAGTACGTCTTCGCCGTCCTCGTCATCATCGTACACCAGTCGGCCGCTGATATCAACCCACATGGCCGCTACCTTAAGAAGTGCGTCTGAGTCTCTAGACTCTACCGCAAGTGCAGCCGCTACGTCAAGAGCGTTAGCAGCTTGGATGATCGCTACACCGGGATTTACTCGGTCACCAAAAGGTGTGTACTTGGCCTTAGTAGTTGCCATTGCTTACCAATCTTTTGCCTGCCACACTGGTGTGAATCCACCGCCACTGGTCTTCGTGTATAGAACTACCTCATTGCGCATCATTGCTAGCAATTCTGCCTTTGATGGTAGATTCGTTCTCACTGGCTGGCCATCGTTTCTTGGTCTGCCCGGTCCATGATTCAACATCATGTCGTGCAAGTCAAGAACATCCTGCTCAGTCCACAAGTATAGACCAGGCTTGCCCTGTCCGTCAAGAGAGTAGGTTAGGTATGGTCGCCTGATGAGTCCCTTTCGAATATATCCGATCATGGACTCTCTTGTTCTTCCGACCATTTCTTCCACCTGCTTGGTAAAGAATGCCTTTTCCATATTCTTTCTTGCGACAGTCAGCACATAGGCCACTCGCTTCTTCTCAGGATAATTCCATGCCACGAGAATGTCAGCCGCGTGATTGACTTGGAGTTTCTTGTGAGCTTGACCATCGAGAAAGAAATACAGGCTAGGGTTCTTTTGTCCCCTTCTGCTGCCTGGTTTGTCTCCCAATATGTCCTCCAAATTAAAATCCCCTGCGCATTCCACGCAGGGGAAGTGCTATGTAGAGTATAGCATCCTTCACTCTCACCGGGCAAACTGAGTAGAGTAGTTACGCTCTCTAGCGATCAGCCATGCCGCAAGCTTATTCTTGGTCTTATCAAGCATCCATCTAGAACCACACTCAATACATGCTAGTTCCAGGTGATTCTTCTCAGAATACACTCTGTCGATGAATACCCTGCCACCACACTTAGTATGATTCAACGCCTGGTACCTTATCCTTTGTGTCAACCACAAGGGATGGGCTCTCAGAGCTACCGACACCAGCAGAACCGATAGAAGTTAGCAGTGAGACTAGAGCAGCAAGACCCGCTGTACCAGCAGCCTGTACCCAGCTTACATCAAATAGAGAAGTGGATACTGCCATAATGGCAACTGCGGACTGAGCAAAAGTCTTAACTGCACGCTCAAAAGCGTCCTTCCAGAACTTACTCGTCTTCAAGATTTAACCTCCCTTGCTTTTTCTTTCATTATAGCACGGGAGATTTTATGTCAACCTCGGAAGATCTTGGTTCCGATCTTACAAGTGTAGTTGATAATGGGCACTAGGTCAATGAAGACTTCGCCGGTTGAGGCAACTACGCCATATGCGAATCCTGGCTGCCAGTTCCTTGTACGGTCATAGTCCATTTGAGTGACATCGCACATGTGACCGATCTCAAATCCACGCCGGGTTTCTCCAGTAAGATCAAAAGTCCTGTTGTAGACACCCATTCGATGTGAGTGACCACGAACCAGAGAAACGCCCCAGGCTTCTACGTCATTTCGCACGGATTCTCCAGCATGCTTTGAAATGCTTTCTCCGTGGTGAACGTAGATGTCGCCATAGCGCTTGACAGCTTGATCGCCATAGTTGTGCCATACGAATCCAGACTTCTGGTACTCGTAAAGAACTTCTGGGCTGTACACTCCATCAGTAACAGTATATGGAGCATTCTTGTCTAGCCACTTGACGTGACGATACCAGCCGTGATTTCCATCGTGGAAATGCTTATCAGCCTTTGGAGCTAGTTCATGAATGTCCGCAAGGAAGGAGCGTGTTAGCTGAATGCCAGGATAGTTGAGACTAAAACCTTCCTTAGTTGTTCCTTCTACCCACCGGCTCGTTTCCTCAGCATCATCAATGTCACCAGGGAGATCAACAGCGCCCGGCTTGAGGTACCTTAGCACATCGAACCAGAGAGACACCATACGCTGATCATGGTGAGGAAAATGAATGTCTGATGCGAACAGCCATGTCATGTCTTTAGACATACTTGTTCCTTTCGTTGTTTTGATCAACACTAACAGGTCGTTAGCGTCTTGTCAAGGCAAGATGTTCTGCACGATTGAGTCGATTGTGTTCTTCCCATGTGCACAGGAACAAGTTCTTCCAGGTGTTGTCAGTCTTGATGCCTATGTGATGTACTGTTTCATCAGACTTGAGCATCCTCTTGAGCCGGGCCTCGAACACCATTCGATGTTCGTAATACCAGCCTCCGTTGAAACTCTTTGGATGCTCTGGAGCCCAAATGAGTACGTACCCATCTTCTGATAGCATTCTCTTTCGATTATGCCAATTTCTGATAGGTACGTACATCAGTATCCAAGAGCAAGGAAGTGAACGTTGACACCGTAATGGAAATAGTTGCTCTTTGAGCTAAGTTCATCAGAGTCAACCACCGCTGTAAATCCACGATGGTCTGGCCAGTATTCCCCTCGAACACCACGAATGATGCAGTGAATTCTGGACTGCTTCTGAATTACCTGACTCGTCACAACGATAGGCTTGCACCCCACTGAAAAGAAGTTTCCAAAATAGACTTCCTTCTCATAGTGACGACCCTTTCCACCCTTGATGTAAACATAGCCTCCCATGATCTTCAAGCCAGAAGTCTTCTTGATTCCGTGAGCATTGTAGAATGCTACAGGCTGATTCTCGAAGATGTACTGATCGTTGCTGCACATCTGATTAAGCTTCTCACGGGTAATCTGTTCGCCTAGACTCCAGCTTGTAGGCTTGTAGGGGGTAGTTGCCAAGTTATCTTCTCTCCTTCCTTATGTAGTGCGATTTCCGTAGAAGGAACTTCAATTACTTTATTCCTCGGAAACAGCATGACATCAAAGAAGTCAGGAGAATCGATAAGTCTTCTAAGGTTCTCTGATATCAGATATATTTTACCATTGGACATATCCTTAACCAAAGTTCCCTGTCGGAATCCTAGCTTACCACCGATCTTGTGACGAGACAAGGCAGCTTCGCTTGACTTCAAGATGTATGGAAATCTCCAGCTATCGAGAATGCGCATGCTGGTAATGCGATATCGGAACTTGCCCTTGATGTAGAATAGACCATTCTCAGTCTGAACACAAGTACCCGTAGGATAATCTACGGGTACTGTCGGGGCAACTTGGGCCTTAGTCTTCCTTCGCCACAGTCTCATTGAGCTTGGCCCTTAGTTCCTCGTTCTCCTTGCGGAGACTTTCCTGCTGATCGTTCATCTCTTGCACGGCAATCGTGAAGTCGGCTCTCAGGTCTGCGATCTTCTCTTCATACTCGGCAGTAATCTGAGCGATGCGCTCCTTAATAGCTAGAAACTTAAGTGTTTCCTTATTCATCAATTTATTATTTTCCTCTTTCTTCTCCAAGTATAATCACTGTAACTCAAGTCGTCCGAGCTGTCAAGTCCGGATCATCCCTTGTGGTACAGAGTGATCTTTCCGTAGGAAGATCCAGATGATACACCGTACATTACTGCATAGTCACCGGTTCCGCTTCCGTATACACCGAATCCTTCAATTCTATTTGCAGCGGTTGCATCAACAATATTGTTGTACCAACTTGATGGAATTGTTACAGTAGCTGCTTCTCCTCTTGATAGGAATACAATGTCATCTCCATCTGAACCTTCATTAGTCATACCACCAACAGGGTCACCAGATGGCTTAGTCTGGTAGACATGACCTCTTAGGTTAATTCCTACTCCAGTGTTATTACCATGAGCTGTGCTTAGTCTCTTAAGGTAGATAGTAGCCTTTGTAGGAGTTCTTACTACACCACCGGCCGCAAGAGCATCATAGATCTTGGTTCCATAGAAATACATTCCTCTGTGGTTGTCATTTCCAGTCCAGTCACCCTGATAAACTTCGTCACCGTCGTTTCTCCACATACCACCATATCCAAGACGGTAGGAGTCAGAGGAGCTGGCAGTAACCGTTACTGGTGAAGCAAGCAAGTATCGTGAAGCAGAGACATATGTTGAATGGTTTCCGCTTGAATCGTAAGAAACAACTCGGTAGTAGATCGTCTTGTTCACTGGTAGACCTGAGTGGTCGTACTGCTTTGCAGCGCTTGCAGCGCCCGTTACGGTAATGATTTTTCCATCTGTGGTCAGAGTCTTAGTACCAGAAGCTGCAATGGTTACAGTAGGGTATCTGTCGCTTCTCCAGATAATCTTGACACCGGCCGTGTCTGATGCTGATGGGTTGGTCCAGTTCAGACGATAAGTACCAGTTGTGGTACTTGATGAAAGTGCGGTAATCTTGAATCCAGAAGGAGTTCCTGGAGCCGTAGTATCTCCTGTTGGTGGAGTTACGTATGTATCTGGAGCATTAGAGAATGACAATCCGTCCAGCATGACATTCGTCTTTGCGGCTACAGCAGAATATACATATACCTTTCCAGCAGTATCAACAACAAGAACCGTTGCCTGGGCGTCAGAAGTTGTGGTATAGGACACTGTTGAAAGATAAACCGTCTTTGTTGGCCTATATCCAGATGGAAGAGTGAAAATTGGTGTACCTGAACCCTTAGTCCATCCAGAAGCAGCACCACGAAGGTACGTAGTTCCGTTGCTAGTGAAATAAGAAGGAGTGTAGGCACCCGCCACTGCTGAACCAGTCTGCAATGTCGCAGCTTCCCAAGGTGGATCTCCATCAACGTCAAGATGTCCGTACACTCGAACATTTCGAGCAGTCGTCATGTCCTCATCAGCATTTGCATAGCTAGCCATAACAAACTGACCAGTGGCGTTCGTAAGAACCCATCGTCCAGGATAGGTTGCGTCATTCATTCCATAGAATCGAATTCCGTGTTCTTCAACTCCAGATGGAGAGAAGTTTGTCAACTGAGTAGATGCTCGGTTACCAGCAGAGTCTGTGTAGTTTACATATCTAACTGCACCAGTTCCACCTTCTGACTGTAGAATTACACCAGGATAAAATGGTGTGTCTCTACGTCCACCAACCGTTGATCCCCATACGTTGTCTGGAAGATCAAGCTCAGACCTGGAAATGATGATTCCACCATTGCTCTTTACATAGTCAGACTGTAGCATGATCTTACTTGCAGAAGCAGTACGGAAATCAGTCCTTGTACCCATTTCAAGCTGAACATCGTCAATGTAAACAATGTCACCGGTTGCTCCATTAAACCATGAGAATGAGAATTCTACGGAGTAACAAGTGTCAGGGATGACGATTGGAGAAATAAATGAGAAGTTGACCCAAGCTGTATTTGTTACAGCCTTCTCAATGAAATATCCATTGATCATTGCTCCAGCTTCGTCCATAAACTTGACAACAAGGCGCACGTTTCTACCGGTCGCTGTTCCCATCATTGCATAACCAGTTACAGTTACCTTCTGACCAATAAGCTCCTGATTTGTAAGAGTTGATACAGAATACTTACCAAGAAGCTCTGTGGTCGCCGGGCTTGAAATTGTACCGGTTGCAGTGATCTTTAGTGAATTTGTGTCCTCTCTACCAATCGTTGTCTCGTGAGATAGCGTAGTATTTGCCATTCCAGACCAACCAGTAATTCCATCTTCGAATGTTGCATCGTAAATGTAGTTTGGATTACGGTCGTAGATTCCGATGAATACACCACCATAGTCAGAATCCTTGTTGATCAATGGTGGAGAGATTCTGATGTGTGATGCATCATTCCAGTCTCCGTCCATAACGTGACCAACCATTCCAGGAAGTTGCTCGTCAGGCTCACCAGTGTAGAATCTGATTGCGTGGTCAAAGATGGAACCCTGAATGTTCTCAACAGATACAGCCTTCTGACCATTTACATCAGTCGTGGCAACCTTAGCAGGAGCACCATTTTCATAGGCTTCAATGGAGAACTGGTCAAGCTGAGCTACAGAACCAGTTGCGATATCCCATTCAACATAAGGAACGAGGTATCGGACAGACTGATTCAAAGACGCTGGGCTATATGGGTCCTGGTGCTCTCCTTGAGTACCTAGGACACCTGTTGCACCGGCTCCACCTCGACCACGAACATATCCAGTTACGGTGATCCAGTCAGCAGTCGTGCCAGAGCTACCAGTTGCAATCTGAACTTCTGAATTGTTCTGAACCATCATGTACTGGTTCGCTGCATATCCAGAAAGAAGACTGTAATCGGTTGGCATTGCATGCTTCTTTGTAGGCGTAGTTGCGTCATCGACATAATCCCAGTCGATGATATTATTGGCATTGTCGAATCCGAATAGACCCACCTTGATACGTGGTGGAGTAGTTACTGTTACGTCGTCAAACCATCCCTGAATTCCTGCCACCGGGCTTCCAGAAATACCAGCCTGAATTTCGAAGCTAGCACTTACGGCTCCCGTTGGGGCAGTTCCAGTTGAAGAAAACTGAGACCATGTTGTTCCATCAATAGGAATTACTACACCATTGGCATCCACTGGAGGTGGCATATCATTGAAGGTTGTGCTAATCGTCGCATTAGCAGCGTCCTTCCATACGATGTTCATCTTTAGATTGTCTCGAATGACAGTGCTATTTGGAAGCATTCGTGCAGAGAATGTGTAGGTGTAGCCAGCCTTTACAGGAACGACCGTTCCCATTCCGTATGAACCGTTGGAAGTTCCAGCCTGATCCCATCGCACGGACGCCACACCGCTAAACTTCTTGGTGGTGTCTCTCGTAATGGTGTTTGTTCCATAGGCAAACCATCCAGTCGTGTTTGTTTCAAAGCCAGGATTGGAGTTCAGGGTCGCTACGGAGTACGCACGGATACGAGCTGAGATACGGTATAGAATGGTTGGGTCATAAGCAACCTTCGTGACACCGACAGCATTACGAAGAACTAGTCCTGAACCAGTGAATTCGAATAGAGATTCAGCGGAATAAGCACCGGGATCAGTCTTCTGAACAACTGCACCATGAGAAAGCCATAGGCTACCGTCCTGCATGTAGTCAAATAGCTTTGCGTAGGTGTTGTTCTGCATTGGAGCGTCAAGGGCCGTTACCTTGATTGAGTTGACAGCAAGGTTACGGAATTCAGCGTATCCATCGTTGCGGATAATCCATCCACTGGTTCCAGCCACGTAGTTAGCTGAATGAATTCGGCTGTTTACTCCGTCAGCAGTTGGATTGCTTGGGTCACCAACTACAATGCGTCCTCGAACTGTGGCATCACCAAACTGGGCACCACCAGTCATATTGATTGACCATGCTGGCTGCCCTGAAAGACCATTTGCCAAAGCGGTGGAACGGATTTCACCAGTACGGATAATTCCACCATCAATGGAAGTTGTGCTTGGTGCTCTCCATGGGGAAGGAGTTGTTGAGCCAGTAAGCTTTCGCTCAATCTGTAGCCCATCAAAGTAAACAGATCCAGCAGTGTAAAGGCTCATGTAGGTCATGAGTGTGCTGTTTGCACCAGTATTGAATGTACCGGAAATTCTAGTCCACGTTCCATTGGCAACAACAATTGGAGTTCCACCAGGCTGTGGATAAGTTGCTCCGTCTCCCATCTTGACGCCGAATCCGACTGTCTTGTCACCAGAACCTGTTGGATTGAATACCCATACGGATGCAATATAATCCGTATTTGGCTCTACGATGACATTGTAATCAGTAAAGCTTGATCCCTGATAAACTCGGGAGAACGTTCCTCCACCGGTCCAGGTGTGCTTAAGGCATTGAGTACCAAACTTTGGAGTAACTTCCGGAGCAGTAGCAATTGCCCAAGAGGTTGTTCCTCCGTCATTGAATGTGACAGTCTTTCCTGTGTACCAAGTTGACTGGAATTCGAAATCAGAATATTGAGGGAGAATAATGTTTGGAGCATCCTGCAATAGAAGTGCAGCCGCTCGAATTGTTCCACCATTAATTTCTAGAGTGTTGTTTGATAGCTGATATCCAGTAGATCCAGCAACGTAGTTCGTGCTCTTGATCGTACCACCAGTATCAACCGTTAGTGAGTTCTTGATCAGCAAAGCATTGATGATACCAGTACCAGCCGTGATCTTGTTAGCCTCAAGAGAGGCGATCTTGGCAGAAGTAATCGTGGCATTTGCGATGTAGGCGTTGCTGATAAGACCAACAGTAACTGCGGCAACGGCAGAAGCAGAAGACTTCAATCCACCTCGGTCAACGGCAATGACTCGTACCCAACGGGCCAGAGAGCTGTCTGGAGCAGGTGCAGAGAAAATCTCTGAAACGAATGTGCTACCAGGCTCAACCTGCAATTGACCAATTAGCGTGGTGTCATCTGCGGTGAATGTTGAAGTGGTTCCAAGGTGAACTTCAAAGTAGGCAACGTCAGCTTCTAGTCTTCCAGAGGTTGACTTCTGCAAGGAATGGCTGACCTGCACACTCATGATGTTGGCTACTGCTACTGGAGCCGCTGGAGTAGAAGGGGCAGTATTTGCCGCCGTCGCATTTACAGCAGAAGAGAACGCTGATCTATTTGTACTTCTGTCGAATGCCTGAACTGAGAAGTTGTACTGGACACCAACAACTAGACCTCCAATTGTAATTGAGGTCGTGCCTACAGGAACGTTTACGTAGTCATAAGTTGTTGATGAATTCTGCTTGTATCGAACAACATATCCAGCAAGATCAGTGTCAGATGGGGCGGTCCAAGAAACTGCCGCAGTAGCAAAGGCGGAATCATTTGTGTCAACTGCCATTGTTGCCGTTAGTCCAGTAGGAACACCTGGCGCAGTCGTATCAACATCAGTTGGTGAAATTGGGGTCGCTGAAACAGTGACGTAGTTTGAAATGCTATCGAATACGTCACGAGATCTGATCTTGAAGTAATGCACTACACCAAGAGAGCTGGAATCATATACGAGAGTGTTTCCAGTTCCGCTGTATACACGATTAGCATTGCTTGGGGTAAATCCTGCACCGGTCGTGCTCATGTAAACATCATAGGCAGCAAGATCATCGATAGACTGAACGTCCCAACGCATGCTAATTCCACCAACGATTCCAGCAGCAACTACACCTGTTGGGTCAGGTGGTGGCGGATTGGTGGCGGACACAGTCGCAGATGCGTCTGAGAAGTTGCCTGTCGTGTCCACAGCAAATACGGTAATAGATAGCGTAGCCTGTGGAGTGCCGAAGAATGCCTTATTTGTTTCGAATGGAAGATCATAGAAAGTGTTGGTAGTCTTTACATCTCGGTAGGTAACACCACTCTGAATTCTCACAATGTAGTGAGAGAAGTCCATGAGAGGAGTTGCATCTTCATTCTGAGTAACGGCATCCCACTTACCAGAGAAGGCACTTCTATTGACAACCCATGTGACATTCTGCACTGGAGCTGGAGCAAGAGTGTCAGTAACCGTTGTCATAGGGAACACTCGGCTCCACTCAGAAACATTCGTTCCATCATTGGAACGAAGCTGAATGTTGTAGTCGGTACCCGGTGTAAGATCTCTTAGAAGAATTCTCATATGTTGATTTCCAATGCGTACTCGATGTCCATTTCGCTATCGTTGGTCTTTGTCTTTGGAGTAGAAAGGACTGTTCTAGCTACCAAAGCATAGTCGTTGCTGATTGTGTCACTGTCTTCTGCTCGAATTCCATCGAATACGATGTTTCCAGTTCCTGTAGATGAGACAGTGATCTTTGTGATGTTTTCCCAGTCAGGAGTTCCTGTTGCTGTTGTGGCTGTCTTTCCGAATGACTTTACGTCATACCCAGTGGCCGCAGCAAATGTGTATGAATAGTAGTTCGTATCGTCAGTCTTAAACTGAACAGTTACGTCATTGATTGTGGCATCTGCTGAATAGGCAAGGGAAAGGAAGTCAGCGTCTGAGTATCCAGATAGGTCAAGTGCAATTTCTGCAAGGGTGCTGCTCTGTCCTCCTGCGAGCTGCAAAGCATCGGTTCCAATTCTGGCAATGGTTGTCTCCCATGTGCCGGTGTCCCATGCTTCTGCTGTTGAGTCAAAGTCTACAATGATTGAGCTAGCTCCAGCATTCTGCGCCGGGCTTCCAAACCACAATCCCACCTCATAGATCTTTCCAACGAATTCTTGCGGGATGACGCCCTTGAATACGACCTTGTCATTTACGATATCAGCAGCAGTGATGTTAATCAGAACTCGATTCGTTTCGAAATCAAGAACAGTGTCGTTTACGGAGGCAGCACTATTACCCACGCCAATTGCAATTGATTCTGCAATGCGTGGGACGTACCCGGCCAGGTAACGGAAAATGATTGACTTGCCTTGAGTAGTTATCATACCTTTGTCATCCTAACGTCGATCTGAATTGATTCGTCTACATCTGGAACTTCCAGAACAACATCAACAACCTGCTGACCATTCTCACCGACTCGAATTGTCTGGCTAACAACAATCACTGTGTCAGGTGGAAGCAGGATAGAAGTTTCATTGTCTTCTCCGGTTTCCTCTGGTTCATCAATTTCTGCTAGTGATTCACTGTCAACATCAATGACATCGTCGGTATCGATTACATCAGTGGTCTCTTCTTGATCGACCTCGATTTCATCAGGATAGCGTGCATCAACAACCCCAGGTGGTAGAAAGAAGTTGGGGTTGATGATGACATCTGGCTTCTTGATGACTTGATTGCTGTTAATGCTCATGAAGCAATTATATCTGAGCTGTTACTCAAAGCAAAATTAAGCCTTGACACGTCGCAAGGTAAGCTCTGTGTCATCGAATCCGCCGTTAAAGCCTCTTCGAATTCCGACAACAAAGTACCTGTGTGTCACAGGATCGAAATCCTTTTGTGGGTAATTGATTGATACGATGTCTCCAAGCTGGATCAATGGGTTACCAAAGATCGTAGCTTCTACCTCATCGCATCCATTAGCCCAATGGTAGGTAATCCAGTCGGCTAGCGCCTTTGCCGCCGCCTCTGTCTGAATCCAATCTGACTGAACCTCTGTCTCGACAAGTCCACGACGACGAATTGCATCCTCATTCTTTGAGACAATCGTCTTCTCTTCTTCCTTGTTGACAGTTCTTCCATAGATCATCATCTGCTGTGTTACAGGGTTGTCGGCACCGAAGGTGAGTGTGTCCTCACCATTGATCACCGCGTTTGATCTGTAAGCATTTGAAAGAATGAACTTGGCTCCGAACGGGTCAGCAGTGTATTCTGGATTGATCACCTGACTTGTATTTGAGAAATACAGGTTTGAGTGAACCGCAGGGAACTTGTCAAACTGAACATCGAATTCCCTGACCTCGTGTCCAATAGGACCAAAGTCATCAAAGAATCTCTGAGCATATCTTGCCCACAGCCACTTCTTCTTTTTCTTCACGATGTGGCTTGTGTAGTGCCACTTGTAAAGCCATTCGGAGTCAGCCTGGCTGCTTACGATTCCACCGCGAATTCTGTCAAACATTGCAGTGGTGTCGATGTGAAGATCCTCAGTTGTTCCGTTTCCATAGAGGTATTCGAAATCAGCGTGAGTGCTGCCACGAGTGAATACACCAAATCGTCCAGTCAGAGGCTCCTTCTTTGATACAGGAATGGTAAATGTCATGGTTGGAATACCATTGATGCTCACCTGAATTACGTGACCAACAAAGGCACCTGGATCTCCATAGACACCGTTCTCCATTCGGATGGCAATATCAATGTCGTACCACACATTCTTGGAAATAGCCATGGCCACTCCCTTTCCCTTATTTGGGCCAAATCGCTCTAGCTTTCCAGAAGTCCTTCTGATGTAGAAGTTGCATTCATTCTGATACTTTCGTCCACCAGGAAGTCTGTCAGTTCGGCAAAGCTCAAGGTAGTAACCCTTGTCCTCTGTTCCGAGATTGAAAGCAATTCCTGCCATTCCGTGCTTGTATCCTGAATCACGGAATCGAACTCTGGTTCCGACATACCAAATGCTCTTATCTGCTTCGCTACCACGAGAGGCTACGTAACAGGTATTGACATTTGTCTTTGTCGTTGCCTTCAAGCTGATGGTTGACTGATCCTTATTGTGAACGAATCCTCCAGTCCATGACTTATAGCTTCCATTGTAACTGGCTACTCGGACCCTATACCCCGCCGCGTCATTTCTGTGAGCCGCTGGGTAGGTGTTCCATAGACCTCGCTCAACATCTCCATACCATCCAGAGAAGTAGTTCTTGTAGGAGAGATATGGAGAGCTTAGTTCCTCATCGACCTGCTTCTTTTCATCAGCATTCTTGAGAGCCTTGAATGTCAGAACGCCAGACTTGTTGTAGTACCAATAGCCCTTTGTTCCGTAGCGCATCAGCTCACCTTCAATTTCCACAATTCCCTGATACGGCCACACGGCTGCCTCAGACCCCGTCATGCGGATGAAGTCCTGCGTAGAATTCATGCTCTCTCGTAGCTGACTGCTTCTAAGAACAACGTCGCCCTCTGGCTGCCACACGACATCCATCTTAGGAATTCTGCGAACCATATCGGAAATGCTGGTCTTGCTATAGCGCACCGTTACGTTGTTCGCCTCGTAGTCATATGACTGAGAAAGATCAACAAGATCAGGCTCCTTTGTTCCATTCTTTACACCATCAAGCTGCCACGCAATTGGGTTTCCAATGTTGTAGGCACGATCTCTGGTGAGGATCTGCAAAATTCCGAATTCATCAAAGTAGATTGCACTCTGAGTTGTCACAGCAAGACTGGAAAAGATTTCCCAAATGCTCTTTTCTCCATCGGTCCAGAAGTAAGGAACCAGCGTTGCCTTGTCGTCATCGATCTTTTCGTACTTGTAATCGGTGAATCCAATAACATCACAAAGCTGCCATACAATTCGACCAAGGGTCATCTGCTCAAAGAACATCTTTGGAGGCTTGATCTCCTGCATAAACTTTGATGCGTCCTTAAGCTGCACGTTGCAGCTCTCCTGTCCTTGACCCTGCCAGTTGTCTACGTACATAGTGAATTGTCTAATGTAGCTGAATCCACTTCCACCGGCCGGTGTCTGATCAATTCCCAAGCTATACGTCATCTTGACATTCTTGTCGATCAGACCGTAGAACATTGAATCTGTATTCGTATTGTTGTATCTACCATCAATGTTTGACAGCTCGATTGATGCCGTATTTGAAGATGCATTTCCTAGCGGAGTCAAGAAGCTGGTGTCAGACATAGTGAAATTGTAATCGGCACTCATAAGAGTGTCGGTTAGATCAACTTCAAGTCTGGCAGACATCTCGATGATTTCAAGGTACTTCTTTAGCGCGGAAACAGTGTTGACCATGAGACGAACACCCTTAATCTGAATAGGGTTCTCTCGGTAAACAGTCGTTCCCCATGTTCCATTAGCCTGGCGATAAATGGTTACCTGGCCATCTGAATTAGCGATAATGTCACTGGCGACAGTTGTCCACGTGGTTCCATTTGTTGTAATTTGAATATCGTAGTCTACTGGCCAGCATCCTGCGGAAGTCTCAAAGAGGAAGTACAGCTTGTTAGTCCATGATGAAGTCTTGTAGATTACATATGGACGTACTGTCTTGGTGAACCCATTAAGGCCACCGATGAGACTACTCGCCACCGGGCTTGACCAATACTTGTAAATGTCATCATAGTCAGCAATGTAGAATCGCTTGTCCGCTGGTCGGTCTGTGTACTCAGTGACAAATCCCTCGACACTTGCACGCGCCTTGGCAATTCCCTTCTTAGAAGGACGAAGAGGATCAACAATGGATTCGATTGGGTAGTATTCAGTGTCATTACCTTCATCGTATTCTGCGGGAGTATTGTCAATCGTCTGAATGCCAGCGTATCGATTATGATTCCACTCAGCAATAAGTAGAGGCTTGGCCGTTACGGCAAGCCCTTCCTTTAGTAGCTTGTTTACATAGAATGTTGTTGTTTGCATATTAGACTTGCTCCATCGTTACTGATACTTCCCACATGTCGTAAGATCCTCTTTTTACAAGTGAGGCATTGAAGTCGGAGAACATAACTGAATATGTTTCCACTGTTCCGTCTCCATAACTCAATTCAAGGTTGAAGGCTCCTGGGTTGCTGTCGTAGAAGCTTTCAATTTCATTAGCTCCCCAGTAGCCATCGACTGTGAAGGCAGCAGAGTGTGGGAGATTCTGCCATGACACGCTGAATGTGCGCTTGTCTGCGACAATGTACTTTCGTAGCGTACCGTTGACCATGCGCTGCTTCTTCTCAATTCGTTCAACGTCAACTGACAGTTCGCCACGGTTGTGGTCTGTGATGGCATTGTTAGCCCATCTCATCAGTCTTGGCTTTGGTAGAATCACTTGACTACTCTGCTCCTTCCTCTATTGCTCTCGATCTTGTTAAGTGCCTTTGTGATAACCTTTTCAAAATCAATCTCAGTGTTGATTGCTTCGGCATTGATATTGAAATTGTAAGTGTTACCGCCTCCTGAGTCAATTCTGTCGATTCCATTCTCCAGCTTAGCTGTTAGTGGAGCTGTTAGAACTGCTTCATTCTTGTGAAGGTTGGCAATCGTATTGTCGTACTTTACCTTTCCACCGGTTAGCAGACCTGGAATACCGAATGCGCCAGGTGGAATTGTCTGGCCATTTCTCCATGTCTCGAAGTGAAGGTGAGGACCAGTTGAATTACCAGTGTTACCGGAGTAACCAATTAGCTGCCCTGGACGAACCTGCTGACCTACGCTTGCGCTTCTTCTGCTAAGGTGAGCATAAAGGGTTCTGTCCATTCCGTTTCCAACGACAATGTATCTACCGTATGAACGGTATCCGCCGTTTCCATTTCCGTGAAGATCGGAAGACGTTGTTACAGTACCGCCCATTGCGGAAACAACTGGTGTTCCTGTTGGGGTAGCAAAGTCAGTTGCTCGTGGAAGGTTGGTGTGCTGTGAATATGGACGTGAAACCGGAGCATTAATTGGTCGTCTGAATCCAGAATTTCCTGCCAATGCCTGGAACGTTGTCGCAGCAACAACAGCTCGGGCCATGTCTTCCCACTTTGCGTAAGCGTGAGGGAACGCAGAAACCTGAACGGCCTGTGCAGCCTGACCCAATGACATCTTGTCTCTGTTAGGGAAGTCGAATAGACCTCTCTGTCCCTGAGCACCACCATGGAAGAACATTCTTGTTGCTTCTGATGGAGTTGTACGAGCCTTAGCAGAGCCCCATGCAGCACGCTGCTGGAATAGACCAAGAGAGTCACGGTCACCGTAATTTAGATTACGAAGGGTGGACTCCTGCATAGCAGTCATGATTGCAATGATAAGGTCTCGCTGGCTAGCTCCTAGACCCTTACCAGTACCGATAATGGTAGCTGCATTCTGCATCTGAGTTGCACTAAGTCCAACTCCACCATATGTACCGGCTGCACCTGCAATAGCAGTTCCATCCATTCCGAGCATCAAAGCCTGTTCTGCACCAGTCTGAATACCTTCCTGGATAATAGCCTGCATCATTCCTGCCATACCAGCACCAAGGACACCTGCAAGACCCATTCCTTCACCAGCTCCACCGATTCCTGGCTCTAGGTTTCCATTGTTAAGGTTTTCCATGAAGTCGGTACCGTACTTACGTACAGCCTTATCCTTCATCATGAATTCACCCCTCTTGGCGCGAATATCAACCTCAGAATGTGCACGTCCACCGGAGTAACCAGTTCTACCAGATCCACCGGCCTTTCCTCCAATAAGACCACCCTCGTGGTGAGAGTCTAGAGACTTGTTCTTTCCAGACTTCTCGTTAAGGCCAGACTTAGGAAGGGTACCCTTAGATACCCATGTGGAGAACTGTCCAATGGTCAGACCGAATGCACCCTCAGTGATTTCGTTGGCGACAGACTTACCAATCTTGTCCCACGCAATTGTGTTCTTTAGATTGGAAGCGGCAGTCTTGATGTTCTTGTTTAGACTGTCCTTGATGTACTTGCTCCAGTCGTCACCCTTATCCTTTAGGTTTACTCCATACTTCTTGTATGCGGCTTCAACCTTCTTGATATGCTCGTCCAGCTCCTTCTTGTTACGTGGAACAAATGCCTTTAGGGTTGCAAGCTCAAGTTCAATAGCACGCTTTGCAGCTTCGTACTTTCTCTGCGTTGCCTTGATCTTGTCCTGCGTCTCCTTCTGCAATGCTTCACGCTGAGCCTGAATCATCTTGTTGTATGCTTCACGCTCAATCTGGATCTGCTTGTTTGCACGCTCACGGGCAATCTGCAATGACTTGTTGGCAGCCTCGCGCTGAGCGTTAAGAGCTTCCTGCTCACGCTCCTTACGCTTTTCTAGCTGCTTCTTTTCAGCCTCTTCCATCTGCTCGATAACCTTGAGACGACGATCTCTTTCAGCCTCAAGAGAGGTAACCTGCTTGTTAAGTCCCTCTACCTTCTTATCGGAGGCAGACTGGCTTGCTGCTGCGGCATCCTCTGTTGCCCAACTGTCGAGATTGGCCTGCATGTTGTTACCAATCTTTGCAGCCTCATCTAGATTACCAGAATTGATGGCGACGTTGAAGTCAATTCCCATGTTCGCCATTTCAGCAGCACGCTGAATACGAGTCTTCTCAGCCTCGAAGATCTTCTGACGAGTTGCTTCGGCCTCTTCCTCAGCCTTGATAGCATCCTGAATCTTCTTGATTCGTGCGTCATAATACTTGTTGGTCTGGTCAGTACGCTTGTCCCACTTCTTGTCGTGGTTCTCCATGATGGATTCCCACCTGTTGTCAAACGTCTTCTGCTTCTTCTCGTACTTCTTGTCAAGGGCTTCCTGCTTGGCTTCGAATCGCTTTTCAGTTCTTTCCTGACGTGCGTCGAACCTGTCGTCTGCTCTCTCCTGTGCGTCATCAAGGGCCTTGGAGCGTGCCTCAGCATTACGGTTAATGCCATCGATCTCATTCTCCATCTGCTGATTCATCAATTCCTCAGCCTGGCCTAGCATCTCATCCTGGGTGTTAGAGAAGACATCCTTGTAAGCACTGACAAACTGATCAACGTTGTCAGCGTTTGCTTCCCAGGCATTCATGTTCTCTTCGAGGGAGACAGTTGACTTATCCAGAGACTTCTTGAATCCGTCTTCCAGTCTGGTTGCGTCTTCTAGACCTGCCATTCTTCGGTACATGTTCATGATGTTAAGCTTTTCAGCATCGCTTGTCTTGGCACCGGCCAAACTACGCTCACGTAGAGAAGAGTAGTATCCATCCTCAGCCTGCTTTACAGACCAAAGCTGCTTTTCCATCTTCTGCAATTCTGGCATGTACTTGGCAAGATCACCAAACTGATCAGTTGCCTTGCCCTTTGGAATACCCTGCATGTCTGCGAATTCCTTGTTGAATCCTCTCATTGCATCAAGGGCTCGCTGGGTACGATGAATCTCGGCTTCGGACATACCAAGCTTACCCATCTCGTAGTCCGCAATTCCATCCTTTGCGTTCTTCTGTAGGTACTCGGTCCAGTCAGCGAATGTCTCAATTCCCATCTTCTTGAAGTCCTTGGAATACTTTTCCTTGTACTTCTTGAATAGGCTTAGTGACTCACTGTTTACTGTCTCATTGATCTTGTCGAAGACCTTCTTCTTCTCGGCATCCTGAGTATTGTCGTAGATGTCCCATAGATCCTTAGCATTCTGCCTTACCTGCTCACCGGCCTTTTGCTGAATAGTAGAAGGGTTAGCAAAGAATCTTGCGAAGCTCTCAGAACCTGACTGATCAAACTTCAAGTTTGCAGCATCAGAGAAGTCTGTCGCAGCATCCTGTAGACGCTTCTTTACAACGTCTTCAACATCTTCGAAGTCGATCTTGACCTTTAGCTGTGATTCGAATTCAGCATTGGAGAACTTCTCACCCATAATGGCAAGGGCTACTCTGGTAGCTTCCTGCGCCGCGCTTACGGTACCACCGTGAAGACGAACCTTTGTTCCCTCTTCAATAGCACGAGCCCACTTCTCAGCCTTGGATGAGTCGTAATACTTCTGCATGTCATTGTAGGCATCCTTGCTGTTCTTCTTGAATTCGTTCATTCGGTCATTCATTGACTTTAGATTCTCAGAATTCGTGGCAACAATCTTCTGCTGCTCAGTGTAGGTGAATCCTAGAGTCTTTGCCCATGCCTCAGAAGACTTAGCAATGTTCTCCTGCTCCTTACGAGAAGCTGCAATGTTCTTATTGATGATGTACCAAGCTGCACCAATAGCAAGGGCTGCTGCCAGCATTGTTCCCATGATCGCTGACATGCCACCCATTGCCGCAATTGGACCTGCCATTGAAGCTCCAATGGATCGGAATGCCGTCACACCACGTGAAGCAACTCCACCAAACATTGAGCTTGCTGCTGAACCTACGGCTGCGATTGCAGGCATTGCGGCTGCCTTTAGTGCTCCACCGAACTTCATGATTGGACCTAGAAGCATTGGACCAATTAGAGCGGCACCAATTGCAATCTGGGAAACAGTGTACATCATGCTGTCAGCGTCGGAAGCCATAACTCCCATGAATCCTGCTGCGATAGCTACATTCTGGAAGCTGCTTCCCATCTGCTGCCAGTTTCTTCTGGTTCTAGCAGAATTCTGGTTAATGCTCGCTGCTGATGCCTGAGCTGCCTGCCAATTTCTAACTTCGGCTGCGCTTAGTGTTCTACCGGTTGCGTCACGGTATCCAGCACCAGTTGCAACAATTGGACCCTGAACTCCTGGAGCGGCTGGAGTTGGAGTAGCTGTTGGGATAGGTGCTCCTGCAACAACACCAGGGCGTGCTCCAAGTCCACCTCTGGCCTGAGCATTATTCAATCCAACCTGAGCACCAGTAGCTCTGGTAAGGGCAATAGTCAATTCGTTAATGACGGCTGTTAGAGCTGCGACCTGTCCCGCCTGAGTTTGTGCTGCCATTCCCGCTTGCATAGACGCAAGACGTGCAGCAACCTGTTCAGGCATAAGGGCTCTGAATCTAAATACAAGGCCAAGCATTCCGGCACCGAGCTTTAGCGCCTGTCCAAGAAGGTTACCGAATAGACCGGCAAGCATAATGATTGGACCGGCGATAGCACCAGTGATAATTGCGATAGATGCGAAGGTCTTTACAGGACCAGGAAGATCATTGAACGCCTTTACGATCTGAGTAATTGCGCCGACAATGTAACCTGCTACCTCAAGGAATGGCTTTCCTGCTTCGGCAAGCTGAACCTTAAGAGTTTCAACTGCGATCTTTAGTCGTCCGGATGCAGACTTCTGTAGCGCTTCCATCTCTCGTCCGGCGCTGTCTGCCCACTCCTGCTGTTCCTGACTAGCAATCTTGTAAGCCTTACCAACCTGAGTGGTCTCATCCTCAAGATTACCCATCTCCTCAACAATGGCCTGTAGTCGTGTGGTCTGCTGGGTTCCGAATAGGGCTGCGAAGAGAGCCTGACGATTCTTTCCCTTTAGATTTTCAGTTGCCTTGTTAAGAGCCACGAAGGTTGGAATTACTTCACCGTTCGTCTTGTCAGTAAGCTCTGTTAGTGACTGCTTTGTAAGAAGCTCGAACATGTCCTTGGCCTGCTTTGTAGGCTTTAGGACTCGGGTGAAGGACGCCTTAATAGCGTTAGCACCTTCGACGGCATTAATACCACGCGCACGCATGGCAACTAGAAGTGTACCTACGTCCTGTAGGTCACCTTCTAGAGTCTTCATTGGAGCGGCTACCTTTGGAATAGCCTTTGAGAAGTCTTCAATGGATAGAGAGGTTGCATTCTCCACCGCGTTCATGTAGTTGAAGGATTCAGCTAGCTCGCTGGTGTTCTGTCCATAAACGGACTGCAAGGTGATGGTTGTGTCCAGAGCCTTCTGGTAATCCATTTCACCAAGAGTTGCAAGACGCATAACCTCTGTCGTCTTACCAATTAGCTCATTACCCTTTTCACCGGTCGCAGCTAGGTTAGCCTCTACGGAAAGGGTGTCCTTCATTGACGCACCAAACTGCTCAGCGGCAGTTCTTGCGGCTCTCATTGAATTAGCTCTTAGGGATGCAGTCTCCTGCATGTTCTTTGCTGCATTCTCGTCCTTGGTGGCAGAGAAGTCGTAAACCTTGTTAATACGAGTCATCTGCTTTTCAACGTCATATGCAAGCTTACCCATTGCAGCACCGGCCGCGAGGACAGGCATGGTTAGACCAACCATAAGCTGTCTACCAGCCCACTGGGTGTTCTTACCCCACTTGATCATGTTGGCTGATGCAGAGTTGGCAACCTGGCTGACAAGTCCCATCTTGATAGCCATCTCGCCTAGCGCTACGTTTGCGGCAACTGTTCCGGCCCTTACCTGCGCTAGTGTTTGTCTGAAATTACCTAGTCGTGATGGAGCGTCCCTAGGCACGATAAGATCGAGAGTGCTGCCGCCGCGTGAATTAGTTGTCCACTGTACAGCGGCAGCTCTGCTCAATGCATACTGCTCACGGAGAACCTGATTGAAAGTCTGTCGATTTCTGAGTGCCTGACGAAGAGTAACATCCTGCTTCTGCAATGCCTTAGTGTACATTTCAGATGCGGAGGTAACGCGCATGGTCTCGACAGACATGTTGCCAAGACTACGAACGTTGTTTCTAAATCCAGCCGCAATTGCTGGAACGGCAGCTCTAGATAGCTGAGCCTGCATAGCAGCAAGCTGAGCATTCAGTGCCTCAACCTGAGCTGTGGCCTGTCTAAAGTCCGCAGTACCAGTAAAGCGGATGTTAATGTTCTCTATTGTCAGTCACCTTCTTCCACAATTCCAATGCCAATTTCGGCAAATTCAAGGGTCTCTGGAGAGACCCCCTGATTCTTGGCTTCTGCACGACGCTTGATATCCTCAAACGTCGGAGCCTTACTATCAGTAGGGTCTTCGAGATCGATTCCCTTTAGGGCCGCCATGAACTTGTTCTTCTGAAAATCCTGATCTCTTTTAGATTCTAGAAGTGATTGAAGTTCGGCCAGTGTTAGATTCTCTTCCATTTCTTCGAAGTTCTTCCAAATACCGAGCAAAAATAGCTCAGCTTCAAGCTTGGCTAGGTCTAGCTTGTCCCAGCCGCCGTCGCCGTCATCATCGCCGCCCTCGCTGCGGCTTCCAGTTCCGGGTCGTTCAGCTTGATTCCTGCGCAGATTTCAATGATCTTGTGAACAGTCGGAATGTCCACCGCTTCTTCGTACTTTTCATCATCATCGTATTCTGGGTAAAGACTTGCCAGGCAGATCTTTCCAGCATCGATGATGAAATCTACTACGTCGTCCTCTTCCTTGACCTCTCCAAGTTCCTTCCACTTCTTCATGAACTTGCGAAGGTTCTTAATGTTCAGAGGCTTAAGAGTTACTTCTTCACCATCCTGGAGAAGGATCTCCTCTGTGGTGTATACGCTTGTTGCCAATTTTCCTCCTAGTGTTTGACATCATTATATCAACGGATTGTCACAATCCAAAATGCGAAAGCCCCCTTTCGGGGGCAGTCGCTGAAAGTCGTTGTATTAGGCGATGTTCCTGTCCTTGATCACACCGTATTCCTGTCCTGAGAAGCTTGGATCTGGAAGTAGACGGAATGAGACTGGGAATACCGTAGCCTCATTTCTCCTCAGTGAATGAGAAGAAGACTCGATTGATAGAGCACGTCTTACGTGGTAAATACGCTCTCTCTTCGTACCTGCATCAGCTCGTGGTGCAGGACCAACGAATGCGACGGAACGCTCAGTTGGCTCGTCTCCTAGAGAACCGGCTGCAATAGCTAGAGTTTCCTCAGTTGCAGTGGAATCGTAGGTATCATTCTGCTGTCCCCAAACGACTAGAAGATTCTCAAGAGTTGCCTCAGAGAAGGTGGTGTTTACCATAACTCGCATGGACTGCTTGAATAGCTTCGCGGAGTCAAGGAGCTGGTCAACCTCTACCTCACCGTAGTCTGGCTCGTAAGAAACCTCAACACCTTCACTGGTAAATCCTGTGTGACGCCAGTCAGCGGAGCCGTCTAGCGCAGGCACATAACTCGCAGTTCCGGTTACGGATGGAAGGGCGGGTGCACTGGTCCATTCAGTAGAGTCTTCTGCTGAAAGGTAAACGGCAGCGGCACCGATGATAATGTTCTTAACCTTGTACGTCATTTTTGCTTTTCACCTCTTTTCTGAAAAAGTATATCGTGTTGGCTAGACACACTTCCTCAATTGCCTTCATAGTATATGAAGATTGATTATCATGCGAATTCGTTAGACTCGCATGCCTTCCTGGTTTAGCTGAGAGGTGAAACATAGGTTGACGATGATAGATCCAGAGTATCTACCACCCTGATCTGTCGCCGGTTCGATTGATGCCATGCTGATCACTCGTGTGTACTTGAATTCGAACTTTTTCTGCTCGGTTGTTCCGAATTCTCTCAAGTAATCGTTGATGTCGTCGGCGGCCCAGTCGTATCGCTTGAGTAGTTGATTCAGATAGTTAGTGATCTGTCTGATCTGCTTCTCATTATCAGAATAGACAATGTATGCAGCCTGCTCGTGCTCAAGCCACCAGTCTTCATATTCGCCATTGGATGCGTAATTGTACACAAAGAACGGAACGCCAGAAGGCAGGTTTGTTAGTTCCGGCTGCTGCTGTGCCGGAATGAATGGTGACAGGCCATTATACTTTGTCAGATCAATGAATCCTTCTCCACTGAGCTGATCAATGAGAAACTTGTTCAGTGCGTGTGTTGCTGTAATGTCATATGTCATTGCGTCTTCCTCCTTGCCTCGTTCTTTCTGTTTCTCTCTTGTAGGAATTCAAGGGCAAGGCGAGAACCATCTGACATCGCCGCGCGAGAATCTGCAACGGCAATTCGACCTGTTCTGAACTTGGCCTTCTTGAACTTTCTCATGAATCTTGATAGTGCACTTCCTCCGAGATCCTTTTCCAGAACTCTCTTGATCTCGGTATTGAATACCTGATTAGCTCCTGCTCCACCCCACCAGTTAGACCATGCTGATGTGAATGCTCCAGTGGTTCCCATACCACCGGGATTTTGTACGAATACAGGACCCTTCGTGAAGATGATGTCTCCTCGTTCGTTAGGGAAAGCAAGCATCTTTGCTCGCTTAGGCTTAATGGTCACACCGATATTGTATTCCATAATCATGGCCTTATAGATGAACCTGTGCTTGCGCATGAACGGCTTCTTGGCTCCCTCTGGTACTGGCACAGGGAGCACAGAGGCCCTGAATTCAAATGAAGCATACTTGTTGGCTCCACGACCTCGGAGAACATTCTTCCAAAGCTGGTGCTGCGGTACACCGAGTCTTCCCCAGTCATATACGTGATGGAACTGATTAGGTGCAGTTGGTGCAAGGACAGACATGTACGCGTCGAACTTGTCTGACATTACGGAGTGGGCATAATCCAGCACCGGGGCCATGTTGACATCAGACTTAATCTGAGTAGACAGAGTGGACAAGAAGCCAGTGAGTGCACTGACTTCTGTCGTGTCCGCTGTCACACCAACGAATGCCTTACCCTTAGCCACTCTGAACCTGTGCTCTCTGCAATAGCGCTGTATTCTCGATGTGATTTCCGAATGGATCAACTACGGGAGTAGATCCCATAACTTGGAATACAGTAGCTGGCGCTTGATTGATTTCTTCTTCTCGCCAGATGAGTTGTCCCTTTGAATTTGAAATGTTCGTGACTCTGTCGTACTTGCTGAGAACAACTGACGCGGGGAACTGAATGATCGCCCAGTCAACGTTCTCATAAATGTCAGAAAATCTCTGAGTTGTTCCCGCTGCACGAATACCTCCGTTTGTTACACCTCTTACCATGCACTTGATGACAAGGGTCTGATTGCCTGGTGTATCGCTGTCTTCGTCTGGTACCCATACTCTTTCAATGGCACCAGAATCAGGATCTTGAATTGTCTCCCAATGTCCACCGGGATTTTCCTGCGGATTGGTTCCAGACTGGCGAAGCACTGTGGCTCGCATATTGAATCTTGATGAAATGAGGCAACTCATATTACCACCAAGTTACTTAGCTTATATGGATTAAGAAGCTGGTCTGCCTTTAGGTTTCCAGTTCCATCATATGCAGCCTGAGTATATTCAATTCTCCAGTCAGCAGCCTTCATTGAGTTGAGATACTTGTCTCGGTATGAGCTGTCCTGGCATGCGTAATCTGAAATAAGCATCTTGGCAGCCTCGACCACCGCGACTGGAACTGATTCATATCCCCAGTCTCCAGTGATTGTGTAAACTGATGTGTACTTGAAGTCTCGCTTTGGCACAACACCTGGGGCGTAGATCACACCACTGGTGAATTCATCAAGAACATCCTCTGGTGGTGCGTCCTTGATCGTCCAATAGGCTCCAGGCTTACCGCCTAGGAACCAGCCATCGCCTCTGATAACAAATGCAGAAGGCTCGTAGATGAACATGTCATCTGACATATCTGTAAATGACAGGAGAGGCGTTGGAAGGGCTAGCTGAGTGCTGTCGTTACCCGTGACTTCCTTGGTTCCTCGGAACTTGCCGAAAGTCTGCCCAGTGTAAACCTCAATGATCCTTCGTACGATCCTTTCCGCGTCGTACTGATCTTCTGTGGATACGCCATCAAGAAGAGTGTCGAGAGCAGAAAGAGGAATAATTGGGGTGACTACATCAACCCAAGTCACTCTTTGAAAATCTGTCTTCTTCCACACAATCTTCAATGTGTCATCGTATTCGGTAAAGTGCCAATCGATTTGCACTGTGTGAATACCATTGGATGACGTGACTGGTAGGTTTGTAGAAAGCACTTCGTCACCGCGATAAATATCAGCGGTTAGCGGCCCTGTAACTGGATGCTCCAGCGTAGCTTCGCCGGAAGTGTCTCTGTAAATTTCCATGAATGAATTATAGATCCTCGAAGCTTAAATAGCAAAGAGGCCCCGAAGGGCCTCTTATCAGCTATAAAATTCCTTGACTTCTCTTGGTGAAGCGATGCGGAATCCCTCGTAGGATTCGATAATGTAATCTGCATCTCTTTCAGCTACAAGGGCGTAAGGATTGGTCTGGGTGAATCGTGCTCCTCGCACTTCGAATGTTCCATTAGCTCTGGTCATTCTTAGTAGAATCTTACTAGATCCGTCGTCTTCCGCTGGCTCATCAAACACCGGGGCTGCCTGAACCTTATCGGCACCTTCGGCCGCCTTTACCTGAGCCTGATGGTATTCAAATGTGACACCACTCTCGATCAGCTTGTTTATAATTACTGACTTATTGTCGGAAGGGTCAACATCAATCGCATAGGCATCTGCCAGTTCACGAAGCTCGTCCACCTTCATCTTGTTGTAACTCATATTTCCTCCATAGGACGATTATAACACAGAAAGGAGGGCCGAAGCCCTCCCTTCTATTTTGCCACCTAACGAATTAGGCTGCAATCTTGACGTTCTTGACGACAACGAATGCGTCGGCGTTCTCAATCTGAGTACCTACACGGCAGTACATTGTGTACTCCGTGGTGTCCTTCTTAGGCTTGAACTCAGTGAAGATCTGGACCTCACGCTTTACACCCCATAGCATGTTCTGTGGGAATGTTAGCCATACATCTGCGTGGTCACCAGAAGCACCTGAGTAGTCACCATCAAGGGTCTCCTCGAATAGAGGAACCTCCTGCACTGGAATACCGAATGCGTTACCGGTGGTGAAACCGGCAGGACCGTCAGTACGTACACTGCTGTTGATACCCGCAGCCGCTAGGGCCTCTGGAGTAACGTAGTCAGCAGAAGTGTTCTGTAGGCTGAATAGGTAGTCCTGAATTACATTGGAACCAGTGAAGAACTTAAGACCGTTACGACGCTGCATGTACTTACGTGGCATAGCCTTTAGGGCCTTGTTGAAGACAGAACGGTCTACACCGTTACCTCCGTGGTCAATTACATGACCGCCAGCAAGAGCACGCTTACGCCATCCATCGAACGCCTTTAGTAGTGGATTACCGGTTAGGGCAGTGTCACCATTAATAGCTAGATCCTCAAGGTCGTTACCGGCCTGAGTAGCCATTAGACGTGCAATGTGGTCTTCAAGGGCTTCACCCTCAATGTTGTCCTCAAGGGACTCCGTGGAGATTTCCCAGTCTAGACGAAGCTTCTTGGTGGTAAGAGAAATCTTAGAGAAGGTCGCTCCAGCGTTTACACCGTCGTCAACGGCCTCTGTAGCTACTCTCATCAGACGCTCACCAATTCCGAGCTTGTCGATGTCAACTGTATCGGCTCTCATACGGATGGTACGAACCTGGGTACCGAGAACAGTGGCTTCCCACATGTAATCGATGAATCGGTTGGACTGTTCTGCGTTTAGCAGACCACCGCCACCAGATGCTACCTCAGTAGTACGAATGACCTTTTCAATTAGCTCATCGCTCATAGTTGTTGTTCACCTCTTTTCCTTTCAAAGATTTATCGAATGTCGGATACACTGAGGAAGTGTCCGCCCCACTTTGAGCCGTTACCCTTGGTAATGGTCTCTTCCTTTGACGCGCCAACGTCGCCGGACTTCTTAATAGCCGTTTCCTTTTCTACGCTGTCTAGACGCTTTGTAACGTCATCAGCCTGCTTGGAAAGGCTGTCAAACTTTTCGCTAAGCTCGCCGTGCTTTTCGACTAGCTCAGTAAACTTTGAGTCGAATGCCTTGTTGATTTCCTCAACCTTGCCTTCGATAGCCTTAATTTCCTCAGCAGTGGCCTCACGAGTCTGCTCTAGGCCCTTCTTAATTGTTTCCTGGACCTGCTCTAGCATCTTCTCGAAGTTTGGCTCCTCTGCGCCACCTTCGTCTACCTCTGCTGCTGTTTCCTCACCGGACTCAACAGTTCCATCGGCCTCAACCTCTGGAGCATTCTCAGTTGTTGATTCCTCAACTGGAGTCTCTGATTCGGCGCGACCCTGCTCTGCAACAGCATCGCCTTCATTTCCCTTAGTCACTTGTTCTGCACCTCCTTCGTGAGTGTCCTCTGTGTCAGAAGAATTTCTAAATTCGTTGATTACCTTGGCCATCTTCTCAGAACGAGAAGTGGAATCGGTTTCAAACCAGCCGACGTTCTGCATTGACTTGTCACATACTGGACAAGAATAGGATTCGTCAGCGGTTGTCTTTGCAATTTCATCCTTTGGACACCAAAAGACATTCTCTACGGAAGTTTCTGTGACCATTCCCTTCATCACCTGGCCATCAGCAGTCTTCTGAATGCTGAATACATTTGCTAGCTGATTAGCTGGATTGTCTACAAGAGAAAGCTCAATAAGCTCGTAGTCCTTGATGAATCTTACGTTAGTCTCGGCATCCTTATTCCACTGGGTTTCTGAGTCAACGATGTTTCCACCGATGCTGAATCCCGTAAGAGTACCGTCAAGTACCTTTTCCCATGTGTCCTGAGCACCCTTTGAAACATAGACAGTTGCGAAGATGCCACGATAGAACTTCTCGGTCGTTGGGTCATAGAATTCTTCTTCCCTGAAATCGACCATCTTTCCCACCGCGATTGGCTGATGCATCTCACGGATGTTTCCACGGAATCGTGAAAACGCCTTTTGGCTAGCCTCAGCTAGCACAATGTCGCCATGAGAGTCAAAGTTATCAAGAGTGGCAAAACCACTTACCTGACGCTTCTCCACATCATACTTCGCAATCGGCATAGTCAGACGGAGATTGTCACCGTCAGAATGCCAGGATGCCTTTTCAATCTTCATAGTCATATGGTATTGACTTTGTTATTATCATGCAACTTAGGATCAATAAACTGCTTGTTAACCCTCAAATTGATAGCTACAAAGGCGCAGTAGATGCTCACCATGAATGAGTTAATCCAGCCTACTGAGTGCCATGATCCTAGAATGTAGAATACTGCAATGACAAGCCAATAATAGAATCCTGCCGCCGCGCCTGTGTGCAATGCTCGATAGCTCTGCTTCCAAACTCCTCGAAGCATAAACAATCCGATGAGCATTGCAACTGAACCCCAGGCAACTTCTGGAGCCAGTCTTTCCATGTATTCGTATATAACACTTCTGTTAAATGTTGACCAAGGAAGGGTTAGCCACAATCCCCACACGAAAGTGTATGCTCCCATAATGGAGATTGCGGCTGTGTTGATCGGCTTCCTTAGTCCACGAGCAATTTCATCTGTCTTGTGCCAGATCTTACTTGTCACTGAACTTGCCTTCCGTCACCCTTTGCGTTTCTTCCCTCTCCTGAATTATCTGGAGAATTGGCAGAGCGTTCCGCGTCACGCTGCCTTGTTTGATTTGTCTGAGCCCTTGCCTCGGCCTGCTGCTGTGGCTTCTGCTCGACCACCTTGTCACCGCCATCGAGACCAGGCATACCCTTACGAGAACGGATCTCGTTTGGAGTCATCCACTGGTTTCTAATAGCACGCTCATCAATCTTGCTCTGAGTATCTTCGTCAGTAAGAGATAGCTCATTTAGATGAATGAGGAATACGTCAGTGACTTCTCTCATGATCTTGTTTAGCTTGTTTTCGAAGATTGTCTGTTCTGGACGGCAGACCTGCTCCTTAAAAGTCTTGTCTGCGTCTCGTGCAACTGCTAGACTGACACCTTCTGCAAGACCGACCTTTGAGATAGGAACTCGGTGAGCCATGAGGATGTCATTCAGGTTTCCCTTACGGTAATTGTTGAATGATGAATCCTGGGTTCCAGCTTCCACCGGCTTCATTTCAAATGATGTCTTTCGGTCCTGCTCGTCCGCTGGCAGAGGAACATAAAGAGTCCTGTGATTCTTACCCTTTAGGGAAGTCTGGAAGAACTCAGTAATTCTTCGCTCTGCTGCTGGAGAAAGCTTTCCGCCCTTAATAATGATGACATAGCGTGGAACGGCCTTGTTCTCGAAGTAGTCAAGGTTGAAGCGCGTGGCGAATTCGTTACCTGCTACCGCCGCCTTTGCAGCAACAATGTCAGGAATTCCATAGAATCCATTGCTTGGCGCATACTTCTTGATGTGAATTACTTCATTCGGCCTGCTGTCTCCACCGATAGGATCAGTTGTCTTGTCGTCTCCGAAGTTACGGAAGAACACAGCCTTGTTTGAAATGATCTGAACAAAGCCATCTCTCGCCTGTCGGATTCGCATGCTGGTGCTTGGAACATGACCAATGTAGCCAATTTCTCCAGTGTTCTTTCTACCGATTTCAAGATAGCCGTTTCCAGTTACCTCGTAGTCCGTCCAAACCTTTATAAGAGTTTCAATGAAGTCATCTTCTTCATTGCAGCTAGCGATCCAATCCATTAGACGCTGCTTTTCTCTTTCTAGCTTTGCTCTGGCCTTCTTAGTCTTTTCGTCTCCATCAATCTTATCTAGAGCCTGCTTTGTCGCCGGGCTTTCTACAAGATCGTAGCCGAGACCAACAATGTTGGCTACCTTGGCCTTTACCGCTGAATAGTGCGGAGGAGAGACTTCGTAAAGCTTTGCAAGATAATCGAGGTTGTATGGCGGAAGAAGAACCTTGAAGGTGTTGTATCCGGTGATCTCCTCTGTTTCAATCTTCTTTGAGGCAGCACCGTCTGTACCACGGTGGAACTTATTGATCTGCTTCGTGGTACTGATCTTGAAGGAACGTGAAAGTCCGTCCATCTCCTTGATCTCAGAAGCCTTTCTCAAAAATGGATCAGGATCGTGATCAATTGTTCTTGAGACTTCGTTACCTAGGGAGACTTCAATGAACTGGTCCTCTTCTGCCTCTACGACTCGATTATCTGTCATTGTTCTCCTTAAAAATCTGCTCGCTTACTAGAGCAGGGATATCGTTTTCATCTGGAATAAGTCCGAATGCCTGACGCTGCTTCTGATATTCAAATTCCTCGTCATCGATCTTGCGATGACCGGAAAGAAACACAGGCTTTCCAACCATAATTCCGTAGTGACGAACGGCCTGAGTAAGCTCGTTGATACGCTTCTGATCATCCTTCATGGATGCAATGGAGAGCCAGTTACCATCATCGTCTCCGACCCACTGTCCATTAGGCATTTCCCAGACGTAAACGCCGTAAGCGGCCTCGTCTACTACCTGCATTCTTTGCTTCTTCATGGACATATCATAAGGACATTGGTGTTAAAAAGCAAAAGTGGCCCCGACATCGGGACCACATGCTTATCCAGCAGGAGAAATTGACCAGACATGCGCATATAGAAGCGCTTCTGGGTCTGGAGTCGTAATTTCTACGACTGTGCTGTCATCGATTGAAAGACCTGGAAGACCTAGATATGCGGAATACATCTGCTGTAGACCAGCAAGGGAGATATCTCCATAAATGGCTGACGCCTGAGCGATCTGAGCATTTGCCACGCCCATGGTCAATGCGTAATTGCCCGGTGTGGTGAAGACTCCTCCAATGTGATACCAGCTATCTGAGGTGAATACAGTAGAACCGCTGGTAACAGATACTCCATTTACAGTTACTGCTGAGAATCCAGAGAAGGTAATTGTATTGCCTACTCGGGAGATAGTTGCAGATCCAGCAGTGATGATGTTTCCTGCCACCGGCTTGATCCACATATCGATTCCATTGATGTTCAAATCTCCTGGATCTTCTTCACCGCTGTATGATTCATCAATCGCTACCGCGATGTTTCCAGTAAGGATCTTGATACCATTGTCGTCTGCATATTCGATAGGCTCGTAGAACTCTCTGGCCATTACTGCTGTACCACTCAAGGTAGCAACTCGGTCATTTCTTGTTCCTAGGAACACCTTATCTGCATAGCCTACAATCTCAATCCAGTCAACATAGCTTTGGTCATCTACAATTCCACCGGCAAAAGTCACTCGCACAGCAATAGAGTCTGTTACTGTCAAGGAGAATGTTGCAGCATTTGTCACCGGCTGCCAGTTAGTTCCTCCGTCTACAGAACAATCAATGGTGAATGATCCTTCGCCTCTGTATCTGATTACTGCATCTGTGATACCAGCAATTGTCATTCCTAGCTCCATTGAGCCAATCCAGACACCGGGCAAAGATGTGTTCTCGTAAACTGGAACGATGATTCCGTCAACAACCTCTTCTGTCTCGGTCTGAGTGTAAGAAGGAACAATCACATCATTGGCAATGACAATATCCGTCATTGATCCATCTGACCATTCTGTGTCATCCCACAGCTTTGAAACGGCAATGTTTCTTGCTGAGTCTGCGAAGTTCCAGTGACTTGCGTCATTGTATCCAGCAATTGCCTCGCTTGTGTCTACTGAGATACCGTTTGAGTAATGCTTTGCAATGGTCTCTCCACTGAGTGCGAATGCATAAATAGCTGGAGCATCAAGAGCAATGGTTGATGAAGTTGATGATTGGCCTGCTATCAAATCAGAGCTGACAAAGTTATATGCGTCTGCATTCTGCTCGTCAGTCATATCGATCTCTGCGACTAGCTGTCCGTCAATATACAGGGAATTCTTTCCGTCTGTGTGAACTCCGACTACATGGAAAGACTTAGCAGTGTCGTACTTGTAGCTGATCTCTGACGCTGGGGCAGTAAGATACTTTGTTCTGAAATAGATTCTGTTCTGTGTGATCGTCAATCCATCATAATTTGAGTTGTGACTCATGATGCTGACTTCGCCTGTGATGGCGAGAGGCTTAACCCATGCCTCTAGAGAGAACTGACGGGACTCGTAGCCTTTGTTGAAAACAGGGTCGTCCATCTGGAGTTGGTTGGTATTCTGCAATACGAGAGCATTGCCTGAGCCTGTTACAAGGGCAGGGTGCTGGACCGCAGTAGAAGTCAGTTCAGCTTGTCTGAGACTTCCTGCGGAGTCATCGTACACCGGGCCATTTCCGTCTAGCTTCCAATAAGAGAATGGGGAATCTGCTAGAACCTGTAGTTGATAGGACATACAGTTATTATAAGGCAACAACCACTAAACGCCAAAAGCCACTCAGGCGGACAAGTATTCAATAGCCTTTCTAAGCAAATTTACATCATCCCTAAACATGCCGATTCCAGTATTGCACTTGTTGCACAGCACTCCTCTGATCTTATCTGTACTATGACAATGATCAAGTCTCATCTCCGTTGCGTCTGAGAATTCATAGTCACAAATGGCACAATTGGTTGCGCCTTCGATTAGCTTATCTCTTTCAGCCCTACTGAAGTCGTATGTATTTCCCATCTTGTGCTCTCGATAAGCAACGTTGCACCTTCTTGCAACATAGCCTGCATTGGGACCACTCTTTAGCGTGTAAACTCTAATCTTAACGGGACCACACTTCTGACATGTGCCGGTCTTATCTTCTTCGTTGAAATCTATAATCTTATGTCTCATGGGGCTATTATAGCCCCATATTCATGACAACGCAAAAGGCCAGGTCCGAAGACCTGGCCAATCACGGTAATATAATCCATCCTAAGTAGCGCTGCACGCAGCGCCCTAGACAACCCGGACTCATTTCCATAGGCTGTACTTAGATTGTATCAGACTCCGAGCTTCTTTTCAATTGCGTCTAGACGCTTCTGAACATCGTCCAGCTTTTCATAGATGCCTCGGAGAATAGACATTGGAGCCCATGTTGGATTCTCCTTTGTCTCATGACCCTTTGGTGGAGTTGCCACGTCTAGGTCCCAAACTTCCTTATATCCGGCAGTCTTGGTTGCCACTGTTCCACCTCCTGTACTTGGAGCCTTAACCTGTAGCTTCTGACCGATGTCAAGAACATCAGACTTAAGATTGTTCCACTTCTTAAGGTTGTCCACACTCACCTTGTACTTTTCAGCGATAGACCATAGAGTCTCGCCCTTTACTACAGTGTGCGTGCTTTCTGAACCAGATGGCTTAGATGGAACTGGATCAGGCTCCTTACTTCCACCAAGTGTTGCCTTGATGTCTGCTCGAACCTCAGCCATATTCATCATCTTTCCAGATGAAATACCTGGGTCCCACTTTCCTGGGCTTCCCCATTCACCGTGACCGATAACGCTCTTTTCTGACCATCCGTGGAAATCACAGATAGCAGCAGCAAGCTTTCTTAGAGTGGCGTACTGAGCGCTGGTCATTGCATGAGAACCTGAGTACCAAATCTCGACTCCGTAGAATCGAGCGTTTCCGTCAACAGAAGACTCGTTGTCTACTGGAGGATTTGCCCCATAGTTTTCATTGACAACTGCGTTCAGAACGTCAGGATCTCCGCTACCAGCGTGGTTTGCTCGTCCCCATCCAACAAGGTGGACAGTTCCATCCTGAGCTAGACCAAAGTGGCAGAGAGGGCCTGGAAGTCCGCTAATTCCACTGTAAAGAAGTTCTCGCTGGTCCTTTGAATCGCTACCAGTGTGATGAACCATGAATCCATGAACAGGACCCCACTTGCCCATGTGATTACGGTTGTGAGTTTCCCAGCTCTTGTATTCTGCGTACTTAATTCCCCACTTCTTTAGCTGGGAAACAATTTGTGATGCTGTCATTGGTGTTGCCATATATCATTCACCTCCTCAGCCTATAGTCTATGCCCGCTGGAATTAAAAAGCAAAAGGCCGGTGCCCGAAAGCACCGGCCAATTACATCAGCTAATATCGACTACTTCACATCCACCAGCGGCGGAGCAAGCAAGCTCCTGAGAGCCAGTCGTATTGTCCTCAAACTCGTATGTGGGGAGAAGATCCCATTCAATCTTTTCTGGCATACGCTCAAGCCATTCCTTGTATTCAGCCTCAGAAATGGACTGATAAGGTGCCTGCTTGTACGTGTGCTCAGAGAATGGTAGGAATGAGATTCCAGAAACTTCATCGAAGTTCTTGTAAACCCACGCTCCAACTTCCATCCATTCATGTTCCTTAACAGAAACTGTAATGCTTGGCTTGTGCTCACACCATGAACGCTGATAGGCGAGCCAAATTTCAAGGTGTTCAATCGCTGTGAGGTCATTTCTGGTAAGTGCTCCTGGCGCAGCCTTCTTTGGGAAGCTAAAGACGGTCGTGTCGTTAGGCTTCATCACGTCAGGCTCGTTTGGAATCCCTGAGTCCTTGAGGAACTGAGTAAGAGCGTCCTTGTTGTCGCCTCGCACAGTTCTGATGTAAAACTCATCGTGTTCCGTGTGCATACCACTTGGAACACCGGCTCGCTGTGAAACCGTTCCAGAAGGCTTTACACAGGTAATTGCAGCGGACTGAGGAATTCCGATTGCCTCGGCAACCTCAGCGTTTGTCGCAATAGCCTTGTATCTCAGAGCCTCAAGAGTATCCTTTAGCTCCTTGATTCCTTCCTGGCCACTCATGAGCCTATTTCCGAACTGACCAGTCAGAGAAACACCAAGTAGTCTTTCTTCTTCGGTGTTCTTCTTCCAGATCTTACGGAGATACTTGAAGTTCGTTAGAGTTGACTGCCATGTTCCGATGATCGTTGCGGCCTTGACCTTGAGCATCAGAGTTTCTACAGTGTCATCTGGACGAATGATCACTTCGGTCAGGTTGCAGAACTGGTTAGGTCGAAGGATAATCTCGCTGCACGGATTAGTTCCGAAGTCGAAATTGCCATCTCGCCTTCCATTCTTACGTACCTGATTGATTGCAGCCTGCCTATTGAAGATTCCACGCTCTCCAGACTTGGAGTCGTAGAGGTTCTTCCATTCGGCCATGAAAGCAGTCATGTCAGGCTTGCTCGTGTAGGCCACTGAGTTATTAGCCAAAGCACGCTGAGGGTTGTTCTCCCACCAGTTTCCTGCTTTTGCTGTAGCCATTCTCAGATCGCTTAGATCGCTAAGTGAGATCAGAGCGCTTCTGCGAACTCCACCAACAACAACTACTTCTGCAATCTTACATACAAGGTCATGAGCCTCAAGGGAAGTGAGCTGACGACCCGCAGCCTTTGTGAACACGTCAATAGTGAACTGGAATAGCTGCTCTAGTGGACCAGGACCGCTTGCACGTCCACCAAAAGTCTTTAGCCTTGCTCCTGCCGGGCGAATCTTTGAGGTATCCCAGCGCGGAACTCGTCCTCCCCATAGAAGGCTTAGAAGTTCACGATATGCTCGTGCCCAACCTTCCTTTGAGTCAGCAACCTTGATCACTGTCTCTGTGGCTTCAAACTCTTCTGCAATCACAGGAAGCTTACGTACATACTTCTCTTCGACGGAGAATCCTACACCGGTTCCATTCATGAGAATGTATAGAGTCTCGTCAAAAGCTCTAACATCATCAATAGGAACATAAGAGCAGTTGTATGCAGCCACATTGTCTCGATCTAGTGCAGGCCCAGCAGTCATGAGAGCACGCATAGAAGAAACAACACCTTGATTCAGCATCTGCTCTCGTACTAGATCAAGGTGGTCTTGTGGAACATCGTAATTGTGATTCTTCTTGAGGCTATTCACCATGTAATTGAGATAGCGCTCAGTTGTTTCTACAAAAGTTTCGCGGCGGCCCTTATCCTCTAGCCACCGCGCATACCTACTGGTATGAATAAAGTTCTGATATGGGTCTTCTAGAAAACCCTTGTCGTCATACAAAGAAAATACCTTTCCAGCCGTAGTCGTCGTACGGCTAATCCATCGCGTAGTTATACTATACTACCTGATTGTTGGGCTTAAATCAAGTGACTAAACGCTTGCTTAGTGAGGCTTTCCCAGTTGTACTCAGCGTGCAAAAGAGGTGCCTGAGCGTAGAATCTGTTGCTCAAATCAGAGAAGTTGTCGTATGCATATCTGTACAGATCTACAAGTTCATCGAAGTCAGGCTTGAGCATCTTTCCTGGATGAACACCGGGCCATGGTGAATCTGTCAATGTTGATGACAGGCCGAGAGGACCAAGATAATCCTTGTACTGAGCCCACTTGGCTGTGCAGATAGTTGGCATTCCAGTGGCGATAGCCTGAAAAGGAATAAGACCGAAGCCTTCTCCCCAACTTGGATAAACCATTACGTGGTGCTGCTGTACAAAGCCCACAAGAAGGTCTTCTGGAAGCTCCTTGGTGACTAGCTTGACATTGCTGTACTCATCGGGGGACCCTACGATCCTTCCAGAGTTTATCCGGCGTACTGAATTGATGCGGTGCGCCTTGATCGTTAGTTCTACATCGTCTCTGTCTCCGAATGCAGCACGGAATGCGTCAAGAGCCATCTGTCCACCCTTTCGAGGTGCAGGCTCTCCCATGTGAAGGAACTTCATCTTTGTATAGACCTTGCGCTTCTTCGGAGTCCACTGTGGATCAATGCCATGTGGATAAACTTTAACATTCTTCACACCGGCCCGTGTGTACCATCGCTGAATAAGATCACTAGTGGTCCAGACCTCATCTGCACAGTTCATCTGCTCAAGCCAGCCCGGTGGCAATTGGGTTGACTCCCATGGAGTGTATCCGATATGATAACCTAGTTGGTTAGACCACTCCCAGTAATCTGGCTGTGAGAAGAAGATCTCGATCTTGCAATTCTTGTCTGCGAATGGGACTCTGTGTCCTAGCTTTTGCAGACTTCTAACCATGTTGAACCCGGCGACTCCATAACCGATGGTTGTGTTAAGATTGCCAGGGATAGTGGAAAAACTGATGTCCACTGCTGTCCTTTCGTCGTTGACATGCTCTTTGAGCTGTGTTACGATTATATCAGTTGGTTGGGCTATTGCTCAACATCAACCCTAGCTTGACACATGTTGGCGGACGTGATATCTTGTTGATACAAGATGTTGCTGGGACCAACATCGTGGTCAATTTCACTAGACCCTCCGGATTGGTCCCAGCCTTCCGGAGGGTCTTTTTTGTCCTCCAAGAGTTTAGGAAACTCTCGTGTCTGCGGTTGAAAAAATACCGAAACTAGCCCCAAGGGAAAAGGCGCGAAGCAGGAGGTACGGCTCAGACTAATGCCAAGAGAGCCGGGGTAGTGGAATCCTTTCAGATGTCACTGTTTCTGGGAAGACATGTGTCCTTTTCTACCCTCTTTTCTACACTCCACTACCTGTAAGGCTTAAAGAAAAGAACCGGTGTTGACCGGAACCAGAGTTCAAGGTGCGTGTGACTGCGAGGCCCTTGAAGTAACAGTGAGATGACTCAGCAGCAAGTGATTATCACTTAGGGCACGCTGGGGGGGGGATATAGATTTGTCTATTGATAAGGAACCTAATGGGTAAAGAAAAGGGTTACTGGATAGTCACTTACACTGACAATAAGGGGAAGAAGCAGCTAAAGACTGTCAATTCTCTGAAAGAGCTAGATGAACTATCTGTTCATCTAAAGAAGGTCGGAATCACAGATTTCAAAGTCAATCACCGAAAGGAAAAGTGATGATCAACGTAGATCGCTACTACCTCAAGTACGAACTAGATGGCAAGATGTACGAGACCGATGCTCTTTATCCAATGCGTCAGGCTCGTGTTGAAAAGTCCATCCTTGAAGACGATGGTGCAAAGAACGTGCAAATCGTTAAGTACGTTTCTGTGCTTGACTGATTACACAACAGTTACAAGGTTGACACCAAACTGTAACTCTAGTAGAGTCATACAACATGACCGGGCGGCAACTGCCGCCCACTACTTGGAGGTTACTAATGGATCAGAAGACGAGGGGCAACATAGCGGCCATGGCTCTTTGCATGGGTGTTGTCGTCGCAGTTACTGCACAGGCAGCATCAGACATGGGAGTCAGTCCGCTTGAGGCTGAAAAGCCGAAGGTTACCCAATCAGTCTCACCAAAGGCTACACCAAGCGCGGTGGTCAACAGCGTTACTCCGTCACCGTCCTTGTCTACAATCAAGATCGAGCCGGTGGCATATTCAAAGTCCATCAGCAGTACAAAGGATTACGCAAAGTCCAAGCTCAAGAAGAAGTATCCTAAGTCCTGGAAGAAGCAGTGGAACTGTCTGAACCCTCTTTGGATCAAGGAGTCTTCTTGGAACTACAAGGCTAAGAATCCTTATTCTGGTGCGTATGGAATTCCTCAGTCACTGCCTGCTTCAAAGATGAAGGCGGCGGGTAAGGACTGGAAGACTAATCCACGTACTCAGGTACGCTGGGGACTAGATCACTACATTTACAAGCGCTACGGCACTCCTTGCACCGCTTGGAGTCATTTCAAGAAGAAGGGCTGGTACTGATGCGAGATGAATACATTCTCGCTGATCTTTTCAGGAAGTTTTCAAAGATTCTGGAAGATCGAGGATATGACAATGGCGTCGAGCCAGAGTTGTTTACCGAACTGGTAAATGATCTAGTTATGTCCGCATATCATCAATTTAGGCAAGATTCCCTAGATACATGATATGATTCTCATATGAAAACAGATGAGGATCGTTGTAGGGAGTATGGCGTTCCATATGATCCAACCATTACCCGACCAGCAGTATATCAACAGTCTGGCTGGAAGTGTCATCTTTGTGGCAAGCGCGTGCGCAGGTCATTGAAGTATCCACATCCTAAGTCACCGTCTCTTGATCATATTGTTCCTCTTAGCTGGAGGAAGGATTCACCGGGTCATGTTTGGGGAAATGTGGCACTTGCCCACCTTCGCTGCAACCAAAGCAAAGGTGCAAGATTTGCAGGTAGCACAAAGCCAGCCCCACGAAGGCCAGGTCTTGTCACTGTAACTCCGCTATGGAAGTTCCGACTGACTGCATTTGCAATCGCTGGGCTCTTGTATTATTTCAGTGCTCCAGCGGTTATATTGACGATGTCTGCACTAGTGTGTATACTGTCAGTAGTACCGCAAAGAAAAGTCCGTCGTCGTCGTAGACGAGCCTGGTGGAAGCTCTGATTTCACCACTTTCCCCGTTAGTGGCAATGGCAAACACACTTCTCTCGTAAAGAAGAAATGCCGGTTCGATTCCGGCACGGGGATCTGTCTATTTTGGAGGATCTATGCCTGCGACTGGTAAAAGCGGGAATGAGCGCAACGCACGAGGACTCTGTTACACAAAGTATTGCGATAGGAAGAATCTCAGTGAAGCCATCTTCTGTGGCAAGAAGGTTCTGTTCTGTCCGCAATGCAAGGAAGCTAAGAAGTATATGAAGTGACTCTCAGAGAGCGAATACTTGTGCTTTCATTCTTCATCCTGACGATCCTGTCATTGATCATCTTTATTGTGTGGATGACTCCGTTGACAGGTCTTCTTGCTTTGATGATGAGCATGATTTCTTTCCTATTCATACTTCACTACGGGAAACCACTATGACACGATGCGAACAAATCATCCGAGAGTGTATGATCGCTTGCGGATGGCAAGCCCATGAAGCTGACACAGCAATTGAAGACCTCAAGCGAGAGGCAATCGAGTCAGATCAGGCATGGCAGCAAGAAACCCAGAATCTACACAGCGCGATAGATGATGCAGTAGAAGCCCTACACACCACTCTCTACAATTTGAGAAATGCGTGATAGACTAGATTCATGTGGTCAGATTTTCATAAATACAGTCGGCTGGCGAGAGAGGGAGTCGTCCCGGCGCTAGAATGTCCAGACTGTCAGAACAACTTAATAGTTCGCACTAAGTTTGATGCATCTTCCGACCTATATCTCTGGTGTGCAGTTGATGACAAGTACATCAAACCAGGATTAGAGATGCATCATCAAATCAAATCTGCGATCAAGGAGGTGGAGCGTGCTAGAGCAGAAGCTGGAAGAGATTCTGGAATGGTTGCTAACTCTCTCCTTGGCAGTCAAGGAGAACCATTGGAATCTCCGAGGTAAGGAGTTTTTCTATCTTCACAAGGAGCTAGATGAACTTCACAACGATATTACAGAATACGCCGATACTCTCGCAGAGAGAGCGCGTGCAAGAGAGATGTATCTTGCACCGAAGGTCGCCTATGAATTCTCAGGCGAATCAGTCTCATATCTGCAAGCAGTAAACGGAGTCAAGTCTTCTCTTGAGAGCTTGACAATGGTTCTCTCAGGTGCTATCTTTAATATTACCGACGACCTCGCTACGCAAGATGTACTCATCGAAATTAAGCGCGGCGTCGATAAGTGGCTTTGGATGTTTACAGAGTCATCAAGATAAACAACTGAATAGCAGGGCACCCAAAAGGGTGCCCTGCCTTTTGTCTATAAGGAGACCAATGAAAAAGCCCGACTTCCAGCGTCTTATGGATTGGCGTGGCGCAGTTTCATTCGGATCAGTGCTGATCGTTGCTCTCGCTTTGAGTTGGTGGAGCCTATATTCAATGGCTGTGGAATTCTACGGAGTTCCCAAGGAACTGGCTTTCGGAGTGAGTATTGCATTCGACGGTGCTGCTTTGTTTGTCGCTGACCTTGCATCCAAGTACGCTCGAACAGAAGATAGTGGTCTAGCTCCGAAGCTGGCCACATACGCCTTTGTTGGAACCTCTGTATACCTGAACGTAGAGCACGCAGCGCTGCTTAACTATGGGACTCCTGGAAAAGTTCTTTTCGGTGCCCCTCCAGTTATCGCAGGCGTATTGTTCGAATTGTACCTGCGCTTTGTGCACCGTTCAGAGATGCGAGCCAACGGACTGGTCGCCAAGCGAATGCCAGTCTTCGGAAAGGTAAGCTGGATGATCTTCCCTGGGAAGACATTCAAGGGATTCAAGAACGTCGTGTTCTTCCGGCTCAATGAAGTCGTGACAAACGTGACAGGTGAAAGTCTGTCACGCAAGCGTGACAAGCCGGTGACACCTAAGAAGATGTCACAAAATAAGCGTGACAAAACAGATGACAAAATCGTGACAAAGCCTGTCATGACAAAGGGTGACACGGCTGTCAAGGAAGAAGTATCTGTCACGCCTATCGTGACAAAGATGACAGAAATTCCACGCCGTGACGTGACAGATGACAAGCAAAAGAGCGTGTCACGCCTGGTCAAGGAGCTATGGGATGACGGAACTCGTGACAAAGCTGAGCTAAGAAAGATCATCAGTGACATCAAGGGTCGTGACATTCCGGCCAATACGATCACGGTTGCTCTGTCACGAATGTCACCTTGACACGTGACAGAAGGTGTGACACTCTAGTGACATACGAGATGACGAACTAGAGTGTCACACTGGAGGAATAATGGCGGTACCTAGACCAAAGAATGCACGCGAAGCTAATCGAATACTTGAGGCTGCTCAGAAGTCTTACATGCGTGCTCGTAAGGAAAAGAACCACGCAGAGGCTACTAAGCAGTCAGACATAATCAAGGCAATGCATGATTGGTTGGTAGAAAATGGCTGAGCTAGGCATGAGACGTGCGCTGAATAGTCTTAGAGAGCAGCGCAGAGATGCGGCCCGAGCAATGGATAAGGCAAAGCGGGCCGGTGATCAGGTAGGCGCTAAGCGCGCCGAAAGAGAAGTAAGACGACTAGATGCAGAGATTGCGAATCTAAGTGGATAGACAAGAAGCTCTAGAAATACTCGACTGCTTCCTCTTTGAAGACATCATAAATAACCGAAACCCATATGAAGAACGATGCAAGATCACCTATACTGGAGATCATTTCGCAGTTCTTGATACCGAAACGGGCGAGGTTCATAAGTTCAAAATGCAATTCGTGGAGTCCGACCTGTCAGAAGAGAGCTGGAATCAGATCTTTGAAGATCAGGAATGGGACTGGTATATCAACAGAGAATGGGAAAATGACGAAGATTGACGACGCTAGTGCAACGATTCGTTGCCTTGACAAGGGTTATGTAAGACTGGTTGATAGTCTTGGTAATGATTTGTCTATCGTCAATGCTGCGCGTGTATCCTATGCAAAGGAGTCAGATGACTTTTCCGACAAGGACGACAGACTGCTAAAGTTCCTTGTCCGGGAGGGTCATCTTTCCCCGTTTAGGCATGCAGCATTGACATTTGAGGTATACGCGCCACTATTCGTGGCGCGTCAGTGGTGGAAGTATGCTGTAGCATCTAGCCACCTGGAAGATCAAACTGGATGGAATGAGTCTTCTCGCAGATACATTACCGAGGAGCCGGAATTCCATGTTCCAGAAGAATACGAATGGCGCTCAAAGCCAGCTAATTCAAAGCAGGGAAGTGGGGATAATTTCCCTGCAAACAGCCCCGGTGAAGATTTGGACGCTGCTTATGGCGATTACTGGACGGCAGTTCTAGAGGCTCACGTAGAAGATAGCGAAAAGATCTATAACGAAGCACTCAAGGCTGGCATTGCTCCAGAGCAGGCTAGACTATTTCTTCCTGCATATGGAATGTTTGTCCGGTGGCGCTGGACAACTTCTCTAGCTGCCGTTGCTCATTTCCTTGCAGAACGCCTAGAGCATGATGCGCAGTATGAGATCCAGCAGTATGCTCTAGCTGTCAATGATCTGACGAAGACAGTATTTCCAAGAACATTGGAGGCGCTAAATGCAAAATGAGCCCGGCGAAGAGAAGGATGTCTTTGACCAAGACTCATATGAAGTAGTAAGCACCATTATGCTCCTGAGACTCTATGACGTAATGATGTGTGTAGCAAGAGGAGTAAACCCAGAAGAAGCCGTAAAGCTTCTCGCTCTGCATAAGCAAGGCAAAATTGCTGGGCCTCCTCCAAGCTGGGATATGAGCGACACCGATGACTCACAAGATTGATAATGTTGTAGGTTATCAAATGTACCGAGCCTTCTGCGTAAGCTATGAAGGATTGCAGCTAGCGGAAGCAGGTTTGCCAGGCTGTCTGCATTGCGGAAATGAACCTACAACTATAATGGTCACCCCGGATTGTTTTAATTGTGAGTGCGACGCTCATGCCCGTTTCGAGCCATGCATGCATGTAGTCGGATTCGAATTGTGGAGAGACTGAACCGTCCCGGCTCAAGATCATCTATTTTCGAATCTGAAATGTTAGTAATTTTTTATCATGTACGATACATGCTTCGCATACCTTTGTAACAATCCAATTAGTGCGCCCATACCCCTTGACATTCTCTCCGGGGAAGGTTCCACGAGGCAGGGCAGGCCATTTGAAAACGGCTTTCAAAAGCCGTGTGCGCCCGTGTGAGGGCATGAAAGTGCCCCTAGGTACTCAGACCTAGGGGCTACTCTCAAAGCGTCTCAGACGCCCGTGGGGCGCGTCCAGTTGGCACGTCCACGGTTGGCCTGCGGACCCTGCTTAACCTTGCCACTGTCCTTGATCAGCTTACCGTCCCACATGTGACGATTGTCATACAGGGGAACAAGCACATCGGTAAGGGCATCCTTACCCATGTCCTCGTTGCACTGCCTGCAAAGGGGAAGCATGTTCGCAGCGCAGTACGTGCCACCCGTTGCGTCTGCCTCACAGTGACCCAGGTTCAGCGTGTCCATGTTCCGGGGTGCACCCCCCACGTACGCATTCTCACCACACCCCACACACACAGCGTAGGTCTCACCGTCCGAGTGTCCCGTAAGGCTAGCCAGGTACAGGACCGTAGCGAGCAACTGACGACGGTACGCGCTACCCGCAGTGCGGTCGTTGTCCCTGCACTGGTGAGTGTTGCTGTCGTGGGCGGTAACCGGGGCGGTGGTGGTGATCATGTCGCTGTCTCCCTTGTCTCTGTCGTTGTACCTACAGACTACCCCACCACGCACGGGAAAACCCCTGAATCCGAGGTTTTTAGGTAACGGCTTGGTAAAGAATCCGCGACCGGGGCGGCCGGACAAATCGGACATACCGGTACATAGGGGTACATATAGGGCGTATGGTACATAGGGTACATACCATACCATATGGGTACACAGTGGGCATGCATCACATAGGGGGCATTCCTCTTTAAGAGGGCATTACGGAATTCCCGGACAAATCCCCCGCGCGTGTACGAAAGCGTACAAAAATTTCCCGGAGGATCTAGGTTGTGCGTAGCGTAGGGGCTGTGTATACTGGTACTACACCAAGACGGAAGGGACTGATCAACTTGACCACTCTCGAACTTCTGGAGCGGGCCGTCTCTGAGGGATGGGTCTCTGTGGACACCCTGCCCGTATCTACCGTACAGGACGACATGCGTACGGTGGACATGGACGAGACCGACTACCCGCACGTTTCCGAACTGGCGTAACTCAATATGGGGGATATCCGAAAGGGTATCCCCCATTAGGGGTAGAAAGGGAAAGCGATGTTCAGGAATAAGGCAAAAGCCGTTCGTACGCATTCGCTTACCCTCAAGCTCGAAAAGAATGGCCTGTTTTCCGAAACGGGCGTAATTTCTTCGGGAAACCTCGAAATCCTTCTGAAAAAGTACAACGAGGGCGGATTTCGCCCGGTGGAAGCAAAACATTCCGTATATTGCCATTGTGGCAAAGGAAAGGGTGAAACATATGTCTGCTGAGCGCATGCAAATCCTTCTTGAGGGAATGCGTGAACTGGCCGCAAAGGCTCAGAGGATGCCCATCAATAACGAAACTCTCGCTGCTGGAATGGCTTTGGCCGAGCAGTTCGAGGAATTCGACCTTCTGATTGCCGAAAGCGGTCACCTTCCCGGCGATTGGAAGTGATTTCGTGTCTCAACTCTCCTTGAATCAATTCATTCTCGATACCATCGCAGAATGGATGCGTGACAACAAGGGTCAGCGTTATGGGCAATTCGTATTCAATCGAGTTGCCTTGCACCGGCCCGAGATCGGAAGTGCGTTGACGGGCACAATCCATGATCCGTTCTACGCAAACGACAACAACGATCCGCGAATTCACCGATTCTGGGCCAAAGTGGACGAACTCTGGTGACCTTGAATAAATTCGCTTAGATTTTCACCCCTGTGTTTCTTAGGTATATGCACGAAAAACCTTCGAATCATAGGGGTGATTTTCTGACTAAAAAGTTAGCCGCCCCGGCTAGATGACTAAAAATCTGTGTAGACATCTAGAGACTAAAAAATCGGCTCAGGCGTTGCGCTACTGGCAATCTGACTGCTAGACTACAGACATGCAAAGAGGACAGATTCTCAAGGCGAAGAAGCCCGACCCCAACTGTCGCATCGAGATCATCGACGTGATGGAAAAGGAGGTGTATGTCGTCATTCACCTGATGAACGACCACTGCACCACCATGATGACTCCGCCGCACATGCTCGATCTGTTCTTGGAGCCGGGCGACTCCATTCGTTGCGTTTGTGGGAGGTTCGGATGATCTTCATCTCTGAGGGTGAAGTCTACGTTCAGCGAGAAAAGCAGATCGGCCACGAAGAGACTTTCCTCTATGTGGAAGTCGTAGACGAGTGGATCAAGGTGGGTCATCACAATCCTCGTGAATGCCTGCGCGCCGTCTACCCTCGTTCTACCATGCAGCGTGCATTCAAGAAGGTAGACCGAGTGCCGAACGACTGTGCATGTCAAGGTCAATTCCTCTGGCGGTAACGTCAGGCCCTTCGGGGCCGCCCCGGCTAAATTGGAGATCTGTTGCCACCGGCCCGATACTCTGCTAGACTCATCCCTATGAAGACGCCGAAGGTTCGCAAGCCCAAGCCGTTCTACGCCAACATCTACCTCGAAGATCTCGCGTGTGGTGGTCCGGAGGAGGGTGGTTGGTACTACAACTACCGTGAGCCCTGTGTGTCCGTCAAGGTTCGTTCTCGTCGTGAGGCTGAGACTGTTCTCAAGCGACTGACCAAGAAGCGTTACAGCAACAACGGACGTAAGGCCATTTGGTCCGTCAACAGCACCGGCCGCTACCTCGACCGTATCGAGCGTAAGCCTGCCGAGCGTGAGTCTGACTATTCTCCCTGGGAGTAACCGGCTAGCGCCCTTCGGGGCGCGAACCGCCCCGGCCAAAAAATCTTGAAAATCGGCCCTCAGAACAGTTGGACACAGCCCGCTAGACTCTGCTAAGCTTAGTACATCGAAGGGGGCAAGAAGTCCCCTAAGACGAAGGGAAACCTCATGGAGCGCATCGAGATCGTTCAGCAGGTCGGCAACTACTTCCCCGACACCAAGATCGCTGACGCTCTCCGCTTCGCGGGTGACATCGACCGTGGCTTCCGTCGTCAGATGGAGGACGCCAAGTACAAGGCCGAGGACGAGAAGTACGCCTACGGCCAGGAGCGCTACGACGCGGGTGTGGAGGCGGGCAAGAACTCCGTTCGTGCCGCTTTCGACCCGAAGGTGGTGGAGGCGACGGCATGGGCCATCGTGAACTTCACCGAGCGTGACCTCACCCGCAAGATCACCTGCATCAAGGTTCTGCGTGACAAGTTCCGTCCGCTGGGTCTCATCGAGGCCAAGGCGATCATGGACATGATCAAGCCGGTCGGCACCACGGACCAGCTTGACTGGCCGAAGATCGAGGATGCCGAGAAGGACAGCCCGAAGCCGGAACCCGAGCTGGCCACTCAGTCCGCCCTCACCGCGCTGCGTGAGAAGCTGACGACGAACGACGTGGCCCGCGAGTCCATCGAGTCGTCCGAAGAATCCTTCCAGGGATCTTGCCCGTGCGGATGTGGCATGAACGGCTGATCAAAACCAACGGCCCCTTCGGGGGCCGTTTGGCCGCCCCGGCTCTTTTGAGAATGTGTTGCAATCTGGCCCGGTGTCATGTAGACTCGTCTTAACGAAGGGGAGAGATCATGACGATGCCTCTCAGCTACAGGATTCGCAAGTATCTGCAAAGCAACTTCGGTAAGCTCCGTAAGGGTGACAGGGTCGTAGTCGTCAACAGTTGGGCTCAGCTCTACTTGAACGAGGGCCTTGAGATTGACGGCAAGATCGCGTACACTGGAACGGTACAGAACGTTGTGTACAACTCGGTAACGGTCCTTGTGGATCACGGGTTCTACCGCAACGCTGAGATCGTCAGCAGTCCGCACACGTTCGATGAACTGCGTGACAACGTTCACCGCATCTGATAGACTCTAGTAACACCGAACGAAAGGCAAAACAATGGCCGTTCTCATGGGCGAGGTTTCCGTCAAGCGCGCTGGTGTCGTCATCACGATGGCCACCGTCTACGGAGTCGAGTTCGAGTACCGTGTCAACGAGCGTACCGGTAAGGTCTACGTGGAGGCTGCGGGTACTGCTGAGAAGCTGTCCGCTCTCCACCGCGCCGCTCCGTTCCGGGTGACCAAGGTTCTGCCGGGCTACGAGGTCAAGGCCAAGTCCTACGACTTCGGCAAGAGCATGGGTCTCGGCAAGAAGCCTGTTCTGTGAGTCATCTGGCCCCTTCGGGGGCCATTTGGCCGCCCCGGCTAATTTGCTAGAGGGCTTGTGCTCCGTCCCTTGTATGTGTTAGACTCGTCTTACACCGAGCGAGAGGAACGTAAATGTTCTCCACGATGCACCAGATCGTTCAGGCGTCCCGCGAGTTCAACTCCACCGCCCGACACTGGTTCACGAAGGGATCGATGGAGTTCTTCAACACGGAACTCCAGCCGAACGTTTTCCCCGTAGGCCAGCGAGGAGCGATCTTCGTTACCTCCGAGTACCGCTCGGACCCGGAAGACAAGGCGTATAGCCTCCGCTACGCTTCCCGCAACGAAGATGGGGCGTTCACCGTTTCCACTCTTGACGGATTCGGTGACTACGAATCTCTGGAGAATGCCGAAGACGCTGCCGACGCTTACGTGCGGTTCTACCGTGAGGTCATGAACATCCGAGACTGATAAGGCTGCGCCCTTCGGGGCGCAAGCCGCCCCGGCGAAAAGATCTTGAAGATCTATGTTGCGCTTCCCTCCCACCTCTGTATATACTAGAGACACAACGAAGGGAACGAAATGCGAGAAGATCTTCGTAGGCTGCGGAACGAGCGGTACATGGCGCAGAACAAGCGCGTCAAGGAAATCAAGAAGCTCGGTGAGATCAAGAGGCAGCGTGCAGAGCGCTACCGCAACCACCGCGACATCTTCGACTACGATCCCCTTGAGTGGGTCTGATAAAGATCGTCGGGTGTGCAGGACTACTAGTTCTCATACCTTTCCTGATCGGCCTACTTATGCTAGGCTTGTGGACAGCAAAGACCGTGCTCTTCGCCTTTCTCTAGGAGTGACATGTACAACGTCAAGGGTGTCATCAGCGTCGAGGGTGTCTCCGGTTTCGTCGCCGCGCTGCTCATGCTGGTCAATCTCGGTCTCGGCGTGCTGGGCATCATGATCTTCGGTGCTCTGCTTCACATTGGCTGGAACTGGATCTAATCGCGCCGGGCCGCCTTCGGGCGGCCTAGCCGCCCCGGCCAAAAAATCTTGATGAGTTGAGTTGACTCCCCATCACATCATCCGTTAGACTATAACTACCAACAGGGCGAGAAACCTTGGAGTAGATATGCCCATGGTCAACGTGGAAAAGCTGTGGCACGACGCGATCTTCGGAGACGCCTCCGATTCCCGTACGGGCAACTACGGTTCCCGTTACATGGATGACAAGGAAGCGTGCATGCTCGCCAAGTTCGATGAACTTCCCCGATCTTTCATCGAGAGCATCGAGAAGGATGGCATCCAGACGCCCATCGTTTACAGCCCTGAGCGTAACCGTGTGACCAACGGTCATCACCGGCTGCTCGTTGCGTACCTGCTGGGGATCAAGGAAATCGAGTACATTCACCCCACCGAAACCAACAACGGTTGGGAGTTGGAAAGGGAGGCAGCGCGCAAGGGTCTTCCCATGGGTCGTCGGTAGAGCGGCGGGGCTTCGGCCCCGCTAGCCGCCCCGGTTCGGGGTTGTAATCCTGACTCTGTTCATGTAGACTAGAGCTATCAACGAGGCCGGGAGGCAAAGTGGAAAACACTCAGGTTATCGTTCGCTTCAAGAACCGTGAGCAGATGGTCACCTTCCGTGCCAAGGGTACTGTGCAGGAGGTGCAGGACAAGCTTCGCACTAATTTCAGCCTCATCGAAGATCTCCATGGCGGTGTTCATGTGATCAACTTCGAGAACATCGATCACATTCATCTTGTTCGGGCACTCTGACAGGCGGCGGGCGAAAGCCCGCTAGCCGCCCCGGCGAAAAGATCTTCGCGGACTGTGTTGCATCCGGTCCCCTTTCCTTGCTATAGTAGAGACATCAAAGAGGGACACTCCCTCTAAGAGAGGAAAACATGGACGCCATGGACGTTTTGAAGATCTTCCTCGACAACGGTGTGGAGATGGGCTTCACGCAGGCCATGGAGGTTGCCGACCGGATCAAGGGTTACCACGACGTGTCCATGCGGGCCAACGCCAACGACGTTTACGCGGAGGCGTACAAGAAGGGTGTGGCGGACGGCAAGATCAAGGCGCAGAACGAGGGTCTGACCCTCTCCCGTCCGGAGATCATCCGTCTGCGTGGCATCGAGGACTTCGCCTTTGACAGGGCGCGTGAGGCCGCTGAGAGGGTTGTCAGCGAGGTCGGTCGAGACTCCAAGATCCGCTGCATTCAGAAGCTCCGCACGGAATTCCCGTTCCTCAGCATCAAGGAGGGCAAGGAGATCATCGAGACGGAGTTGAACCGTCTCACCGCGCTGGAGTCCTACAACTACGACGATGACGACTACGACTACGGTTGTGGCATGGACTGTTCCATCTGCGGCTGATAGCTGCGCCCTTCGGGGCGCAAGCCGCCCCGGTCAAAAGATCATGGTCAGAACCTGTTGTACATCGTTGCTTACGTCTGTTAGACTAGAGACATCGAAAGGGAGGGAAAACCTCCCGGAGAGGTGGTTCTGATGACCGTTAAGCTGGAGAAGATCACGGACGAGCGTACCGGCGTCATCCGTAAGGGCTGGCTGGAGAACATCTGGACGATGCCCGAAACGTCTCCGGACGAGCACCTGGACGACATGGAAATTCTCGTGGACTGCGAGTAGACAAACCAAGTTCCATCCGCTAGACTAAGAACACACCACGACGAAAGGCTCCAAAATGAAGGCTCTCGCCATCGCCAAGGTCATCGCCGAGACCCCCATGACCGCCACCGTGCGTGTCGCTCTCGTCCGGAACATCACCGCTGAGATGACCGACAACATGGCCAGTGAGTTCGAGACCATCGCGCTCGGCCTGGACGACTTCGAGGTTGCCCCCAAGTGATCTAAAGCCAACGGCCCCTTCGGGGGCCGTTCGGCCGGGGCGGTCAAAAGATCTTGATCCAAGCATGTTGATTCTCCCTCTTACGTCTGCTAGGATGAATCCATGGGACTCAAGCGAACCAACGACCGTAAGACCACCGTCCGAGCGAACACTGCGGGTAAGCAGTCGCTCATCAAAAACGCATTCTCTCTGCCGTCTGGCACTGCGTTTTCCTGCCCCGGTGCTACTAAGGTCTGTGAGACTATCTGCTATGCGGGTAGGATCGAAAAGCAGTATCCGGCATTCCTCGCGGTTGCCATGCACAACTGGGAATTGCTCAAGGATGCATCCCTTGACAAGATGATCGATCTCCTGAGTGAGATGATCTCTGAATTCAAGAGTGAGTGCGAAAAGCACAATGTCCCGAAGCTTTTCCGCTGGCATGCGGATGGTGACATTTTCTCCGCTACTTATGCGGAAGCAATTGAGGCTGTCTGCCTCGAATTCCCTGACGTGCATTTCTGGATCTACACTCGTTCATTCGAGTATGTGGGATTCATCACGTCAATCCCTAACCTGTCTGTCTACCTTAGTGTAGACAAGGAAAACCTTAACGCCGGGCTCCTTTGCGCGGCTGACAATCCCGGTGTCAAAATGGCATATCTGGGAGAAACCTTCAACGAAGGTAAAGAGATCTTCGAAATGCTGACTGGTGTTCCCGGTGGGAAGTGTCCCGAGAATGCTAAGCAGATTCCTCTGATTACCGAAAAGGGTGGTGCGTGTGTAACGTGTGGCCTTTGTATCTTCGGTAAGGCCGATATCCGGTTCTCTCGCACTAAGAAATAGTGCGGGCCTTCGGGCCGGGGCGGCGAGACAAATCGGACAAATTTTATGTTGCCCTCGCGCCCTTGCTCTGTTATGCTTAAGGTACAACGAAGGACAACGGAAGGAACCAAATGCAGACTCGTCGTGAGTACGCCGCCACTCTCGGTCTTGCCAAGCTCGGTGTTCGTGGCCGTATGAGCCGTGAGGCTTACGCTGCCATCGAGGCTGCTGAGGCTGCGGGTACCGTCTTCGCTGACACGGGCGTGGTCCGTACCAAAAAGCCCGCTGCTGTCAAGGCCGGTGCCTATGACGCTAAGAAGGTTCGTGCGTGGGCTAAGGCCAACGGTATCGAGGTCAACGCGCGTGGCCGTATCTCCGGTGAGATCCTGGAGGCGTACGCAAAGGCCAATCCGGATGTCAAGGCTGAGGCCGTATCCGGTGTGAAGGTTTCCACCGGTAAGGACGTTCGCCCGGCCGCGCCCGCGACGCGCGGACCCAACACCGAATACCTCGCGGTTGACCGTAAGGGCAAGGTGTGGCGCTTCAATGAGCGTGAGGCGTGCAAGTGCGGTTACAGCCTGTCCCACTGCTCTTGCGGTAGCCCGGTGGTGCTGGGTCTTGACGTAGAGGTCAAGGTCAAGTAAGGTAGACCTATGGCCAACGTGATGCTCGAAATCGAGCCCAATGGAGATGATCAGGAAGATCAGGCGTGGAGCATGATCCAAGCTCTCGGCCCCTTCCTGGCAACGGTACTCGGTATGTCTGTCAGCGTAACTGACGGATATGGGAATACGCAAGACTTCGAACCCAAGTAAAGGCTACGGCCCCCGAAAGGGGGCCGTTCCATTGGAGGCGTAATGGCACGCAATGGTGACATCTTTCGGCAGGCAGAGGTTTCGGTAATTGCTCCTGATGTCTATCAGGGTGCTCGCACTACGTCTACACGGCGGAGCGCGGCGGAGAAGGATGCCGATAAGATTCTCTCTGTACTCGATAAGCGTACATTCAACGCCCACACCCTTGCGTATTTGATGTGTAGCCAGCATGAGGAATTGCAAAAGCCTCTGTTTGATCTGGCTATCGGAATCATTAACGCAATGGCTGCCAAGGAAGCTGCGGGCACTACGCGCAATGACGACGAATACAACCGAGCTTCTGTGTGCCGGTTCATCATCGAACAGATGATCATTCGTATGGGCACTTGACAGAGCGGCCTTCGGGCCGCCCCGGTCAAAAGATCATGGTCAGTCATGTTGCGATCTCTGCTGACACTACGTTAGACTAGGATTACCAACCAGGGAAACCTAGGAGGAAACGTGATCGTTTACCGTGTTGCCCTTCCCCCGACGCATGAGGGCAACCGTACGGGTAAGTGGGCCGGTCCGTATCGAGAGGGTTTCGACTCTTTCGACCCGCAGGTGAAGTCCGTTTCCAACCGTCTGTGCCGTGAGCACGTGGACGAGACGCACCCCACGCCGTGGACCGATGTGCCGGGTGGTATCATGCCCAATGAGTTCTGTGTGCTCACGTCTCCTGAGCAGGTGGCCGAGTGGTTCGATGACTTCGGCTATGACCTGGACGACGCGGGTTACATGGTTGTCGCCTACGACACTCAGTCTGAGGTGAGGCCCGGTACCTACCAGTCTGTGGCGGCGGTGACGGATTCCGAGATTATCGGAACGTTTGAGCCTCTGGGGATGATTCCCTAATTGGCGGTGGCCCCTTCGGGGGCCACAAGCCGCCCCGGCGAAATGATCTCCCTTGAATCATGTGGACACATCCGCCTAGACTCTGTTAGACTTGAGCTATCAGCAAGGGGGAAGGCGAAAGCCCGAAGCCTTGGATGATCTGTTCTTGATCAACTCAACAGTGTGCTCTCTGACTACTTTGACAAGTAGTCCCCGTGCAAGTAAGCTAGAAGAAACACCTACACTAGGAGCAAAAATGCACGGTCTCGAAATCGGTTCCCGTGGTCAGGTCGCGTTCGCCTCTCGTCTGGAGCCCGCGTGGCACCAGCTTGGCACCGTCTTTGACGGGGAACTCACCACCTCTGAGATGCTGCGACTCGCCCACCTCTCCGACTGGAACGTTCGGCTGGAGCTGCTGGAGCGTAAGGGTCGCACCAAGAAGAGTGCCTTCGAGGTGATCCGTACCAACCCGTTCGATGGTGAGGCTGACAGCCTTGGTATCGTCGCGGAGCGGTATAAGGTCGTCCAGAATGAGGAACTGTTCGCCTTCGGTGACGGCATCCTCGCGGGTGGTGGAACGTGGGAGACTGCCGGTTCTATCAAGGACGGTACGCAGGTCTTCGGATCTCTGCGCATCGGTCGTGAGGTGCTGGTGGGCGACGACGATGTCACGAACATGTATCTGCTCGTGAACACCTCCCATGACGGTTCTCTCGCGGTGCAGGCGAGCGTCACTCCGGTCCGTGTCGTGTGTCAGAACACCCTGAACTTCGCACTCCGTAACGGTGTGAAGCAGAGTTTCAAGATGCGCCACACTCAGACCATCGAGGGTCGCATGGCTGCCGCGCGTGAGGCACTGAACATCACCTTCGCTTACGCCGACGAGTTCGAGCGTGAGATGAACGAGCTGTTCCGCGTGCAGTGCACGAAGGACAAGTTCGATGAGATGTTCGCTGCGATCTACGGTGAGCGTCCGAAGGAGAACGTCAAGGGGTCCCAGGTCAAGTGGGACAACAAGCGCGATCTTCACATGGGCATCTTCACTGACACGGGCGACGGTCCCAAGACCACTCAGTCTCTGGCCGGTACCATGGCCGGTGCGCTGAATGCCTTCACCGAGTTCAAGGACTGGTACCGTATGCCGCGTAAGGGTGAGGTGGACAACCTGTTCGCCGCCGCTTCCGGATTCGACCCGGTCACCAACACCGAGAAGAACAAGATCCGTAAGGTTGTCCTGGGTTACTCCCTGGCTGCCTGAGTCAACGGCCCCCGCTTCGGCGGGGGCTTTTGGCCGCCCCGGTTATTTTGGCCCGGTGGTAGACATGTCCCTTGTACTCTGTTAGACTAGTATCAACGAAGGGACAGAACATGACTGTGACTGTAACCGTGATCGTTCTCGAAGAAGGTGTCCGAAGGGAGCTGGAGTTCACAGGCATCATGTCCAATGGGGTTGAGTTCAATCCCAAGACTGGCACTCTCACTCTGTGGGAGGAGAAGGGAAAGCTTCTCAATTCTCGCTGGGTCGTGCCGTTCGTCTCGCACTACAACGTCACTGACGAATTGCAGTGGTGATTGACACTGAGCGATGACCTTGTTACACTATTGTAGTGAGGTCATAAGGTGTGTTCCTGGGTCCCCTATCAGTCCATTCGGGCGAGGGGTTAAATAGCAGATGGTCGGCTGCAACCCAGGGACCTTTCAATTCAATCTGGAGGAATTGTGGAATACACCGGATACTGCAAGCACTGTGGCACCACCGTTATTTGGCTGGGATTCTGGGTGCACGTTCTCGACGGAGAGAACACGGCTTCTTCTGTCTGCATGAAGCCCGAAAAGGCGTGAGCCGCCCCGGTTCATTGCTTAGCCTAACTAACACGATGACTATACATCTAGATTTTGATTTGTCCCACATGTCCGAGTTTTCGCCCTTTACGAATGGGCCTAAAATTCCCGGAAGATCTGACAAAGATCATCGGAGCGCATTTATGAATGGCTCTAAAATCTGCGGAAGATTCTGATTGTTAGTTCGGTCTGTCTTATATAAGACATGCAACAAAGCCTGCCGTCTTTATTGGCAGGCTTCTTCTGTTTTCCGATATAAGACATAGGACAAGGAGAGATTGTTGGCCGGTGGCATTGGGTGTCCTTGTACTATATAAGACATAGAACAACAACCAATACTCCACCGGGTCAATTCTACATATAAGACACAGCACAATCAATCTGTCTTGGCTGAGTATCCAGGCTGCATAGCCATGGCTGCATACTTTGGCTGTCATAGTAGGCTGCTTTACGAATGGCTGCTAAATTCCTGGGAATCTAAGGCTAAATAGTCAGTCTGACCTATGATTCTAAGGTCTATCTGGCATGCCCTTTACGAATGAGTGCAAAAACTCCCGGAAATACTGTGTTTTCAAAGGATTTGGGCCAATTATTGGCAGATTTTGCAGGTTTTGGGGCTATTTTTGCTGGTTTTTAGAGGCCGTCTGAGCCCTTGAATCGATACTTTATTAGGCTGGCTGGCTATGTTGGCTGTGATTCTAAGGCCGGAACCCCCTTCTGACTTTAGAATCTAATGTGTGGCTTACGATTCGCCTTCGATTTCCTGCAC